GCATCTCTTCCAACTAGCTTAAATCCAGGATTTTCAGCTAGACGACCACTACCAGTTTTTAGAAACTTTACGCCTGAATCAATAACTTCGGACATGGTTACATTCTTTCTTTGTTATACCTGCTTAGATCTTAAGCAGGTCTGCGGTTTCTTGAACAACTGGAGCTGCGGCTTCGTCGGCAGTGACAATTCTAGCAGCAACACTAGCAGCTTCTGATCGAGCATCCTTGGCAACATCAGTTGCCGCAGACAGCGCACCTACACGCTCCTTGAATCGTGTAAAGGTACCTTCAAGGATTTCCTTCTTGGTAGTGATTACATCAGTCCAGCTCTGTAGAGAAGCCAAGCTGTCGTCAATTTCACGAACACGCTGCTCTTCGCTCATTGCACCACGGATAGACTCTTCCTGTGCAATACGGTTAGTAAGTGCATTCATTCTCTTCATGTTGGACTTGGCAATATTTGCACTCTGACCAATAGCAGCAGTTGACAGAGATGTTAGCGTGGTGCTAAGTCCTTCGGCAACTTCCGCCATAGCGTCAGTATGCATAATACGAGTAAGCTCAACTCCTTCAGCATTGTTGCGTTTCAGGTTACCAAGCTTTTCTTGCAGCTCAGTCACTGCACTGGTGGTCTGCAGAGTATTGCCCTTTTCTTTTTCAAAGGTTTCAATATATGCATCCAAATCCTTAAGCTTCTTGGCACGAATTTGCTTTTCAACTGCACCAATAACTTCACCTTCCTTGGGCAGCAGTGCTTCGCGTCGCTCACGAAGCTTGTCAGTTGCAATGTTACATGCGTCAGTCATGGTAGCATAAATCAATCCAAGCACTTCGCTGGCATCAACCATCTTCAAGATAGATGATTCGTCATTGGACAGTAGGTTACGCATGTTGCCAACCCGAGCCTTGTTCTCATCAATGAATTCAAGAGCAGAGGTAAACAGTTCTTCCTGCTGACTCCTAACATCAGTGTCCGAAAGGTCTAGGAACTTGGCAACAACTTCCTTAGATTCCACCAATTCAGCATCAAGTTCAGACTGCGGAACATTGGCCGTAGCCTTTGACAGCTCGTCCTTGAGTCTGGACAGATTAATCTGAATGTTTGCAAGTTCATCGTTATTAAGTGCCATTTGCTTGACAGACGCTGAACGAATATTACCAAGCCAGTTCCTGTCCTGTTCAAGCACAACATTATGCCTGTTAATTTCCTCTGCGCGATTAACAGCAGTGTTAATCTGATTTTCTAGATCTGCACGAGTCTTGCGAGCTTCGTCAATCAGTGCTTGGTCACGCTTGATTTCCTTAAATGCATCATAGGCCTTGTCAGTAACCGATAGCTTATAGATAGCACTCAGTACATCTGTAACAGGCTTCAGCTTGACTTCAAATTGCAACATCTTTTCGTTTAGATCTTTTAGGCTACGCTGAAGTTCAACCTGCGTTTCAGACTGCTGAACCTTGATCATTGCCTGTGCAAGAGCAACACGCTGAGCAGCAGCATAGGACTTAACCTGCTCGAACTGCTTCATTACTGCACGAGCTTCAGTCTCAGTCTGCGGCGCAGCAAAGATTGCTGCTAGAGCAGCAGGCTTCTGCTCATCCTTAATCTCAGTGCTATATACAGCTTGATAAACTGGATTTGCCTTAATTTCAGCAAAAGGATCTGCCTTGGCAGTTGCGGCAGTCGCAGTGCTTGCGGCTCTAGCAGCGGCGGCACGCTGTAGCAGTGAATTCTGAGATTTGGTTTGAGCTTGAGGAGCAGATGATGTCGCCATGATTAAATCCTTTTTAGTTTATAAAACGTGAATATTGCTGATTTATAATAGCAGAAATTAACAATGTGTCAACTGTGATTTTAACGTTCGTCTTTTATATTAAATAATCTCTAATGCAAATCGAGTAAAACCTTCTTTGGTATAAAAACAAAGACGCCACCCTTTTTCATGATTTTCAAGAACACAATTGTATAGGTCTCGCCATGCTTTATGTATAAAATAAAGTTGTACCATTCCATACGAAGAATCATCAAGTGACTCGTTGTCACAATGCTTCTTCAAATAACCATTGATATAACAGTGAGCATCAATACGAGACTGTGTAGTGAGATTATACCACTCCACAGTCCTATAGTAACTAGCTGATGTCTTCATACCAATTTTCAGCTGAATTAACATTGCTACTTGCACCGGCAGGCAATACAGTGAATCCGGCAACTCGTGCATAATCCAAACTTTCAAAATAACCACACCACGGCGGATTAATTGTCCAGGTTTGGCCATTGTCCTGGCTCAGTACAAGTTTAGAAGTATAGTCGTCACCACTTGATCCTTGCACCCGCTGAAGATTCCAACGGGCAACATCAAGATTTTTATGCACGCTGATCAACTCTACTCGTGCAGCGTCGTCGTGGCCAAAACTATCCCCGGTGCTATAAACAGCATAAACAAGGTAAACCTTTTCTCCAGGAGTTACTTCTCCAGGATAGGTAATTGTAGAATATCCGTAACCGTCAGCTATGGAAATGCTCTCCAGCGTATGCTCGCTGGCAGTGTTATCCCGGTCCCATTCATCGTCGGGATCTCGCTCACGAGTAACCCAGGATCGTGAGTGATAGTTCACAACGAGATCAGTGGTAACAGGCTTTGATGCTGGGGGATTTGTCTTTTTTGCCATGTGACGAACTCCATGTGGTAAGTCCATAGCTTATAACACAACACCGGTGTGCGGTCAACAGATATTGCTAATTCTATCTAAGATTTGTTAGCTATTTTTTTATAGTTACTTACTTTTAGTATCTCTTTAACAACACCAGGCGCGGATAATTGAATAAGATTTGATTCAATATTTACAAATTTAACCTGTGGTTGAGAAAATCCTAGATATTTAAGATGAGTTGAAACTACATATTCTAAATCGAGTATTTCTTCATCGGTTAACGCCTCAACATTTAGATTATAATCAATTCTAGCTATTAAATGGTTGTCAAAATAACCATCGATAAATTCTAAAGATAAAACAGGAATTTTTCCTCTGATTAAATAAGAAAAAGGTGCCAACCATGATGTTGTTGCATTTCCTGCAAAATATAAAAATTGAGGATATTTTACATTGCTTGCTGAGATTTGGTTAAGATATCTAATAGCATGTTGCCTTTTAAGCTCGTCTTTTGGTGGCGCACTGGGAATATCATCATCCTCTGTGGTTTCGTTTAATATACGATCTATTAAATCTCGATAGTATGCCGGGGTATTCATGCTAAATATTCCTGTTACCTGGAGTTATTTATATGAGAATTTACGATTTTTTAATCGAAGCAAACGTGCTTAATACTGAAGAAATTAAAAATTATCTAGTTGATCTAGCAAAAGACATTCCGGACCCATATAAAAAACAATTTGTTAAATCAGCATTTACTGATATCACTAACAATGCTAATTATCATACTCCAGTAAAAGAACTTCCTGACAATGCACCTGCCTGGGCAGAGAAAGCCATGTCAGCAGGAGATTTGGTAAACGCATCAGTTAACAATGAACAAAAAGAACTACTTACTCAAATCATTCATTGGTTAGCAGATATAATTGCCAAATCACAAAGCACAGATACAACCGAAACCGCTGTCGCTGACAAAAGAGATGCGGTTAAACAGCTACAGAGTCTAAACAGAATGAAGCTAGAAGACATGCTTCGCCATGAACGCAGCTGGTTTAGCAGGCAAAAGAATCTAATAAAAGGCGATATCTCAGGTATGGAAAAGGTTGCCGATGTTGGCAATGGCTATGCATGGTTTTTGTTAGTTAGCCAAGATGCATTTAACAGAGAAGGAAAAGCATTACAAAACTGTATTGGATCAAACTATACAGCACAAAATTGCCAGGCAAGCAATACACAGATCTACATATTAAAAAATAAAGCTCTGGAAAGTGTAGTTGCTATGCGTATAGAAAATAATGTCATGCAAGAAGTAAAAGGACATAACAATAGACCACCTGTTGCTGCATACATTCCATATGTAAATAAATTCATTCAATTAAAACATATCCAAGTAGGAGCTGGTGCCGAACGAGATTTAATAGGATCTGGTTATGCATGGAATAGAAAAACCCAGACAATAACACATATAAGTGAAGCATATCCGTATGAATGGGGTCCCGAATTATCAAATAATATGATTTTAGGTAAATGGACTGCATCAGGGGAAAACTACCTAGCAGGATTTACCGGAAATTTATCAATTCCAGAATACGTACACAGAGAAGGAACTCGCTGGGATCTAGTTAGCAAACGTAATACATATCATCCACAGAGAACGTTTTTAATCAGCTATGGTGAAATTCTAGCAATAGGTAATTTACCAAATCCAGACCGTGCTATTTCTCAGCGAGGAATGGAAACAATGGCTTCGCAGTTAAAGGAAGTGTGTCGAGCATTAAATGTTGTTATTAGTCCAAAACTCATCGGCAGCCTTAAAAGACCTGGTTTAAATCGTTTTGGAATTACAGTTGACAATGGAGAAATTAAAACAGACTACGAACTACTCGCAGACGTGAGTGTTATTAACAATCCGGCAAGCATTGCTACAATTCCAGAACCCAGCGAACGTTTACAGAAAGTAGCCGTAACAGAAAATCCAAATACACTGTTGATGATACAAAATCCATCAGAAGCAACTCAAATATTAGCTATGACACAGTCAAAAACAGTTCATAAACTAATGAACGAGTTTGTTGCTGCACGCAACGGCGAAACACCCAGCGAAATTGTACAACTAGCAGCAGTAGAAAATGATGGTACTGCTATTCAAACCTTGGTTGATGCTAGCGAAGCAGTTGAACTAGCAGCAGTAGAAAACGACGGGGATGCAATTATCTATATTGCATACAATCACAGGAAACAGAAAAAACCTGGTCCCCGCACAGAAATTCAAAATGCAGCAGTAACACGAAGTCCGTCAGCTCTAGGATACTTATTTAGGTATCGAATACCAGTTGAAAACTCAACTAAGGTGTTAGCAATCGAAAGCCATCGTGATGACAGCTATGCTCTCAAATTAATTCAAGATGATCTTGAAGAATACAATCAAATGACACCAGAGCTTGAACAACTATTAAAGTCTTAAGTTATTAGATCAGACAATCGGATAGTTTGTCCCTGATCAAGCATGTTAAGCACTCTACGTCCGTTATCTGTGATTCGTAATTGATAGGTTAGAGCTTTTCTATCAGGGTCTCTAACAGTGATTAACCCATATAAAGCAGCAACGCCATCTGCTGCTTTATCTGATGGAAATGTTGGCAAACCTTCAGGGTTATTTCCTAGACCTCGACGATACCATCCACTGCGTCCTTCGCCAGGATGATCATTAACATACTGTAGCATTTTATGAAAATTACTATTTGGCTTAACTGCTTTTCGTGGAAACATCCTTGCAAATGATGATGTTGCAATTGTTCTAAATTCATCACTGATATCTGGCATAGAAAGAATAACCCACGGCGAAACACTGATACCATACTTGATCATTTCATCAGATGGATTTTTAATATATTTCAGTGCATAACCTGTATTTTTCACCGCGGCGAGCTTAACAGCGGTCTCTGGGGTTAGGGATATGTTCAATTGCAGTACCGTCCGTTGATACTGCGGCTAGCTGTACAGCTTCTGAAGGATTATCAAGTAAATTTATATAATGTGGTTGAAGTTTAACCATTGTAACAGTAACAGCTTCGCTGGGATCGATTATATATTGATAATCACTGGGACGAGCAATAATAGCACGAATCTTATGTTGCTCGCTAGGATGTTTACGCATCCAGTCTCGTTTTTGTTGATAGCTTTTAAGATCTTTTATTTGAGGCGGAGCAGGAATATCATCATCGTCTGTTTCTGCCAATATGCGGTTTAATAAATCTCTATAATAAGCTGGCTCGTTCATTTGCTTTGTTTCCATTGAAAAAAATCATATATTATTCCTGGTATCTCGTGTCGATCAAATACTCCAACTAGATGCTCAAGACCGTGGAATTCTTTGGTTAGAAACTTGGCAAATTCTGAGCTCATTACTCTTACTTGGCCATATTCAAGTGCTACAAATTTAAAATGTGGATTAATACCAAAATGTTCTAGACAATACCTCTCCATATTTGATATTACTTCCGTAATGATTTCACGATTCGAAACATTATCAATTCGAGTTCGTTGGTATCGTTCATCGTCGAGATAGATCTTGAAAATGTTGTTAAATACCACCTGTTTGACATGCGACTGTGCAGTTGCAATAACTACAAATGGTTCAAAATAAAAGTTAAATTCAACATAGTCATAGTCAGACACAAATATGTCACTGCTCCAGAGATCTTGGTTGGGATTTCTTGCAGAAAGACTGCGATAGAACTTTTCTTTTTTTAAATCACTTCGACTGGGAGGCTCAGGGAAATCATCTGAGTTTTCCATGATAGAACGTATTAAATCTCGGTAATAAGCTGGAGTATTTGTCATGTTGTCTTCCCGGTTAATTGTTGAGAAACCACTGCCTTAACCGCAGCAAGATTGTCTTTTGTTAGAACTCGTTCAATACCTTGAAGCTGAGACTCAACCCAGTCAACAAAATCTCTGCTGGTAACGATAAGTTCGGCGTTACCAGCCCACATGGTTGCAGAAAAATCTGATATTTTTATACCATATATTTCATAGACTTGTTGAGATAACTGTTGGTCAATCTTATCTTCTATTGACACATGCCAGGCGGTAACTCGTGCACTGTCAAAGTTATCTCCAAACCCAGGCAACCGTGGATACTCAAAAGTTATCTCCATGTCCGGCAATACTGTAAGAGAGTTATTTTCCACAGAAAAAAGAACGTTAAGATTATAATCAAATGGTTGCATGGGCATTAAATATGTACTGCCAAACTGGCGTTGAGCACCTAGAAAATCCTGCCACACCTTGAAATTCAACCCGGGCCTATTGAGACTTCTTTTAAACTTGTCCATCACCAGCGAATCTCTACTGGGAGGTACTGGAATATCATCATCTGTTTCTGTTAGTATACGATCAATCAAATCGCGGTAATAAGCTGGTTGTTCCATTTAAATTCCAATAAATAACACACATTATCCAAGGATATTTATATGAAAATTAATGAATTAGCCACAGTAACCGAGTCTATTATCCATGCTATTTGTGAAACTATAACTGATGACCCGCATATAAATCGTACCATTGAACACGGATTAAAAAAGATTCCAGAAGAGCTGCGTGTGCCAGTTTTAGATGCACTGGAAATAATCTACATGAATCAAGAACCTATTACTGTGCAAGACTGGGCAGATCGTCTAGCAGACCTGCATCAGAATCTTGACCTTGGCTCTACACTAAAAACCACAGTTACCGAATTTCCTTGGCTGATTACCAGAACTGCTCCGCGCACTTATCAATGGCAAGAAAACCTTGATAAAAAGCCAGAAAATCGCAGCGACCACGCCGGCGCCATTGACCTAGCCAGAACCGTTCTAGCAGGCATGAAAACGCTAAAGACATTTACCCTAGATGAATTAGCTGCATGGGTCAAGCAACAAACTGGAATTCCTCTACAACAGATAACTCCATATATTTCACATGTGATCTCTGCATTTCCTGACAAAATACAAAAAACCCAAGGCGGTTACACCTGGACAGATAACCAAACATCAGGAATAGATATAATCAAAAATATTGTTGATCGCAGCTAGACTTTATTTTTCCTGCAGAGCTCTGATCAATTTGTGATCAACTTTACCGGCTATACTGTCTATTTCATGGTCCAGGCCATCACAATGATATTCCAGTGCGCCATCGTATGGACTGCCACCACCATCAACAGGTTTACAGTGAGTATGTTTAAATCCTAGACGTTTCATTAGATCTGCAAGCATGGTTACTTCATTTTTGGAAAATTCTGTGGTTAGCTGAAATGGACGCGGAGTAACCATCAGAGTAATTACCGGCGATTCTGAATGATCATCAATGCTGATTGGTCCAAATATATCACCCAGCCATATTTCTACTAGATGAACACCTGGTGCAATTGCCCGAGGTTGGTCAAATTTCATATGCCAAACAACTTCTTCATGATCATTTAGAATCAATCCTGTGACCCAAGGCATATGAACAGAATCTATACTGTATTGTGTTTTTAGTCGGCGCAGTGCCAGATCATGCCTGCTGGGTAATGTTGGAACATCATCTTCCATTAATATACGATCTATTAAATCTCGGTAATAAGCAGGATCGTTCACAGCTGAGTCTCCACTAAATATAGGTTTACAGGGGTATTTATATGAAAATACTTGAACTATTCACCGGCAATCAATATCTCACGGAATATGATACTAAAAAGATACAGGCTCTGCAAAAACTCTTTGACCAGCGCCGCCAGGATCCATCTAGACCACCAGCACAATCCCCTGTTGATCTGGCTGCTGCCATTGAAAAGATCAAAAAACTACCTGGAGAAACGATATTCTGGCTGGTACATAGATATCTCAAACCCATTGACAACGAATATGGAATACGTCGCTGGGAAGATATAGCCGCCAGAGCCATTCCTGCTATTGAAAAATTCACCGAACTAAAACGAAAACCACAGCTGGCGCCACCTTTACCCACACGTGACATCAATCAAATACCAAGTCTATCCAAGCTAGAAGATATTCTGGATGCATATAAAGAACAAGTGCAAACCAGTAAACAAGCTCAACGACAGCAGGCAGAACAGTCTTTTTATAACACAGGCCGCGCAAAATTAATATACAACGACGCAGATATTAAAGTGGTGGTTCCACGAACCCCATCGGCCAGCTGTTATTTTGGTAAAAATACTCGCTGGTGCACAGCCAGCCAAGATGACGAAGAAACGTTTTTACGCTATAACCAACAGGGTCCCTTGTATATAATATTGATAAAAAAGAAGAATGCCAGATATCAATTCCACTTTCCCAGCGACCAATTTATGGACGAAGAGGACAACACAGTTAATCCACGAGAACTAGCCAACCAGTATCCAGTTTTATGGCGGATATTTGAACCTATCAGCCGAGAAAACCACAGCATTTTACTGATCAAAAACCCCACAGAACAAGACCGACTACGTGCAGTAGAACAAGACGGCGACGCTGTTCGATATATAGATAACCCATCTGAAGCCGTACAACTGACAGCAGTCAAACAATGGCCCAACGCTATTCAACACATAGACAACCCCAGTGAAGCAGTACAACTGGCTGCGGTTAAACATGAAGGAGTGGTGTTAATGCATCTAGACAATCCCAGCAATGCTGTTAAACTGGCTGCTGTAAACAATGATGGATATGCCATTAAGTATATAGATAATCCCACAGAAGAGATGCAATTAGCCGCAGTAAAAAACTATGGCCCAGTGATAGAATACCTCAGTGACCCGTCTGAAGCTGTGCAATTAGCTGCTGTGCGCCAAAACTATCAGGCTATCTATTTTATTAACAATCCTTCAGAAGCTATACAACTGGCTGCAGTAGAACACAACGGCGATGCTATACGACATCTTGAGTTCCCATCAGACCGAGTTCAATTGGCTGCTATACAGGCATATCCACGAATCTCCAGAGAAATACCATGGAAATTCTCCCCTGCTGTCTTGGCCCAAGCAAGAGCTCAAGGCCTCATCTAAATAACACTTGCAATAAGCAGTAAATCCTGCTAGTGTGAAAACATCATGCAAACGAACAGGTACTATGCAGATTGATTTTCATCGACAAAGCCGATTACCACACTGGATACGCTGTGATCATGTTAGCCGCGATCAACTGATTCAGCTGGATGCTATCCCACATAGAAAATATGCCCTACAACCGGGCCCATACGTAGACGGCAGGCGCCAGGTAAAAATGAACGATTACACACTAAAACAATGGATTAAACAGTGCATGCCATACTACGCTGCAACTATAGCAGTGACCAAATCCCAGATTATCCACGAAGAAATGCAGAGATTAAACATTGACGACTCTGAGTTTGCACTGTGGCGATATCCCAGTTTTTCTCTAAACAATACCGCGCCTTTTATTCTTCATTTTGCCACAAAAGAAAATCAAACTCTATATAAGCTATCCACATGTATATAAACCCACAATACCCATACCGAGTAATAATACCAGAACTTAACAATAATTACCTTCAAGCACGAATTGCTGTGGATTGGTGCAAGAAGAATACCAACAACGACTGGGATTTACAGTTCTCCAACGACAATTACACAATATACTGGATGTTTAAAGACCCATGCACGGCAACAGAATTCACACTAATATTCGGATGAGAGAACGATTCCCTTATACAGTACAAACACCAAGAAACAACTATACTCTGACAAGCTCTGCTGTAGATTGGTGTAATAATAATGCTGGTGTAGTCTATATGGATTGGGATGCACTGTATAATCTTGATAAAGAAGACATCATAATATGGTACTTTAAATACAAATCCACTGCAACACAATTCATGCTGACATTCGGATGAACGAAAGATTCCCTTATACAGTACAAACACCAAGAAACAACCCCTCACTGCTATAGAATGTGTAAGGATAAGATTGGAATGGAATGGGATGCAATGTATTCCACAACAGACAACGACACAATAATATGGTATTTTAAAACCAAATCTGCTGCAACAGAATTGATGCTGACGTTTGGATAACCCGTGATCGATAACTATCCATATAAGATATCAACACCAGAACGGGACACCGATCTAACACGCACAGCAGTAAAATGGTGTGAAACCACAGTGGGAGAACCAGATGAAGATTGGATATTGGAGTTTTCTGCAGAAGATGGGTATTTAACCTGGAGCTTTAGGGATCAATCACTGGCAACACTGTTTAAATTAACGTTTGGATAAGCGCGCCAAAAAGCCAAAATTCACTGGATGGCTAAAAACCCGTGAAGGGCTGGCTGAGACCCCTAGGTGAAAAAATATACCTTTTTAGCCATTTCTAGCCAGTACAAACAACATATAATCACTGGAATCTGAGAATACATATACACGCTGATGACAATCCGCAAATCTACGGTCAAAGTAGTGCCATGATTTAAGATTATCTGTGCTATATAGCCACGCTAGATCTAGGTCCATATCATCTTGTATATTTGTCCATGACATACCCCATCGAGCATATTGATAGGTTTTAGTACATGCATATTCCATGATTAGCCTCTAGCTAGTACAAACGCAGCATAATCATCTAGATTATCAAAGATATATGTACGTTGATAATGATGTTCGTTTTTATTATCTACATAGTGCCATGAGATTCTAGTATCTAGGTTGTATAGCCACGCTAGATCATGGATTATTTCATCTGATATGGTTTGCCAGTTAACAAACTTGAAATTATAGTGTCTAGTATATGTATAAGCCACAGTTACCCTCTAGCTAGTACAAACGCAGCATAATCATCTGGATTATCAAAGATATATGTACGTTGATAATGATATTTGTCTGTGGTATCCGTATATTGCCATGAATCTCTATTATCTAGACTGTGTAGGTATGCTATATCCTTAATTGTTTCAGCTGCTATGGTTTTCCAGGTAACAAATCTAAGAACATAGTGTCTAGTATATGTATAAGTCACAGTTAGCCTCTAGCTAGTACAAATGCTGTGTAGTCTTCAGCATGTTTAAATGTATATGTACGTTGATATCCATTACTAACAACAGTATCAGCAAAACTCCATCTATTATCAATGTTAGCCGGTGATCCTGTGTTACGTGCTATCCAGTCACAATCTTCAAACATACCCTCAAGCATCTGGCCCCAGCTACTATTACCGTTATATAGGTATATTTTGCTATACTTGTACATGTTTAGCTGCTTGTGGGTTTCCCAGGGATCATGCCCATGGCCAGTCTAGTTTTATAGTCGTTGACATCTAGGTCAATTCTAGCAAATTCTGATTCAACTCTGCCTACATGTCCTTCAGTGTTAATTACCAAGAAAGTTGCGGGAAATTTATACCCAGAGATTAGCGAGGATTCTTCTGTGTATTCAATAACCCTGCATACATCTAACTTGAGTGATGATCCGCCACTGTTATCAGGTACAACGACTTCAGCTATTACATAGTCTCCTACATGAGTAGTTTGACCCATGATATCTACTAGAGTGCCGGTGAATTGCGTGGAAGATCGCACTTCATTGTCGGGATCGTAACCACGGCTGGCCATCCATTTGTGCCAACTAGGAAATAGGCTTTTTTGGGTCATTGATCTACTATATACTCACTGTATCTAAGAGTAAAGTGCACAGCAGATTCTTCACAGTCAAAGTACCAAATATATCGTTGTTCGGCTAGGTCAATTTCTGTTCGTGTAAAATTGATATTGTAGAGCACGCATTCACGTCTTATGTTGATGGCGTCAACAATTTGCAATTTGGTTACTATTCGGCGTGTCACAGTAGATTGTTCCAGACTAGTTGAAATTCCACATAAGATTCTCGATTATCAAACACTATACAAAAATAATCAGTTTCAGAGTCTATTTTTACCATGATATTTTGAGCCTTTAACCATTTTACCAAACTTTTAAGCTCTGAATATGAGAAGTCATTGATGTGTAGCTGTCTAGAGTAAACCTGGTCCCCGCAGGGGTTTTTTATAGCCATGCTAGTACAAACTCTGCTGCTGTTTCTTGTGTTTGAAATAGATAAATGATAGCATCGTGGGGTTCAGTGGATATAATTATATCCCAATCCGTACCCAGTGTGCCAACGTGTGCGCTTAGCCACCGCCATCTTTCTAATCCATGGGAGATTTGACTGTGATCAGGAGGGACTGACACTCTATAGGGAAATTTATCAAGCATTGTGCTAGACCTGGTCCCCGCAGGGGTTTTTATAGCCATGCTAGAGCAAACTCCGTGGCAGCAGCCTGGGTTTTAAAGCAATAAATCATGATATCTTCCTGCATAATCCATGACCAATCCAGTGCAAATTTACCCACATGCTCGTCTAACCATTTCCAGATCCGAGATAATTCTGGCCAATACTGTCTATAGCTCAGGTGTACTGTGCAAATAAAGGGAGATTCTGCTAGAGCCATCGCAGAGTAAACTCCACACAGTCAGCTTGATCTTTAAAAGCATATATAATAGGATCTTGATAACGATAGACGGGCAATATATCCCAGCGGTCGCCCTGTTCACCTAGGTTTTTAAGCAGCCACAGCTCTCTTGACAGCTCACGATCCCATCCCATGGTTACACTGTAGGGATACTGCGAAACCTGGTCCCCGCAGGGGTTTTTATTTGGTGGTTTTTCTGTCACTGTTTAAAACCTGGTCCCCGCAGGGGTTTTTATTTGGTGGTTTTTTCCAGTGCCGAGGCAGCATCAAGCTCTGATCTTACCAATTTAAGCACGGCTGAGTGCTCAAGTCGTAGACTCTCTTTGGCTAGAATGACTTGCTCTGGGTGTAGATCTAGTCCATATTCCTCAATGTGCACGATAGTTCGCTCCAGTGTGGCTAATCTCGTGATCATATCATTGATATATCGTGTGTTAGGTTTCACGGCTTACTCTGTTTCATTTATGGTTGCCCAGGGTAGAGTAGGTTTGCTAATAGCAAGCTGAGTCTCAATTGCTGATGTTATTTTATTACGAGTATCCTCATTCCATGAGTCTATAACCCATGCAGTGACTTGTTCTTCGGTTAGTTGATTGTATGGGGTAAATGGATTTTCTGGATTGTATTCCAGTGTACTAGATCCACCAAATCCGGCTGTATTGCCTTGCTCACTGGTACCAGTATATGCCCAGTGAACTGTGATCACTCTATTTTCAGCGAGTTGATCTGTAACACAGTCTATTTGATTGATTTTAAGTGCATATGTAATGGTCATGGTTAATCTCTTTTTTTCTTGTTAATATTTATTTGACCTAGCTCGGTTACCAATTTCATTTACACTCTGAATGCATAAAATAAACATACCTAGACTTGAAGGTATTTTAGCACAGATATTCTAGGTAGATCAAGAGAAATATTTGGCTACACCCTGATATATTCCATTGACTTTTCTATTTCGAATAAGAATAGGAATTCTGCCGTGCAGTCTGGGCCGAGCCGTATCCCGGGGCTGTGCCTCGCAGAGTCTGTGGCCCAGTGCTGATCTAGTCAGCGAGGCAAGGCGGTGGTGTAATTTGCATGTATCACACTAGCAGACACTTGATGGAATCGTGTTTGTAGACGGGGCTAGCGTTGATAACAGTGCGAACTATCACAGTATCAGCCAGTTGACACATGAAACAATTGGTCCTATTATAGGTTACAGTATAAATCTAGGTGCGGTTTAAATGGGGGTTTAAACCCGGGTTTTTTAGCTTATACGCGCGGTCTATTGTTTGATAGTGCCCGGAACTAGACAGCAATGGTATAGGCGTTATACGCAAGAAAAAGCCCAGTGTCCCTGCTGTCAGGTGCACACTGGGCTTGAGTGATGGTTCCGCTATTACTTCACAAGGTAGGATATACCCTCCATACCAGTGGATATCGATGCCATCTGCACCGGCCCGTTTGTATGGGCACCCAGTCTTTTGCCCTGGTTAATGGGCTTTATCGTAGGCACTGCTCCCTACTAGCTGCTAACCACTGGCAGCGTTATCTCTCACAGTCACTATACTCAGTGCACGAGACTGTGTCAACAGTTTACTTGAACATAGTCTCCGCAGCCAGCGTGCGCCAGTCCGGATCAATCTTGACAATGCTGACCAGCTTGACCACGCTGCGAATATCCAGCGAGCTCAGGTTGTCTGCATTCTGGCTGAGCCACGCAACCATTTCCACAGCGGTTTGCTTGTTGATACCGTTAACATCCAGGAACTCATCACCGAACACAACCTGCGAAATTCGCGTAAGAACATCGCGTCGCGTGCGAATGCCAAGGTCAACATACAGCGCTCGGCTGAGAAACGCCTTGTAATGCGGGCTCATACCGGTATCTTTCTCACTGGCGCGTGCAAGATCCATATTGGTAATAAAGACCATGCTGCCCTCAAAGTCAAAGCTGCGATCGATACCAGCATCGGCTAGCACGCGGCTTTCCTTGTTATAGTGCACGTGCCGGCGGCGACCAGTGTCCAGTGCAGCCTTGAGCAGGTTGATAGCTTCCAAGTCCTTGTAGATTGCGTCAGCATCGTCGATTACCAGCACCTGACCACGCTGACGCGAGTCCCAAAGCAACTGATAAAGCGCAATTGCGCTGAGCGAGCCCTTGACGATGTTGTGCGTGATCTTGCCTTCGTCTGCAGCGGTCTGCAACACGCTTTCCAGCGTATAGCTCTTGCCACAGCCCGGAGCACCACTGACAATGACACCATTAACGTGCCCTGCAACAATACCCTGGGCAATCTTTTCGAGCACTGAAAACTTGCGCTTGATACGAAGATTGATATCGCCGATAGTTTCTACAGCGTCGCTCATTGTGTATCCTTAATTGTTTACGTTGAGCCAATACTATATGGATTGTGCCAGAGTGTCAATCCAAAAATAAAGCGGGCCTTACGGATTCTTCATCCTGCCCGCGGCAAACCTTTGGTTGAGTGGCGGAACTCTACTTGAGGTTTGATTTTAGTAATATACAGGTTTTATCTGGTATGTCAAGTGTTACTCAACGTGAAGTCGGTACTGTCTACGGGTCTTAGTGCGATTGACGTCGCTCTGCACCATTCCCCAGAATGTGATGGGGCCGGTTTCCACAATCTTCACAATATACCCCAGAGACTCCAGCGCACGCTTGGCTTTTTGGTAGCGAGGCCGGCCCCATCCACGTACCTTATAGCTACGAGCTCCCGACCGCAGGCGATCATTGTAGATAACTGCCCTGCCAGCCCTGCTTCGCAATTCACGGCTAGCAAGCGTATAATCCAGTTTTATATGTATCATTGCGACTCCGTAGGTGTTAGTGATTGGTTTCTAGCAAACCCTGCATGTTAATGCAAGTGGTCTTTAAGGCTGCCACGTATAGCGCGGGTCATAGCTGCGGTTGATACGCTGAATAGCATCAAACGCCAATTCAGTGCGGCTATCGCGCGTCAGCACAACCTTGCTGCGGCACTTCATCGCAGTATGCTTGTCACTGTGCCAGGTCTTGCCGTGGTCAGTGCTGTATTCCTTCACATAATAACCCACGGGTACATGTCCGCGGCTACGCCTCATCATGGTCTGCCACCACTTGGCACGACGATTGTTATAGGGGTACTTCTTAAAAACCCGGCGCGTCAGCACGCCAATTGTGGCGTCAGTAAACTTAAAACCGCGCTCCCAGCTACCATAACGGTTGCTACGAGAACTGGTTGACACAGTAACCACACGCCTGTTCAGCATGACTTTCTGGCCGCTATAGGTCCTGTACTCATCTTTATTGAGCACAGTGCTCATTCGAGGATACTTAGCCACAGTGTTCTCCTTGATGTAAATGCAATGATCCCAGCTTAGCACCACACCAAGCTGGGATCAACCGATTTTAGAGCACGTGGATGCGATAGCAGTCCCGGCCGTCCGCTCGGATGCGTTGCTTGCCAAGGTTTACAAGCTTAACCGTGTAGCCCATCTTCTCCAGCTTGCGCTTAATGGGCGTATAGAACTTCTTGTCTGCGCCCCAGAGCTTGATGCTGCGGCCGCCCGATGACTTGAGACGATCGTTGAAGACACATGCACGGTCTCCGTACAGCTTCTTGGCTCGATCACGCACCACGAGCGAAGCAGGAACATAATAAGCCGCAGACTTAACCAGCGTGTTATCCATCATTTACTCCTTGTTGTGTGTTAGTTCGTGGACTATAGCTGAAACCCTGTTAGGCTTCAACCAAAATACTGTTACAGCCATAACTATTATGAATATAAATATTGTGCAGTTCACGAGACGGGAATCTCCAACTGCTCTATTGCTAACAAGGAGCAACAGCTTATGTTTAATACAAAGAAAATCTATCATCTATATATTAAAACACATTTAACAACCGGTTTAAAATATTTAGGCCAAACATGTGCAAAAGATCCTCACAAATATAAAGGATCTGGGATATATTGGACTAATCATTTAAAAGAACACGGCACTAACTATGCTACTGAAATACTTTTAACAACCAACAATAAAAACGATATAACAGAAAAAGGACTGTACTATAGTAACCTATGGAATGTTGTTGAAAGTTCTGAATGGGCAAACTTAAAACCAGAGATAGGAGATGGGGGCGGAAAGCCCCCAGTACAAAAAGGTAAAAGATATTGGAACAACGGTGTTAAAAATACAATGTCTTTTAATTGTCCGGGACCAGAATGGACCCCTGGAAAGTTAACATATTGTAATAAAGAAGAGCTGTCAAAAAAACTTAGTAGATTAGCAAAAAAACGTTTAACTAAAAAGATGAGAAACTATCTTAGAAAAAAGTCAATTGAAAACGGATCAAGCCCACCAGACCAAACCGGCAAAAAGTTTTGGAATAATGGAATAGAACAGACGACTGCATTCGAGTGTCCGGGAATTGGATGGAAGCAAGGAGGACTACCGCGAAAGAAACATATATTTCGTTCTGAGTAGTAAAACTAAACGCACTCTAACATCGCTGCTAGAGTGCGTCAACCAGTTTACAGCGAAGGTGGCCATCCAGTAGTTTCAGCAACCTCAACTGCATTCAGCATGCCTTCGGGCAGAATATCAAACACGCCGCCCATGTCCTCGTCATGAATAATGCCACTCAAACAAAGTTCGGCCTCTAGATCCTCGTTTGACATCTCAGCAAAATTGGTGCGATCGCTGTCGTCCAAGTAATCAGCATCGTCTTGCATCTCGCTGAGTACTCGGATAGCATCAGTGCGTAGGAAACCAAGTTTCTCCATGTTACTTGGAGACCTTATCAATGGCCCGATCGAACAGCTTCAGCACGTCCTTCTTGGAGTTCCGGTCATTGAACCAAACAACCGAAGCCTTAAACCGACCAGTTCCCGGCAGCACGCTTCGCAGAGCCTTGCGACCTTCGGTAGCAACACCCATGGTACCCATCTCATGCTCGGCACGACGCAGAGCACCAATAGCACAGAAACTCTTGGCCTTTGGGCTCTTGACAGTCACTCGCTTGCCCATAGAATCCACAGCCAGATACGCCTTACACCACCCCCGAGCAACAATACCACGAGCATTCTTCAGCAGAGTCACTACCTTCGTATTCTTAGCCATTGCAATCTCCTGTTGTATGAAAGCCTAACTTAGCACGTGATCGGCGGTGTGTCAATCGTTGTTGTTCTTGCAGAACGTTCCAAACTCCGGCCAATTATCCTCAAAGAGGATTACATCATCATGGGTCTTGACTACCACGCGGTCTCGGTAAACATGGTACTCATAGTCCTGCCAGTGATCGTTACCTTCGACATTGTGTAGATAGAACTCACCGTGTCCTTTTTTGAAGTGCGCAACCATCTGAGCAGCCAAACAGCCCATACCATTGGCAATACGACGAGTCTCGTCATGTCGATATCCGTTGGTAATTTCCTTGATGCTGCTCAAAAACTCCGCAAGCTCAAGCCCGTGCCCGCTGGGATATCCGTCAAACTGACGATAGAGCTTGATAATCGGCTTGTTGTTGGTATCGTATACATAAGTTAGCGAACGAGTTCCCATTATATACTCCTAGAGTTTGATATCAGGCAATACGCCAGACGCGCACGCCTTTACGACCCTTTTCAGTACGATCGCGCACAGACCACGAGCTACCCGGAACAAGTTTGTGACCCATGATCACTCCAAACTGGGTGCGACCAGTCTGCTTGTAGGTCTTTCCAGAAGAATAGCCCTTGACAAAGAAGCTATCACCAACCTTCATATGTGCAAAGGGAAAACGGCTGGTAGAAGGGGTGTTGCGACGCGGAATCTTTGCACTGTTAGGAATTGAACGGTGGTTTGAAATCACAATCTTCACAGCATTGCTCCTGTATGTGAAATCCTAATCTAGCATCTAAACTATGAGTGTGTCAACTCACGAAAGATCTGTATCAGCCTTGGTTTCAACAGCGTCCTTGAGCAGCATTCGCGGGCGGTCCCAGAACGAAACTGACCATTGTCCTTCAGCAAAGAGATAGTTAAACTCTTCGCTGAGAAACTCAAACCCAGCAACATTTCGGCTAAGCTTGGCACCGGTGTTTTTCTCGCCGCGATCTCGCCCATATGCATTACACATGTGACCATAGAGCTGACGATACTCGTCAGCAGCAGGATTGCCAAATCCCGGGCTGTCAAACGGATGCTTCTCACCAATCTCTGCACCAAGGCTGCTGATATCACCCAGTGCCATCAGCTCACGGATCTTTGATTCATCCTGATAGTGATTGAGCAGGATCTTGCCAGTGTGACTAAGGTAGTTGTCCCAATGGCAATAAATGCTGAGCACAGTTCCGTCGTCGTTCATGATACCGATACGTCCACGAGTTGCCATTGCGATGCTCCTAACTTTGTCTTGATGGATTATAGCAGGGGTCGGTTGAGTATTAAACCAGCCTTATTCAGGATCTACCCAGCCCTCATCATCATTCCAATCACGATGATCCTGCTCGAATTCATAATCATCACGGTCCATGATATACTCCTTTACCAGCTCGAATGATATTCAAAGTAGACGCCATCATACACAGGATCCAGCAACTTGTCAATCTGAGTTGCAGTGTACTCTAGATCCTGGAAGTAATAGTCGTCGTATTCGGTTCCGCCAAAGAAGAAACCGGACTGGCTAGGCAGTAGCTTGCCAGCGTGCTCACGGTTTTCAAGCACCTTTCGGCAAACATCCCGCAGCTCAGCAAGCTGCTCACGGCTTACATCATAGGTACCGCAGTCATCACGGCCGTCCTGCACATTGTCCACAAACCACTTGTGGATTTGGTTGGCCTTGCGCCAGTAAGCAGCTTCGCCGATGAGTTGGTTGAAGGTGATGTCAGGCTTGCCACCAATCGCAGCATTGAGAGCATCAAGCTTCGCCTTGTTGTTTTTATCGTAGGTGGAAATATAAAGACGAGCGTTGAGATACATGTCCAATCCCATTTTAGTCTCCTTTAGTAGTCGTCGTTGCCGTAGAAACCATAGTCTTCATCTGACCCATATCCTGCTGATGCCAGTGCATCACCATCGGCCCAGTTATCGGGCTCGCAGGGTTCATCATACACGTCGGGTTCGATATTGTCAACCACAATGGCTTCAAACTGTTCAAACTCGTCCATCACTTGCTCCATGCCTTGTTATAAACATCACGATCCGGAATGTTGTCCAAGAGACTGTTAAGTTCATTTAAGAGCTGCGTGCGACGTAAATCCATTTCATCACGCAATAACTCTTCTTGACGATCGCCAAGGTTATTAACATATTCACTTAGCCAGGACCTGGATTTATCAAGCTTTCTCAGCTTATGAGCAATGTTAATAGCCTTGGTAACAGACTTTGATCTTGATTTCGTCACTTCACTGGCTCCACGACTTGCTATGATAGGGACAAATGTCCTGCACCGGACAACTGTCGCAGTACCATTCATGCTCGTGAGTAAGGATGCAACCCCAGGGCTTGGCCTCTTCGTCCTTGCTCCACCCCCACTTTACAGGCATGGTATCAGCAATCTTAGTGCAGAGCTTTTGCAGCTTATCCTTGCTAAGCGTGAGTTCGTGTTGCTGCTTCTTGCGAAGCGCATCGTACTCTTCCTGTGTTAGAATGTACTGCATCACAGTTCCTTGCTTTGTTGTCTGAGCATTATAGCAGATTTGGTTCTGCTGTCAATCCGATTTTTTTTAAATATGCTTCTACTCGAGTGTTGCCTCTTGATGAATTACATTTACGACATGCTGCTGCATAATTTTCCGGATGATTGCGTCCGCCACGGCTACGAGTTATAATATGTTCAAGCGTTAGGCTGTTATTGCGTTCACGTTCGTTGATCATAGCAGTGCCGCAATAGCAGCAACGATGGTTCTGTGCTTCGCTAGCACGAGCTCGATAGTAGGCCTTGGTCCAGGTCTTTTGTACAATAACAGCCTTGACCCAAGTTCTCTTAATGGGTATATATGGATGCTCTGTTTTATAGTGTTCCAACAGCGAACAAAAGCTGGGAATCCTATCTGGCATAGCCGGAGTAGAAAAGTCCATTTTTAACCCTCTGCGGGGAGCTTATACGAACTCTTGATCCAATCGCAACCATAATCGTCAGCATCAATCTGATTGCGAAACAGTCTGCGGTCAATCTGCTGCTGGTTAAGAAAGCAATAGCAGATAAATCCATTCATAGTTTGATCTGGAGCAGGATCAACGAAATAACTTTTATTCGCAGTCTTCAAGGCGAACCCCAATGCTGTCAAGGAACTCTTCCCAGAGGTACTGATCCTCTATAGCTTCAACCAGCGTGTCTCCATTACAGATTAGCCGGTCGCCATGGCAATTGTTTATGATGTATTCACTATATGCATGGCTAGTAGCCAATTGCTCGATCTGTTCTGCACTGAGTTTAGCCATATGAATGCTCCAATTGTGTGTTGAATTATTTACAACATTTGGCTAGAGCTGTCAAATTAAACTGTGCCTAGGGCAATCTCATTGGCTTTATTCTTACGCACACCATGTGCAGGAAAGCCCACAATACACTCTCGAGTTGCATGAGCACAAAGCTGGCAGCTCTTGCAAGTGACATCGTCACGCTGAGTAGCAGGACATACCACAACCTTACGGCCCTTGGGAGTTACTGTGTTGGTGTTCTGATCCTTAGCGAGCACCACAGTTACAGGGCCTACACCGGAATCGTAGAGTCGATCTGCATCTGCGAGGTTGTTGGCGCTGAGGTTAATCGTAAACCCGCGTCGGTTAGCTGAGCAAATCGCACTGATATTCTTCACAGTCAGTGGCTTGTGCGTATAGGTGAAACCACGCCGCCCAAGATTAGCTTTGACCAGTTTCTGTAGAGCTTTTCGATCGATCTTGTTGCCCATACCGGGCAGATCACCGGCTTGATTATGACGCCACACAGTGCCATCAGGCAGTGCTGCAATATTGTTGCAAAGCTGATCCCAAGAGATACCAGCATTGTTATCCGAAACTTTCATCCACCAGAACGCCAACGGACCAATGTCAGCATAGCATCCAGCACCCATAAACGGGCAAGAAGGCGGGCAGGTCTTTTTGCTGCTAATAGTTGTTGGAATGTCACCCGTCTTCTTGTTCTTGCTCTGCGGAGTAAAGAATACGTTCATGGTGTTCCCTGTTGTTTAGTACTGCCCAATAATAGCAGATCTAATTAGTTAGTCAATCAAAACTAGCTGCGGGGACCTACTTCAAATAGGTTTTAATATGTTCTGACAGAGTGTTGATTCGATCAGCTGCCAGCTGAGCTGACAGCGAGTTATAGAGATTATTAAGCTCTACCCACTGTGTAGACCCCCAAGGAATACAAGCGCGGAGCTGGACAATCTTTTCAATTTCATTTTTCAACTTGTCCATGGTAATATCCTTGTTATTCTTAGACATTATAAGCGGTACCTTTGCTAGATGTCAATCTCTGAGACAGGATCTTCATCTTCCCGATAGAGATTATAGACCTGCACCTGGACTGCACCACCATCCTTCTGCATGATTCGCACACTGTGATTACCAACAGTAAACCAGCATGGCTCACCTGGGTTAACCACATAGTCTCGCTCAGGATCCAGGATCAGTTCCATAGCAGTCTGCGGGGAGACATTTTCTGCATTTTCAGCAAGCTGCAAGACATCTTGCACACCAATTGCTGCTTTGATGATCCATGCTCCACTCATGAAGCTGAGAACCACTACCAATAGCCATCCAAAGAAGGTACCGCTGAATCCCAAGGCAAACCACAGTGCAGCAAGGGCCAGGCACCAGATTCCGCGGGCAAACATCTGCAGAAAGTTAGTAGGTGTACCAAACCCAATGGTATTCCAAAGATTATTCAGCATTGTTTTCTCCGTGAACCCTCACGCCGCGTATAGGATGAAATGTAGCTACCAGTTGATTGTTGCTGTCGTAGACTGCTGCTTCGAAGCAAACCTTTCGAGCATAGTCCAGAGCAGATTCCAGGCTTTGAAAGTCATCATGCCCATAGTTAAAGTTCACAAGCCACACTCGATACATGGTAACCTCTGATGCTGCTAGGTGCACTATAATAGCACACCTAGCCTGACATTGTACATGAGTTAGCTAGACGACGTTGAGTTCTTAAACAGGATCCCGCAAAGGACCAACAGACCCCATGCCTGGATCCAGCCAATTTCATGCACACCACTTACAGCAGGAATCAGACAAGCATTCCACAGCCACATAACTGGAAATGCCAACACCAGACCAATAACTACGATCAGCACCAGCGCAACAATGATAGTGGCAACTGCGTCCGAAATAGAATTCATTTTGATCTCCAATATAATAAAACAATAAAGCGTGTAGTTTAACCTACACGCTTTATCATTACGTATTAGACAGCCACCTGCTCAGCAGCCGGGACCTCTACCGGCGTCGCATCCGGCGTTGCAGCAGCCTGCTCCTTGCGAGCGCGGTGCGCTGCGGAGATCTTCGCAGCCTTGTCAGCCAGCTTCTCGGCTTCCACCTGCAGCGGGCTCTTCTTGCGCTTGTCCGCAGCACGGGTGGGCAGCACGCCCTTGATGCCGTTCTTCATCAGGAACGCCATAGCCTGGACCTTGGTCATAGGCGAGGGCAGCTCCATAAACTTGATAGCGCGGTGACCCTTGTGCTTGAGCATGTTAACCCGGAGGTTAATCTTGCCATTGGTGAAACGGAACGTGTGACGCCCGTTAACAATGCTGGTGCCGGCAATCGTAAAAGTACGCTCGTTCTTAGCCATTTAAGTTCTCCTTGTTAAAGTTAAACAGTGTTTACTACGCTACGCTCTAACTTTTGCGATAATAGCATAAACTGAAACTATCGCAACCAGAAACTAAACGGTAACTTGATGATTTTGTTAATAAATATGTTTGCAGTTCGCGAAAGTGGCATTTCCAACTGCTCTAATGTCTAGGAAGGAACATCAGCATGTGTATTTACTGCGGAACTAATAATTACAGAAAAATCTACGAAAACCATTTTGGCCCAATTCCGAAAGAGCAAAACGGTAGATCGTATCATATACATCATATAGACGGTAATCATCATAATAACAACCCGGAAAATCTCAAGGCCGTTACTATCAACGAACACTATAACATTCATTTTCAGCAAGGCGATTATTCAGCATGTCTTCGCCTGTCAGCGAGACTAAACATCGATCCTAATACTATATCGGTATTAGCATCTAATGCCAACAAAAAACGTGTAGAGCAAGGCACTCATAATTTCCTTGACAAAGAAAATGCACGAAAGCGAGCTAGACGAATAGTCAAGGAAGGGAAATGTAATTTAGTAGGCGATAAAAATCCTGTGCATAAATTAGTTGCAGAAGGAAAGCATCATTTTCAAACTCCCGAGTTTAGTAGAACTCGGGCTTTAAAGCGTGTTACACAAGGCACGCACAATTTTCTCGGAAGCAATAGTAATCAAACGCGCCTAGCAGAAGGACGACATCCAACTCAACAAAAAAAGACCTGTGTCCATTGCGGAGTTAGTATGGGATTACCATTGTTTGCAAGATATCACGGTGACAAATGCCGTAAATTATTAAACAACTAATCTAAACTTTTTGATCCAGCTCTTAATAAACTTCTTACCGACATCCAGGCTAACGTACGAATCGGTTTGCATACCCTGTTCTGAGTACGAAACATCCTTAGCGTTAAATCCAAGGCTGTCGAGAAGCTTCTTCAGCTCTTTTTCCCACTGGCTGTCCGTGTAGATAAGACCATCAGTCTCAACATTCCAGCTTTTGGGAGTAAAATATACGCGAAGCTCGCCAAACTCCTCTTCGTCGCTGAGGTAAGCAAGATTCATGTGCGTGACAGAGACTGTGGTTGCACGATTGCTCCAGTACCCGTCACCTACAGTATTAAGCTTCGCAGGCTTTTTGAATTTCAGCATTTAACTGGCTCCATGTTGTATGTTGCCATTTTAGCAGCTAAAGGCAAGCTGTCAATTAAATAGATTGGTGCATGTGTATAACATGCTTAGCACCATAACAGGAAGAAGCCACAGCTTCAACACCCAGTCTCGTATCCATAAAACCGTAAGTTGAAGCTGTAGCTTTATCATGTACTAGACGTTGGCCATCGCCACAAGGTCAGCAGTGTCATCCACGGTGATCTGCTCAGCAGCAGCAGTGGCACCCGCTTCCACAGTAGCCTCAGCAGTAGCAGTGGCAACCACTTCAGCCGGCGTCAGCGTGGCATCCGTCTTGGCAGCAGCAATACCGCTCTTCGGACGAGTAGCCGACATGCCTTGCGCTTCAAGGAACGCAATCGCAGAAGCCTTGTCCATCGGAGACGGCAGGTCACGCAGGTCGATGCCCGTATGCTCGGCACGCTCCAGGACCTTGGCTCGGGCTTTGAGATCACCATTGGCAAAGCGGAACTTAGTAACGCCGTTGCTGGTGCTAACGCCTGCAATAGTGTAGGTACGATTCATATTTGCTCCTCTAAGGTTGTTTACTAACAATGCCAATATAGCATAGATTTTGGTTTTAACAACCGATCTTTTAGGAAAATGACATTAAGGTGACTGCAAATACTGCTATAGTCCATGCAAGGAAAGGATACATTAGCCTACCTGCCCATTTATTAATACGGTTGAAAACAACCAAGGTATCAATTGTGCATAATACTAATACCATTGCAATAGAGCAAGCAACAACGATATTGCCCAGCAGTGCAATTGACACCAACCACGAAAACGTTAGGATATGAAGTACAATCCACACAGCCATTGGTGCACTATACTGCTCTGCCTTGTGTTTATATACAACCAGCCACGCAGCAATGCTTGAGGCGGCCGCAGCCCATATTCCTAGCTCGTCAATAACAAAATGAACAAAGGAAAGGCCAATTGCAGATACCAGAGTATCATGCATGGCTAATGTTAGTATAATATTGCTGCCTTGGCAAAAATAAATCAGTGCAACAAGGAATCCAAGCTCTCTAACACGGGGTTCACGTACAAACTTAGCAATTTGGTCCATACCATATTTATTAAACTATTTGTTCTTCTTTTTCGGCTTAGTGATTGGTTTAGGTATGATCAGAACGGCTCTTGTTTGGTAGGGACCTTCAGGTTTAGCAAACATTCTGCATACACCTGTACGATTTAGGTCCCAGGAAATACCGCTGGGAGAAGTATCTACCCAGACGGTAATCTTGGTAGCTTTCATTGACAAACCGGGGTCATAATAGCCCGTCCAAACGAATCATAGCCAAGCACAGCCATAGAACACACTGGACCTGAGCTAATAACACGGGCTGTACCAGGTGAGGCACCAGGAGCAGGTAAAACAACAGTACCATATTGCCCGCTGGCCGGAGTCTGTGGAATAACAGTAACAGACTGCGGTGCTACAACCGGACGCGGAGCCATAGCACTGCTGATAATGTTGTTCAGCACGCTGGCTCCGGCCATAATCCCCGACGTAGCAATAGAGCTGTCATAGGGTCCAGACCCAGGCCACGCACCAGTGACATTGGTATTATAGGTACCAGGGCGACCATAGCCATAGCCATAGCCTCCGCAGTAGCCTCCTGCACACTGGGCAACAGCAGCAGCTGGCAGCATAACAGCAGCAATGGTAGCTGCCAGCATAATATTTTTCATCACAGTTCTCCTGATACGAACTTGCTTAGTTTAGCTTCAGCTCGCGCTTCTTGCGATCGATAAACTTGCGAAGTCGGCGACGATACTGATCCAAGGGCATGTCCTCATTGTCGAGGGTGTCAGGAATAAAGAGGTGGCAAGCTTCCTTGTACGTCAGACCAAAGAATGCTTCTCCAGCTTCTTCGCCGTAGACCCGGTCGCCTTCGCTGTCCGTAAACCAAACTTCACCCTCACGCCATTCCTTGTCCCAGATCAGCTTGAGCCCGCGCTTGCGGAATTCAGGCATGCTGCCAGCCCATCCCAGAGCACAGGCAGTGGTACCACAGACATTTACGTCAAGCTTGGTATCCGGATCACCATTGGTGGCGGCCCAGTTACCAAAATAGAACTTCGTGGGCTTAACAGTGCCCAGAAACGTGTAGAGCTTTTCCAGTCGATCGATATGATGCTTCTTCACTTTGATGCTCCTTGTTAGAACGCGCCTACTTTAACATGATCATCGCCAAAAATCTTTCGAAAAGTGTCAGCAGGGCCATAAAAGCTCCACTCACCATCACGCCAGCTGCCCTTCCAGTCCCAGATACCGCAGTTCCGACCGCCTGCAGTAAAGCCCCAACTGTATTTGACCTTGTAGGGATCATCGTCGACATTGGGCTTAAAGCCCAGGATGCGATCGATATCAGTCTTCTTGAGCCCAACCAGCGAGCCCTGCTTGTGCCCGCCAGCATTCTTATTAGCAACGATCTTCATGGACTGATTCCTTGGTTACTTGATCTTCAGCTCACGCTTCTTGCGATTGATAAAGCCACGCAACCGGCGACGATACTGGGCCAATGACATATTCTCTTCGTAATCGCTCCAGGGAATGAAAAGATGGTTAGATTCATCTTCGGTCAGACCAAAGAACTTTGCACCGGCGTGTTCACCGAAGAGCTTGTAGCCATTGCGATCAACAAACTCAACATAACCGCTACCAATATCCTTCTCCCAGACCAGCTTGAGTCCACGCTTGCGGAACTCAGGCATGCTGCCAGCCCAGCCCATTGCACAGGCAGTGGTACCACAGGCATTGATATTCGCCGTTTCTTCGGATTCCGCAACTGCCCATTCACCAAAATAGAACTTGGTGGGCTTAACAGTGCCCATGAAAGCGTAGAGCTTTTCCAGTCGATCGATATGAAACTTCTGCATTCCCAGTCTCCTTGTTTAGTGTCGGTACTATAGCACAGGTTAAAGATTAGTCAGCCTTTATTTTTCAATCCGCTCAATAAGAGAATTAAATCCCCAGATCACCGCCACTACAATCATCAAGCTTGCAGAGGTAATAAGAAATCGAACCATGCCGTCCTGCAGAATTGTAGTGCAGGTATTAGCCGAGAAAAATTCCTGGCAAAAAATCTCTAGCATGGTTTGTTCTCCGGCTCAACTAAGATTTTTACTGATCAACTTGCAGATACGTTCACGCTCAAAGTCAGTTGCTAGGCTAAGCAACACACTTTCTGCATCCATACCCAGCGCCCGAGCTATATACGTGATTTCTGCCCAGACGTCAACGGGCGAAACGTCATGCCCGCAATAGCCGTGTGGATCATCTGCAAAATCTTCTATTTGAGCACTAAGCTTGCTCTGTGCCCAGCTCAGGACAACTGGATCCATGTTATTGCTCTACCATCTTACCGTAGATCTGCTCTTCGCTATACTTGCCAGTGGCAAAGGCAGCATCCTGGATAGTGTCCATCATATGCAGAATGCCTGCAGACATCTCATCATCTTTGATCACCAACCAAGTCTTCTGTTCACGGAACAGTTCCCAGTCGATGCTGTCAAAATCAAAGTTTTCCATGTATCACCTAACCGTTACGGTTGCAACCCACACACTCAAGAAGAATCCCACTGCCGCACCTAGAGCCAGCGGAGCCAGTCGATCACCCGGTACATTGATACGCCAGGTTGCAATGATACCACAAAGCAACGCCAGAATATATTGAACAATGAAAAAGCTCATGTTACACCACAGTTATAGAAAAAGTGCAGTGCTGGATTTTAGGCCCAGCACTGCATGAAGTCAACTAGAGATACACGCGAATGATGTGGCTGCTGAAATCCCGGCTGACGCAAAGCTCCACGTTACCAAGCTTTTCCAGCGGCTCGTAGTAACGCTTGTTGGCCACTGCTGGGCCAACCTTGGGCCATTCAGTACGATGGATCTTCACAGCAGTGAACGGACGACGCTTGTTGCTGCGATGATTGGTGTAGATGTTTTCACGCACGGTGAAGAACGAACGTGCAATCGCCTTCACAGCATCGACACGCGCAACATGATCTGCACTGTTAAATGCCGGATTGTCCAGCTCAGCGCTCAAGCTACGCAGCTTGACGTCGATAGCAGCACCCTGAGCCTGCGCAACATCACGGGTCTCTTCGCTGTTGATGATGTTAATCTTAAGGTTAGCCATTTGTCAGCTCCGTTGTTAACTCACGCATTGTAACAGAACTTGGCCAACAAGCAACCAAATTCTTAAGTTATTTTATTGCTTAGACCAGCTTGTGGGCCCGGGTGAGCTGGGCCATGACGTTGTCGTACCCCAGACGCTTGTAAAGCTCGCTCATAAACGCCGAGTCCTTGTCCTTCTGCGGGCCATACATGTAGACATAGTCCACACACAGGGCCATACAGTTCTTGTTGGTAGCCTTGAAACCTTCAAGGGTGTCAATATCAGCCCTAACCTCAGAGAACACAGCAGAGAAGATGTTTCCAGCGCGGCTGAGTTCGTCGTTGGTGAGCTTTTGCATAGCAGCAGTCTTGGCCATTTATCATCTCCGTTGTTAACTCACGCATAATAGCAGGATTTAGATTTGGATCAACCTAATCCTTAAAGTTGTAGAGTTTCTTGGGATCACAGAACATCACCAAGGCAAACAGATGTTGTTCATAGCTAACTTCGTCGTATGCTCGGCTGCGTTCACACCAGTGCTGATCATCACTGTAGACCCACTGAATAATTCGCATACGCTGGTTATAGGTGCGACGGTTGCAAATCAATGTCCACGCACTGCCCATAATAGCCAGGACCATCAAGGATCCAAAAATGTCAAACGCAGTCATGCCAATCTCCTGTTAGTAGAGCCCCAGATCGCGCCGCAGCTGACTCTGGCCACGGCTACGATATTCGCAGATACGACCTTTCACAGTCATGCTCATAATGCAGCCAATGATGTCATCACCCCACTCGGGTTCAATGCCACCAAAGCTAGGATGGCCTGTGGCATTTGCAGGAACATATCCGCGCAGGTCCCCGTCCCGCTCATCAGCTTCCATAAGCTCGCCAATGATTTTCATCATGCGGCGCTTGATTGCGAGGATGAGCTCTGCCATGGAATCGCCTTCAAACAGCTCTTCACTATGGACATAACCCATCACTCCCCACTGGATCTTAACATTAATTGCTTTGGCGTCAGTGTTAGCAACAGCCATAGAGTTAATCCTCTAGTTAAGATCAACATGTTAGCAGATTGTGCTAACATGTCAATGATCTAAGTCGGTGGTCCCCGCAGCGGTTTTAGGCCCGGTCCCAATTAGCCTTTACACAGTTACGAGCACTGCTGGCCTTCATACCTAGCTGGTTGACAGCCTGACGAAACACATGATCCTGCCCGTAACCAGCAAGCCTGGCAGTGCGAATCAATGCACGCACCTGTTCTGCATAGCTACCGGTGTTAGCAGCCGCTGCCGGACGAGGACCTTGCACAACAGTGGTCCCCGCAGGGATTGCATAGTTGGTACCTGCAAAAACCGAATCACGTTTGACAGGAACGCTGGTGGCAGCAACATCGTGCATCAAGCTCCAGGTTGCCGGGCTCACAGTTGGCCGCGACTGAGCAGCATGGGTGCTGACTACCCGACCGTTATACTTGACAATATATGCACAGTAACGATCGATGACACCCCAGGATGCCTTACGGAAACGACACATACCACCAGTTTGGATGCTGCGATGGCGACGTTCACTGACGCCATATTCCTTGCCGGCGGTGCTGGTGTAGATATAAGTGCGGCCTCGTGCATATTCAATGGTGGTCATATCATGAGTACGCTTGCCGGTGCCACCCAGCGCACGACACACGGCTGCCCAACCGGCATCATGCTTGCGACCCAAGCTGGGATTGCGATGGCACACCGTATGGGCGATTTCATGCGGAATGGTGTCGTCAACCATATCCCGGAAGTGAGCCTCGTCACCAAAGATTGCAGTGGTATTGAGGCGAATGGTACGGTGTCCAATTGCCCAGCCTGCCGTGCGACCTTTGAGGTCATAGCGCACGATCAGATCGCTGAGATCCATATTGTAGCGTTGCTTGACAATGGCTTTGACAGCAGCAATCTTGTCTTCCACTGCCTTCATGCGTTCTGCGCGGGTCTGCATTAAGTGCTCCTTGCGTTGCCTGCGTATATTAGCAGATTTATATGGCGGCACAACCAAAAGTTATCCACAGATATCAGTTCTTTTTGGTTGCAGTAATGTGGTATTCTGCTATTATCACAGAGTTAACAAGGAGCAAGCAAATGGACTACGCTACTGCACAGAAGGTGTTTGGTGAGATCAAGGGTGGTACCTTTGTTGGTATGGACACCGAAACTGTTGAAAAGCTCAAGGGCGGCAAGAAGAATCCGTATCAGGGCCGTGTTACCAAGCGTGTTACCGGCAGCACTGTGATGGTGTTCGGCAACACTGAGAGCAATGCTTATGAGAACATGGTCAAGCGTCGCCTGGCCAAGGAAGGCAAGGATCCGGAGGACTTCAAGCTCAGCCCGCGTGCATGGGGTCAGCGTATTCCCGGCACGGCGTTTGTCGAGCACAAGGGCGAACACTATATCGAAGTGATCTTCCTGCATGCCGGCGACGTGGAGTATTTCCTGGACGGCAAGCCGCTGGATGTCGTTGCAACGGGTGCTGATGCAGCGTGGCTGGAACTGCCCGATACCAAGGTCAATCCGAATGGGCAGGGTGGGCTCAGCGAAGACTCGCGTGTGATCATTCGTACCTACAAGCTGGACAGCGTTATTGCGGTGCGTGCCAAGGGTGAAGAGCATAGCTAAACTTTGGTGGGTGGGCAAGAAATTGCTCACCCATTCCTTTTCACGTTGACATAAATATCCTGTTCTTGTATAAATATCGGCAGGAGATATCAACATGAAGATCAATGAAGTTACCAAGACTAACCGCGAGGCTCTGTTTGAAGAGCTGGATCGGAACAACGATACCGGGGTTGCTACTGAAAACCTCGTAGCGATTGTAGAAGCGCATAACGCTGATGTCTGGGAAGATCTCACTGATGATTACCTAGCAAACCTCAAGAAACAATTGGCAGAAACCAACAATGGCAGTAGCATTTAAGATTTCGCCATTATTCAAAAAGACTCTTGCTGATCTAGCTGCTCAGAATCCGCGATTAATTGATCGTGTTGAAGCATTTAAAAATTTCAAAAGTCAAAACCCACTGGCTAGTTTTGGCAGTAGTGATAAACCATTGTCAGGTACAGGATATTTTTCTAAAGCCGTGCCCGGCATAAAACATGCCCATCTCACACGAGATATCAGCATATGGTACACTGTCAGTGGCAGAGATCCTACCGAATTTAAGCTCTACGGTATGTTTACTCATCATGATACTGGTACAGGTGAGCCTCCAAACTTAAAGAGGCAAAAATCTGCAGCTGAATGGTTAAAAAATCAACCTTTTAGATAAATTAAGGTTGCGTTATTCCAATTGCCTGTTATAATGCGGACATGGCACAGAGGAAAGCTAAAATGAAGACTCAGAAGCGTCGCGCTATCGAACTCTTTGCGGCTAACAGCCCGTTCCGTAGCAAGCGTGTGGTCAAGAGCAAGAAGCTCTACACTCGTCGTGTTCGTTCCAACAAGAAGGATATCTAACATGCGTGTTGGATTTGGTCTGTTTGGTGTATTCTTTGCAGTGGTTGCAGCACTCGTTCTGGTGTCATTCGTTGCCGCTGGATTCCTGTCATACCAGTGCTATGCTAGCGGCGATCCCAACAGTATTGCCTGCTTTATGATCAGCGATCGGCACGAGATCGGCATTCGTACCCGCTAAAGGTGCATGATGGAATACGGAATCTTGATGTGTGTCGCTTGGGTGCAATGGCATATTAAGCGGTACGGTCCCTTTGTACTGGGAGCAGTTGCTTGCGGTGCAGTAGGATACTTTCTCAGGGGCTGGGTATGACATCTGAAGAGTTTAACGCACGTGAAGCAGAGCTTCTTCAAGATGTGCCCATAGAATTTCGCTCAGCTCTCAGCTATTATGCATATGACAAAGGTCATGCTTATGGGCATGAAGAGGTACTGATCCATCTAGGCGAACTGGTTGATATGCTGGTTCCTTGTTTTAAACAATACAATAACCGTGTAGGTGTCAAGCCATGAGTTGCCGTGAAGTAGATCTCGATGATGCTGTGGTCGAAGCTCTCTATGAGTACAACTGCACAGGTGTTGATTCTGTGCTGAGGCATGTGCGGCGTCGCTTTAAAAATATCAATGACACGCAGGTGCGTCAGTGCTATAACGAGCTACGTAACAAGCAACGCGAAGTATTTCAGGAGCAGTAAGATGAGCTGGTATAACTACGATCATTGTGATATCAGTGAGTTCATCGGCAAGACGCCCACGGAAATCATCAACGGTTATGATGAGATTCGATTCCGTATGAGCGATGGGTCTGAGTATGTGATGGCTCACATCCAGGACTGCTGCGAAAGTGTCTCAGTTGAGGACATTGCCGGCGAGCTCAATGATCTGCTCAACAATCCGATCACTGTGGCCGAAGAGCGCTCCAACTTCAAGGAGACCGAGTACGGTGATGCTCGGTGGACCTTTTACGAACTTCAGGGATCGCGTGGTTATGCTACGATCCGTTGGTATGGTACTAGCAATGGCTACTATGGCACCGGCGTAGACATTATGCGTGTATCTGGGCCCAAGGTAGCAGACGAGCCCAGTTTTTAGGTTGACTCAAATCAATTAGTCTAGTAGTTTACATCAAAGGAGAGCAAGCATGAACGCCAATCAGATTACCGATCGTGAGTCGTACATCAAGTTTCGTCGTGATTGGAAGGCGGTGTACCGCTACGTCAGCGAAGAAATTCGTGCCAGCAAGCGTGCTACCAACAGCATGAACTGGCGTCGCAACAGCATCAGCATGGTCAAGACCCATGCACGTGGGCAGGCTGAAACGGCTATGCTGAGCCGGCGTGCCAATGTGCTCATGCAGGAGCTGACCGAGGCCAAGGCTCGTCGTCCGCTGCGTGTGCAGGCCTAACATGGCCGAGTCGCTGGAATCGCTGCAGGCATATCGCAACAACATGGATCTCCCTATGGAGATCCTGGCATCGACTCTGGGAGAACTGGGCTGGAAAGGTGAAGGTGCTGCAGACTGCGATGTGGTAGATGTTGCCACTCGCAAGCTGCGTACCCTGCACGCACTGGTGCTTGCCGGGGGTCTTAACCCCAAGATGCTTGAAGCTATTATGGGTGAATAACATGATACGGACAATCATCGCAGCGATCGTTGCAGTTGGGTTGGGTGCATGTGACAATTCACCCAAGTGCCTAGTGGACGCTAAAGACACCGCCGTGGTCATTGATGTTGATCAGCTCTGTTCTAGCGGTAGGTATGATTGCACCAGGTATGACCGACTGCGTATGACTCGTGATGCTGACGGTACGGTCTGTGCCATGCACAGTTATGGCTGGAAGTACAAGGTTGGCGATAAGATCCGCGGACCAATGTAACTAACCTTTTACTCATTGACAGCTAATCCAAATCGTTATAATATCGGCGAACTAACAAAGGAGTAGATGATGAATCGGAAGTTCAAGGGTGTGTGGAAGACTCCGGGCGGTGGGCTTCAGACTGTGTTCTGTGAAGCCAAGAACTACAATATCGCTTGCCAGATGTTCGAAGCTCAGTATGGCAAGGGCAAGGTGATGAACGTCTGCGAGACCCGCTAATACAATAAAATTTGTGGTATCATGCTCTTGTTGTTATAATAGGAGCATGATACCCCTTTATTGTGTGTGTACTACAAATGCCGAACGTATCAGTCGTATGACGATGCGTTTTACTCAGCTGGGACTATATCACGAATTTGTGCCAAGTCCCGGTACTTGTATAGATGGACATCTTGTATGTCTAGACAAGTTTTTAAAAACCGGTGCCGAATTTGGCATAGTATGCGAAGACGATGTTCATATACGTCGTGACTTCCTACAAGAACTACCCATTATAGTCGAACAATTTAAAAAGCTCAAGCTAGATATTCTTTTGCTAGGATATCTGCTGGATTACCCATTGTTACACCATCAACAACACGATCCCAATTTACCCATGTTAGCCGTGCCGTTTAGCTTTCACAACTACGGCTCACAGCTATGGGGTACACAGATGTATCTGATAACTCGCAGTTATGCTGCACAAGTGTTGCATAATTTTGGTCCAGCATCTGGGTACAAGCAGCGTGCAGCGATTAATTCATCACTGACACCACATGCCAGTGACCATATAATCACCAAGGATACCAGTCAACGGGCGTTAATTTGGCCAATGCTTGCAGTGGAAGAAGGTGTGATTAGACGCGAAATAGACACGTCATTGCCTGAGCATCACGCTCAGAACGACTTCCATCAACGTGTATTCACTGCTAACTATGATCCAGCGTTGTTTGTTTAGGTTACCAGCTATACCAGATTAGCATTTTTGCGTCACCGTGTTGGTCGTAGATCTTGTTATCTACCAGCATCACCACCACTGGGGTAATACTGATCGAAACCAAACAGCAACCAACGATTCATCGAAAGTTCTCCCGTTTATTGGGCAACAGTCCCAGCACACTCTTTTCTTCATCAGTGAGCTTGTCCAGCGCTCGTTCTTTAACGTCGGCTAGACGCTGCTTTTCAATCTTGTGTGTTTCAACACGCTCAACCAGCGTTTCCAGATCGGTAAAGCACCACGGATTGGTATAGTTGAACTCATTGGGATTGAACCACACACGAGCCACAGAGTCTTCCTTGTAGCCCAGGTCTTCCACTGAGGCTTTTACCTGCACGTCAACTGCAGACTTTTCTACATTGAAGGCAACGGTGTAGTTAAGCCCAAGCTTTTCAGCATTGGCCAGTATTCTCAATGCTCGAACAGCAAAAGTCTTGTTGGCTTCAACGTCCTGCTGAACTCTTTCTAGCTCTTGAAGACGTCGTTCGTCTCGGGTCAGTCTAGCCATTTTTATCCTCGTTATCATTGGCACCAATCAACCTTGCAGTAGCCGGGACCTTGACCACAGCATGAAATACAACGGTATGCCCAACAGGCGGCCAGTAAACCTTACCCTTGAGCAGCATACGAAGATCGATTGGTGCAGAGATTGGTGTGTTCATTCCGCCATTATAGCAAAAAGATTCTAGCTGTCAACTGTGTAATTGCGGTTGATCTCACCTGCTACCAGTGTTAGTTTGCGGACTAGAAAATCACCGAGGACGACTCCATGGCAGACTATCATTGCATCAGTGCGTATCAGTTTAAGCCGGTTGTTAAGAAGACTGCAACTGCAATTCGTCGCTTGCAGAAGCTTCTGGGATTTGAGCAGATTGTCTGCACAGGAATCAGCGGGCAAAGCATTGCGTGGCCGGTTAGCTATGTCACTGATATTCCTGTGGCAGTGGTGCGTCGCAAAGGCGAGCGCGGGCATCATGGATACAAGGTAGAAAACTTCGCCAGAGACAAAAGCTATATCATCATGGATGACTTTATTTGTTCCGGTGATACCATTCGGCACATGGTACGCACAATTAACAAGGAATATGCCGACGACGGTTCGCAATGTGTGGGTGTGTTTTGTTATTCGCCCACTGGACGTGAGTTTGTAACTGTTGACAAGACCAAGCTGTTTGTATATGATGCATCTAGCAGAAAGAAGAAAACAGCGGAGACGAAAATGTAGTAGCACACGCTAGTTTTTATTGATTGAACATATTTTTTGACACACTGTGGTAGTTTAATAGTAACCCCGGAGGCAGCAATGCGGTAACTAAATCTTTTTTTTGTTGTTTTATGTTTACGATTGGCTGTGACTTTATCATGAAGCACAGAGTTCTCGGGCAGTTAATGTAAGCCGTGGAGGGCAAGATCCGGGGGCAGAGCTAGAAATAGCTTTGCCTTCCGTGTTTTTGCATTGACAGTAGATCTGGTTCTGCTAAACTACGCAGCAAACAACGCAGGTTGACGATGTATTATTACGTTAGGGACTGTCCTACCACGATCAAGCCCCACTTTGACGCACGTTGGTCACGTGAACAAAAGCTGTGGTGCATACGATCGCCGGTGCCGTTAGCTGGGTTCGTTCAGCTTGATTACTATGTAGTTCGCGAGTTTTTTAAAGTTAGATACTAAGATATCGGTTGCACTAGAGTCAAACGCTGCTAAAATACTCAGGTAACAAGGAGAACACATTGTCGCAGTTGCAGATTGAAGAGAACGAAGATGGTAGCTGGGTGTTGCTGAAGCTTAACAGCGACGGCAATTGGGACGCTGTCAGTGAGCACGCCAGCAAGGCTGCTGCACGCACGGCTCAGCAGGACTATCTGGTCGCAGAGCAGTACTCACTTCCTGCATGACACGCAAGTGGACTAAAAACAAGCCCCCAGCGGAGCAGTTCGACACAGAGCTGCTAATGGCCCTGGCATTTGCTGCGTATAGAGAAAATAACAATAATCTATACACAGAAGATGTCGTCTATTGCCCTACCACCGGGGATAGACAGGAAGTTGTAACCAATAAAAAACACATGCAACGTCATCTTGCAGGCACAAAAACCTTGCAGATCCTAGACAGCGACTATGAAAATGCTCGCAATGCTCGAGATTTTCTAGTTAACTGGTGTGTACTTAGAACACTTCAGGAAGAATTCCTGTCTAATTTTGTTGCGACTCTAAAGGAATCTGCAAATCAAGAGAAACATCCTGCGATAGCCTGTGGATTGTTTAGCTATCTTCCTAGCCAGTACTTGAAGTTGATTGCCAAGCAACAGCGTGAAAACCAGCTGTTGAATCTTGTTAATACCAGTGCATGGATTGGCACAATCGGGCAGAAAACAGAATTTACAATTACCGTGCTGGAAAGCAAGTACGTTGCCAAATTTAACTGTTACCATGTTTTTGGCTATACACCAGATGATAACTGTGTGTCATTCTTTACATCCAACAAGGAATACTGTAGCAGCGGCACCTATTCAGGTCGAATCAAAAAGCATATCGTTGACAGCTATAATAAAAATGTAAATGTTACACAGTTTACCTATGTCAAACCGGTTGCGGCTGTGATCAACTCTAAGTAATATCTTGCAAACAGGGAGCTGATAATGAGCACAGTTAATCTCAGCGCTATCGCTACTTTTATGGAATCTGGCTTGACATTGGGCCGTAGCCCACTTGAGTGTCTGCGTTTGCTCAATGAAGCCGAGCTTGAAGCCGTGATCGATAGTTTTCTCAAGGCCAATCGTCCTATGCGTACCATTAAGCTGGGCCTTGCTGTGGAGAATAGTGATCGAGTTAATGCTATCAAAACGCTGCGTTCAATTGTTAAAAATTGTAGCCTTCTCGAAGCCAAGAACTTTGTGGAATGTGCCGGCGAGCTGACTGTTACTGATCAGCAGCTGACTGAGCTGCGCCAAGCTATGGCTCACATCATCGCAAAATAGTTGACTTTTTCGTACTATTTGCTAGTATAAAGTCAGCAATGGAGAGGGTGATGCAGACTTGGGAAGAAGCAGCACGAGCAGCAGGTTGGAAGGTTTTTATTGATCTTCCCAGCCGTACAGAATTTCGGCATGATACTCTCGACGATGATTATGTAACTGATCTCAAGGGTGAAGCTGCTTGGAAAGAACTTTGTGAGTTTATGGGGATTCGCCGATAATGTCTAGGATTTGTTCAGAATGCCGGTATGCAGTACTGGTCGACTATGGCTATAGCAATTACACCGTAGAAGGTACCAATCTATACTGTGCCAAGAAACTGCACCCCAACGATGGGTTTGATCATTGGTATGGGGAAAACAAGGAAGTTCGCTTTGCTGAGAACTGCTCAGGATATGTCAGCGGAGCCCCTGTGCAGGTTGATGTCGATCACGAAGCATTCAACGACATGCCCGGCGAAGAGCTTGAAATCTATCAAATGGTGTTTGGCAAACCCAGTTGACGTTTACTAGAAAGATGCTAGTATAGAGTTGATTCAGTTTAGTCGAATGCTCAGGTGGGTAAGCTCTGCAGAGCGAGGCCAACGTGCCGATAAACCTAGGGCTGTAGACTAATATGATAGGTCACCTGTCCAATATGCAGGAGATAAAGGTTTGATTCCTTTCAGCGGACTTGAGCTTTCGGCTAAACTGAATCTTTTTGTCATTGACAAATCCGCAGTCTGCGCTAAATTAGCAGTGTGAACAAGGAGATCATGATGATCATCAGTGCAGAACAAGCTCAGGCTTACACCGGTCTCGAAGGTCAGCAGGCTTTTGTCGAGCTGGGATTTGACAGCATGGGCTATACTCGTACCATCACCGACGGTGCCACTGGAGCGACTGCGGTAGTTCTGTATAGCGGTCTTGGCCTGCCCATTGCATATTTTCGCACTACCGACGAGGCTATCGGGTCAGCGATGCAGAACAACATTGAGGTTTTTAACCTTCACTAAAATTGGTTGCACGAGCTCTAGATCGCTGTATAATGAGCTCAACAACGGAGCAGCGTATGAAAACCGAAGAACAGTATATGGAAGAGTTCGACGAAGCTCACCGCAATTATGTTGCTGCTCGAGCTCGTGCAGGCTTTCCTTTTAATCCTCCTGACAAGAACAAGCCCTTGCCTAGCTGGGTTCTGCGGCATGGCGAACGACCCACGTTGACGTTTGTCACTCGGCCGTACTCGGGTGCTGTACCAGCTGCTAAGAGCGTGCAAAAGCCCGCTGTAGCGGTGGCTCCGGAGGTCGCTACAGTTGTTAAGCCCGAAGCTGGTCAGAGCTTTGCGTCGCAAGTACGTGCAGTTATTGCAGACGTTAAACCCAAGGGCTGGACACAAGAACAGGTTGTTGAGCACGCGGTTTCTGTGCTTAATATGAAGCGTACAAGTGCTATCAACTGCGTCCGACATAACTGGGACCGTGTTAAGTAAAGGATAAGGCTATGTCTAATGTAGATTTTGAAGCTCTTAAGCAGCGTTGTGAAGCCGAAATGAACAGGCATGACAGTGTTGGTCGTGAGAAGCGTATGCTGAACTACTCGGGCAAGGACTTTGCACCGGTTTTGGATCCCGAGTGGAATCGGCAGCATCGAGCTGCGCCCAAGCCCAGGTATACACTGAGCCCTGTTCAGCTGCGGCGTATGCGGAGCATCTAACAATGCGTCGCTGGTACTGGCCCGTTTGCGCGCTTAATGTGGCATTCGCTGCACAGCCATTTCTTTTTGATGTACCTGCCACAGGTTTTCATGTATTCAATGCATGTGTGGCGCTGCTGATGATCTGGGCAGGTCCCGTCAAACAGGAAAGCTAACAGTGGCATACATCGACTTCTACGACATTGCAGGGTCCTTGGAAGCTGTCAAGGACATTGCTCACAGTGCAGCACCTGGTGCACTGGTGCGTGAAGATGGGTTTCAGCGTCAAGGTTATGGTGAAATTCATCGAGTCTATATCACCTCGCAGGATCAACGATCGGCTCTTGATCTTGTTGCTCACGACACGTTTCTTACAATCTAACAGTATTCGGTTGTGATGTTTCACGTTTGTGCTATAATCGGCACATAGCAAGGAGCTAGGCAGATGTCACACTGGGAACATGGATACCACGACGGGCTTAACAACAGGAATCCTGCAACGGCACGCTATCTGCATGATTCAATCCACGATCCGTATGACTTGAATGATTACTGTGCCGGCTACCGAATGGGCATTCGGTGTCAGCCTGAAAAGGATCGCTGCATCGAAGGCGACCTGATTGGCAAGCCCGAGAACTTTGAAATTCGCAACTTCAACTAACATCAAGGAGACTAATCATGGCATTTGTTCGTTCCACAGCTAATCCGCAAGTTGGTGATATTCGCACGCTGAAGACTGATGTCGGTGCTGGACATGGCACCATTCTTCGTGGTAGCCGTGTGAAGATCATTGGACACAGCTATCGCGGCTGGGATATCGAAGACCTTGAGTCGGGTGAGCGGGTTTACGAGACCATTAGTTTCGATCTGTTCGAGCGTTGATAGACAACGGAGCAGGGCAATGGCTGGGCAGTTCCTTTACCTGAATATGACGTACGAAACACAAGCGGGAACGCACGTCAAGATGGTGAAAATTCACAATGCTGGGACTAGCTACGAAACGCTTGAGGACGAGCATGGTGTAAATCGCTATTCTCGCAGAGCTGAAGACATAGGTCGTTGCACCGGGTCTGCACACGATTACAGCGACCCGCGCAATATCAAACGATCCTAAAAACCACTAGACACGCTACCAATAGTCTTCTAGTATAGGATCAACAACGGAGCATATTGTGTTCGACGATCTAGAGGATTATGAATCCAACGGTATCACCCTAAAGTTGGGCTGCGGTGCTTGTCCTGAGCAATATGAAGCCTATAACGAGAGTGGCGACCATGTGGGTTATCTTCGCTTGCGACATGGACGTTTCACTGTGGAATGTCCAGACGTTGGTTATGACCTTGTGCTGGAAGGGCGGCCCGAGGGCGACGGACATTTCATGTATGAAGAACGCACACAGTGGCTGGAAAAGGCTGTGACTGCAATCAAAGAATGGATGGTGGCGCATGGAAAAGCGTAAGATCTACGACGTCAGCACCAATACCGATCTCACTGAAGGCCGCGGCAGTGAGTATGTCAAGCATACCTGTGTGTTGCTTTCTACAGCTATACGACTTGCGCACCGAGGCTATGTGCAGGGCAGCGACTGTCCTATTACCGCACGCGAAGTAGACTACGATCCCAAAACTGATATGTACTACGGTAAGATTGAAGTCAATCGTGGTACACCTGCAGATGTAAAGCAGGAAGAAAAGAGAGATCGGTTGCAATCAGTTCTAGAGCGTGCTAAACAGCTCGGACTAAGCGACGAAGACATCAAGATCATTCAGGAAAAATAACATGCCTACGATTTATCGTGTTATTGCACGTGACGATAACAAGGTGCAACAGTTTCGCACTGCCTATGACGTTAGCATCTTCCTCTTGGGTCGTCGCATCACTGCGTACTTGATCATCAAGAGCGACAATCAGGGCGATCGCCTTATTGCGTGGCCCAGTGATCCCAATATTGAAATCATCGAAACGCATCTTGAATCCAGCTAGCTATTTTCGACCTCTTCTCCATCCATTTATAATATATTGATCTACCAAGTTTTTATTAATCATTCTTACTTGACCATCTTTAATAACGCACACGCTGCCTTTTTTAGATTTGCTCATTTTGAGCTTTGATTCGTCGGTATGACATGTTATATGTTTAAAAAATATACGACCCATAACCCATCCGGCTTCTAAAAAGGGCTCTACCTTACTAGGATCAATATGCTTTGTTTTTTTCTCTGCAACATTTGATATCCAAATAAGACCTTTGCGTGTCTGTGACATTTTATCCTTAACGTGATCAGACATTTTCTTACCAACATTTGCTAACCTTACTTTTTCTATAACAGAGCTTGGTTTTTTAACACCTTTTAATGCATTACTTATTTTTTGCTTATGTTCTTGTGTTTTTGGTGCATTAATGTTAAAAACTCCTTTGATATTTCCGTTTATCCAGTCAGATCTATTCATTACATCTAGTTTACGTAGGACATTCGCTTCCCATGACAATGCTTCGTTAGCAGTATGAAATGTTCGTCTCACTTCGACGTCAAAACTATCTTTACCATATTCTTTGATTAATTCGTGTACTTTTTTGCTTGATGTAAAGTATGTAACCCAAAATGTCGCAGGATTGGCAATGTTTCGTTTGTGTTTTGCTACTTTAACGCCATAATACCGTAGACCAGTTGGTCGATGTATAATATAGTAAGTGTAAGGAATGTAATTCATATGAAACCTCTTTATCATGCCCAAGCGTCCGCACGTAGATATGGTGGAACGGTAGAGTGTTATTTACCTTTGCACAATTTCTTTGACAGTTCCAAACAGTGTTTGGCGGATGTTAGGCATCGTGCTATTCTGCACTCCAGCTTTGGTATCTTTCTGCTAGAACGAGTCTTTGGAGAGTATATCACAAATTCAGCAGGTCGTCGAGTTTGTGTACGTGATATTGGCGAAGAGCATGTCATTGAGGATCTGGGCACCATTCCCACTGTGGAAAAATGGCTGCGTAATCTGCCCATTGAAGACTGGATGACCAGCGCACGCCATAACAAGATCATCAAGACTACGCATATCAGTTTCGATGATGTCAAGGTTGATTAACAAGGAGCAAAATTAATGACGAATACCCGCAATCTACTTTCTCTAGTTCAGGAATATGACGCCAAGGTCAAGGCCATGCGTGAAGAGCTCAGCAACGAGTTCAAGACGCAGTTCAAGACCATTAGCACGGAGATTTTCTCCAAGTATCCTGAAATCCTCAAGTTTGGTTGGACTCAGTACACGCCCTACTTCAATGACGGTGATGCCTGCGTTTTCCACTACAATGATATGTATGTCTGCACGGATCCTGAATCTGCAGACGGCAGCGTCTATGACTGGGAAGACATGTATAGCCTCAAGAATAAGTACCCTGAGCTTGCAGAGTTTGAAAAGGTTCTGAGCTCCAGCGAGGACATCCTGCTTGCTATGTTCGGTGATCATGTTCAGGTCACTGTGACGCCGGCTGGAATTGATGTTGACGAGTACGAACACGACTAGTATATTGCAGGTACAGCGGAGGTTGCGTTTACTACCAATTAACGAAAACACGCTGTCAAGCCGTTAGGGACCGCGGGGAAGTAGCTGAAAAGGCCTTCCAGAGTGTCCCACTTTTTTAGGTGCAATGATGATACTGGCTTGTTGTCCATTCTGCGCTGCTGAACCCCCAAATACCATTGTAATCAACGAAGTTAGACGCTTTTATAGGGTCTACTGCAATGGTTGTGGCAGTGCTGGTCCATTTGGTGACACCGAAGAGCAGGCCAGTGAGCTGTGGAATTTGTCCAGTAAACAGCGCTCTCAAGCATTCGCCGAAGCAGCCAAGATAGTTCGCAGTGAGATTACCAGAGTTCAAGATCTCTGTAAGTTCCCAGAATCCACAGATGTAGCCACAGAGCGTCTTAGATTTGCAGTTTTGGGTCGCGTTGATGGCCTTGTTATGCTAGAACGAGCTATGCTAGATAAGGTCGTAAAATAGGTTCAAAATGATTGACTTATTCTTGGACACGAAGTAACAATCAAGTTACACTGTTGATAGCCTTGCTCGGGCGATTGAGAGAGCAGCTCACCATTGGAATAAGAATGGGATGCATTTGGGCAGCAGCAAGTCTGATATGCACTAACCTACTGACGGTAGGATGAGCAGGCACGTCCTCTGCATATCTGGATAACAAGTCAAATAGGCTTGTCGAAGCACGTATAAACCGCAAATGGTACTTGAGATATGGAGGCGGTAATCTCACATCAATGACATCGCATGGTAGTGTTACATCTGAAGCTATACGACGAGATGAGCAGACTTTAGCATAATCGGGAGGAAATCATGACAGCCCCGTTCCTGTGTGACGCACAGGTTGCGAATAGCAGATGAGGCAATTAAAGGACTCGACGAACGCAAACTTTAATTTACACGATTGACTGGACACAGTCGTCGTGTGACTTTGGATCTGACGAATGCAATAGAGTTGGTGAAGCAAAGTGAACCGTTAGGTGAAACGGCTGAAATCAACAGATGAACGTGAGGTTCATCTCATTTGACTGCAAATGAATAGTTTTGGTATAATATCTAGATGTTTACCATCATAAAACCCAAAACTTACTCTGACTCTCGTGGTTGGTTTAGAGAGACATATCAATGCCAACATATGGAATCACTGGGCATATATAGCAGTTTTGTCCAAGAGAATCAATCCTTATCATATCAAGCAGGCACTGTGAGAGGTCTGCATTATCAAGCACCACCATATGCACAGTCCAAGCTAATATCTGTGCTAGCCGGCAGTATCTATGATGTAATCATTGACATACGCCGGAATTCTGCTACATATGGGCATTGGACTGCATATACGCTAACTGTAGAGTCAGGTGAACAGCTTTACGTTCCCAGCGGATTTGCACATGGCTTTTGCACGCTGGAACCCAACACACGCATACAATACAAGGTAGACCATGTATATCATCCTGCCAGTGAGGGTGGTATTTCATGGTGTGATCGTGACTTGAACATCCCGTGGCCAGTATCTATGGCTCAAGCAATAGTGTCAGATCGAGACGCTGCGTTGCCGACGTGGAACAACTTTATAAGCCCATTTTAGGTCTGTCAATGCTTTTGATATTTGGTAAAACAGGACAACTAGCGCAATCACTGGCCGGCCTCGCTCAATCGAGCAACATTCCAGTAACTGCAACTGCACGAGATACAGTGGACATCACCGACAAATCCAGCATAGAGTCTGTGATCAAGACCGTTCGTCCTAGATTAGTCGTCAATGCCGCGGCTTATACAGCAGTAGATCTTGCAGAGACTGAGCGAGACCAAGCCGAACAAGCAAATACTCTAGCTCCGGGTCTCGTAGCAGAAGTCTGTGCAAATTCCAAGGTACCCATGATACATATATCAACTGACTATGTGTTTGATGGCTGCAAACTCAAACCTTACATAGAAAGTGATCAATTGTCCCCTGTGTCAGTCTATGGCCAGACAAAAGCAGCCGGCGAGGCACGTGTACGAGATGCTCTTGAGCAGCATGTGATCCTTAGAACCAGCTGGGTTTACAGCAGATTCGGACGAAACTTTGTTAAAACTATGATCAATCTTGCTGCAACGCAACCTGAAATATCAGTTGTTGCAGATCAAACAGGCTGTCCCACAGCAGCTGACGACGTATCATCCGCTATAATCACTGTATATCAAGCTATGCAGCAAGGCATCACAGCCTGGGGAACATATCACTTTGCTGGCACAGGCATCACCACATGGTATGATTTTGCAGTGAGAGTCATTGACGCTCAATCTGCTATAACAGGACATTGTCCTCAGATGCGACCTATCTCTTCCAGAGAATATCCCACTGCGGCACAGCGACCACAGAACTCAGCATTGAGCAGTGATTTGTTTGCACGGAAATTTGGCTATCGTGCTAGGCCATGGCATCTTGCAGTTAAACAAACAGTTGATCAGCTATTAAAAGGAAAACACAGTGACATCACTTAGCGTCACCTGCATTGAAACTAGACATTATCAACGCTCTGCTGAAGCTGTTCAACGCACTATAAGCTGTTTACCTGCGGGTAGTGTAGACTGTGTTTATTGGTTTAGCAATGCAGATTTTCCAGTGTCATTGCCTGGCATTGAGATTATACGCATAGACACACCATGTTTTACTCACTTCATCGACGATATCAATAGACTTTGTTTACGTATAATTCCACGTGTTGTCACCACAGATCACACAATAGTTGTTCAAGGTGATGGATTTGCCGTGAATGGCGATGCATGGGATCCCTCATTCCTTGAGTATGATTACATAGGTGCGTGTTGGCCTTGTATGTGGGACGGACCACATTCCATAGTAGGCAATGGAGGATTTAGTCTACGAAGTCAGCGTTTGTTAAAAGCTCTTAGAGAAATCAATGCTCGCTGGCAACTCAGTGACTGGGAAGGTGATCCTCGATTGGATCAGCGTGATCATTATGTGTTGAATCCTGACAAGAGTCTACCAGAAGATATTCTCGTTTGCCAGTGGTATAGACCGCAGCTCGAAGCTGACTATGGTATTAAATTCTGCCCAGTTGAGCTAGCAAACAAGTTCAGCGTTGAAAGCATTCATCCAGTTACAGAATCTTGGCTAGGCAAAAGCTTTGGATTTCATGGTGTTACTGCTGCACCTTATTATGGTGTTAGCTTATAGCTACCAAACGAACTCACTATATAGCTCTCCAAGCTGTTCTGCAAGCTCAATGTGTTCTTGTATCAGCTGACCGCTTGAGCGAGCAATAGTTAATGCTTCTGCTCGGCTGACAAACTCATCACGGTCTGTAATAAATCCTTCTTCGCCATAGGAAATCCTGCATAAGCTATAACCCATGCTCAGCAACAGCCAGATTACATTGTGATGACGAGAGGGAGGAAGAATCCAATGGACTTCTCCATCTCGTGTTTTGATTGCAGCAGCTTTAATCTGCACTAGCGCAGAGTCCAGTCCATGATAATAGCCACGGCTTTTGCACTCATTGCCAGAAAGAAAAACCAGTAGGCAATCCTCTCAGCAGCTACTGGTTTTTCCCAACCTCTTGCAATAAAGTAAAAAGCGGCTGCAAACGATGTTAGATAGCCGATGATGTATGTAATTGCTTCAAGAGAAGTCATCGTGGTCCCCGCAGCTATTTGTTGAGCATCTTGGCCAGCAACTTGCTATCAAGCTCGGGCTCGCTCTTGAGCTTAAGGCTGATGCTTTCACCGTGAGCAACTACAGATCCGTCATCTTCGACGCGAACAAAGCCTGCACGCTCCGGCTTCCACTGCCCGATAATCAGGGCCATGCTGCCATGCTGCACGTGATTAGGGAAGATAACAGGCACATAGTTGAGCCCAGTATCAAAGATGATGTATTTGGCATCTGTGCTAAACATTTGGTCCCCGCAGCATATTACTCAAATACTATACTACTTGAGTACTTGGATTTCAACCACTGTATAAGACCAGTTTGCTTCGTCTGGTTGACGTGGCATTGCGTTAATTTCCTCAACCCAAGACTCAGCACGCTCCTGAGTTTCATATGCAAGGATAGCTCCGTCCTTAACAGAGCCACGCCAGCGTTCAATTACAAATACAGTCTTATACATGGTCCCCGCACTAGTCTTCGTATTCCGCACGCTTCCGTTGAAGTTCGGCAATCTGCTGGTCGATCTTCTCTCGTTGACGTGCACGCGCTTCCACACGCGCCCGCTCAGCATCCTTTGCCACATCATTGATGTTCTTGACGTTGATCTTAACGATAGACCCACCGCCGCCCCACTGCCAGAACCCTGGCATAATTACAGCAGTAGCGAGAATGTCTTTGAGTTTGCCAGCATACACGCCAAGATTGGGCTGATGATGATGCCCACCGAGATCACAGTTGGGATCTTCACCACGGACCTGCCACAGCCCTTCCTCATCAAGCTGATGCTTTTCCATAAGGGACTTGTATGCGTAGGTACCGCGATACTTGGCAAGTGCTTCCTGAGAATTCATGTTGTTTCTCCTTGTGTTACCGGATATTAGACATAATCCAAGTGGGTTGCAAGCTGTTTCTTGAGAGTGTCAATTCGTCCTGTCAACTCCTGAAACATCTTGGAGTATTTTTCGCGAGTGTAGTAACCACTCTGCGAGGTAAGATAGGAGTAATCCTGGTTCAGCTCACGCAGCTCTCGCAGCAGCGACATTGCGTAAGTCATAGAATGGTCCATGAGAATCAATCCTTGTATAGATAGCTTGCAGCCAACTCCAGTGCGGTGATACGGCTAATACGCATGTATTGTAGCTTCTTTAGATGCTCAAGTCGAGCACGTTTTTCCTTGGGCTTTTCCTTCATTGCCTCGCGAATGGCTTCTGCATTCTCTCTGGCAACGTTGAGATGCAGACGCGCACGGCGACGAAACTCAACTCGATCTTCCAGCATTGTTTACCCCTTGATATACTTGTCAACGTCCAGCAAGGCCTTGATCACACCTGCATGATCATTCTGACGCATGGGTTTTGACACATGCTCTACCAGCATGTCAAGCATTGCGGCATCACGCTGCCGCTTTGCCTCGCTGCGCTGATTTTTGCGCTGACGAATTTCAGCCTGGCGTGCGAGCTCAGCTTTGCGCGGATCAGGAAAACCCTGCGCCTTGAGTTCAGCAATGGTGGGATACTTAGCCATTTGCGCCTCACAGTTTGGTAAACCCGGTGGGTGCTGCCCCCACTATCCACCGCTTAAAAGGCGGTTGCTTTTGCTGCTAAGCTACGGGTTCTTTAACAACGTTCCGCTATTATACAGACTTGCCATCTAGAGTCAATTGATAGTTTATGGTTGCATGTTATCGGTAATATGTTATGATAGCTAAAGCAACGCAAGGAGCACGTAATGAGCACCAATTCTCCACTGATGGTCGATCCTCCCGAAGGATGGCGATATGGCTTTCCCAAGGCCTACTTTAAGAACCGTGTGGGTTCCGATCGTGAACTGCGCTCGTGGCTTCTGCACTATGGCTACCCTGCCAAAATGATCGATAGCCTTGGTCCTAAGATGCGAGGCATTCGTTTCATCGGCGGTGAATAATACGTTGACTCTTAGATAGTGTTGATATATGATAATCAGACATTAACTAGGAGTGTGACATGACTGTAGACTTCAAAGCTAAGATTGAAGAGTTTGTCAAGGCTAATCGCAAGGTTTGGCCCGAGTGGCCCAAAGCGGTAAAGCCAAAGCGTCGTAACCCCAGGCATCGTCACAGAGATCAGGTTTACTGGGTGTACGATAATACGTTTAGCTATGACCAAAAACTCACAACCTGGTTGTTATACGACAACGAAGTGCTTGAGATTGATGGCATTGAGAATATGGGTGTGGTAGATGGTCCGGAAGGCGAAGAGGGTCTCTGGGAGTGCTGGGATTCACATTATCAGCTAGCTAACAAGCCCGGCAAAGGTGTAAGACTGCGTGAAGTAACGGCCAAGGAAGCACGTCGCCTTTGGCTGGGTCGGCTTTGCAGCGACGATAATGATGATGAATTTAGTTGACGGGCTATTACCAATAGCGTATAAAGCTCAGCACACAAGGAGCTAGACAATGTTTGCAGATTTCCTTTTGGTACCCGGCGATCGAGTGGTCATAAAGATGGACCCGGAGGCCCGTGCATGGCGTGGCGGACTGCCCGATGGCACCCAGGGAACTGTGGTTGGCAAGGTGAGGTATCGTCGCTATGCCACTCGTTACGGCATCGACACCTACAGCTTTGCTCAGCCTGGCATCTACGAGCTGGACGGTGTGCCGCGGGTCAAGTGGGACACTGGTAAGATTGACACTGTGAGCACCTACGATATCGAAGCAGTCGACACCAAAAAGTTCGAGCAGCGTGTGGAAACCCAGTATCGCTCTGCTGTTCGTGCAGGAGAAGATGGCAAAGAGATCGAACACCGGTTCCGCAATATGGTGAGGCTTGGTGATCTGCCCGATGCCAAGTTCTACGAGCTGGATCGTGTTCGTGTGTCGTGCTTTAACGATACGGGCACTGTCAAAGAGGTGATGTATACCTGGGCGCTGAACGAGCAGACCGGACAGTGCAACGATGAACGTGGCATGTGCTATCGCGTCGATCTGGACCGCGGTGGATCTACTCACGTGCATGATACTGAGCTTGAGCTGAAAATGCGTGGAAACATGTATAATCATCTCCATGGGCTTCCTCTAGAGTTTGTTGACATCCGCGAGGAGATCAGCTGGGCCAAAGGTCTGACGCAGATCAAGGAAGTTCGCAATCCTGCTAATCAGCTTTACAGCTGGACCAAAGAATCTGCTCTGGCTGCGGTGGAGTCTGGGCTGGGAGACTGCATTACTGCTGGTAACGGACTGTTTGGTAGTGGCCTGCATGTTTCCGTGTGGAAGTGCAACGACAGCGATCTTGGACGGCGTGCGCGGCTGGCAACTATGCGTGGTTTTGGCCTTTAATTGGTTGAACAACCAGATCAGCTAGTGTATAAGCTAGCAGAACGAATTAGGAGCCAACAATGAGCTTGGATGTTTATCTGAATGCGGTGCGTCCGACTACGGTCTACACTCGGAACATCACGCACAACATGGGCCGGATGGCTGATGCCGCGGGTATCTATCAGCATATCTGGCGGCCCGAAGAGCTGAACATCAAGACTGCTGGCGAGCTGATCGAACCCCTGACAGCGGGTCTGGCTCGCCTCAAGGCTGATCCTGCGCACTTCAGCCAGTTCAATCCTGCCAACGGCTGGGGTAACTATGAAAATCTGGTCGAATTCGTTGACGAGTATCTGGATGCGTGCATTGCTAATCCGGATGCAACAATTGAAGCCTGTCGTTAAAAGGAGATAACATGACCAACGAGAACGCTCAAGTCACCGCCTGGACCATTGTGGGAGTTGCGGTCTGTGCTGCATTTGCCTTTATGATCCATGGCTGTGTTGACATGGTCAAGTCCAGCGATCAAGTCGAACTCCAGAAGCACGGCTTTCTAACCGGCGGTATCTTTGTAAAAGTGCGAGTCTGAGGTTCCTATGAATGATCTAGTTAAACTAGCATACGATACCGGTGCTGCATATGCCAAAACCATGGGCTATCGCACCATTGGCATGCAGGATAATCCCTACAATCCAGATGACGAAATTAGCTTGCGAAAGGCTTGGTTTCGAGGGTATAGTGACGCTTGTAGAACTGCTGAAGAGGGCTAATCATGTTTGGGTTTCTGGTCGGTTGGGGTGTGTTCTGGCTGTCGCTCTGGATTACGTTTACTGTCCTAGGTGCACTAGCAAAAGAAGACAACATGGTCGGTGCCGGCATCATACTTTCTGCCATTAGCTTCTTCTATCTCATAGCTGTGCTCATCGGTAATGCAGTGAGCTAGATCATGTATCCCAGATTTGAAATGCGTGTGCCGCGTATCAACTCACAGTCTGCAGAAGAACGGATCACTCTGCAGTGTCTTCCCGACAACCTGTTTGAGCTTGGCCTCTACAACGATAACACTGCTGTTACTGACAGTTTTACCTGCACTGCAACTCTCAACCTTGAGCAGCTCGATACACTGATCAAGGAACTCACGGCAGCACGTGACATCAGAATTCGGCAGGTTCTCTTGGAACGGTGGAAGCATATTCCTGACATTCTCTGAGATATCGCTTGCATCTAGCATGTGTTCTGCTATGTTACACAAATGAACACTATTCAACGTCTTGAACTAGCTGAGAATATTGCTCACCTCTATGGTCGGTGGCCTGAGTTCTCCAGGATCTACAGCGAGTATCGCAACAAGCACCGTGTCTTGGACAGCACTGAAAAGACCTTGCATGATATGAACCTCTGGGAAGATTATTGCAAGGTGTTGGTCACTCGTCAGCAAAAATAAAGGTTGCAGCTGGCAGCCAAATCTGCTATGTTGCAATTGTAAACAACGGGTGATAAAATGCTAAAGAGCATACCGATAATCACAATTTGGAGCATTCCACGCACTGAGCCGTTCCGTCTCAAGAAGATTGTGGTTACAAGCCCGCGCGGCAAGATCTGGACCTTTGACAGCGAAAGTGATGCTCGCTGCATCTTCCCTGATAGCTGGGACCGCATCAAAGCTGGACTGTTGGGTTACACTGTCACAGGAGTGTGAACATGAAGCCTACTATCTATCGTGCATGGATCAATCAACCCAGCACCGATCAGCCCCTTCATGCGCTGCATGGGCTACGTTGCATTGCAGAGGATACTGGCGGAGCAACTGTTCGTTTATGGTTTGCAGAAGGCGACATCCATTCAATGGAAGCTCTGCGTACATGTATTAGCAGAATAAAGCTTAGTGAAGCCGGTTGACCCAAACAATCTAGACGCTATACTACCAGCGTTAACAACGGAGCGCACAATGCAGCTTAAGACCGCAAACGAACTGAACATGCAGGCAGCTATCCAGCAGGGTCTGGGCACGCACTACATGCTGGACGAGAGTGACAACTGCGGGCTCTGCGGCGAAGATCTTGAGGGTGCTGTGAGTGAAGTGCAGGTGGCATCGATCATCAACGACACGATCGAAACCAATACCTGTACGGTCTATACCGATGCTGCCGGCGTGATGCGGGTGGCCAATCCGGACGAATTTGTGAGGTGCTTTGGCTAGGCTGTAGCAAGAGAGCTTTATTGGGCCCCTGTCGTTTAATTGGAATAGGACGCCGTGCTCGATTTCACTGCCTGACATGGCTATAGTATTGATCATACCAGTGGTTGATTCTCTGTAGGTGTTGGGTAAAGATACTGTGCTGGTACACAGGAGAGCATTGGTATGCAGGTTCGAGACCTGTCAGGGGAAGCAATAAAGGTAGCCTGTGCGTGATGTAACATACAGGAGCAACTAACCCGAGGCGTCTTCACCACTACGCCTACTCTTGCTAGAGAAATACTTCTTTAAAACGTTGCATCACTGGCCATGGTGCAAACTGCTGAATTCGATCAGACCAAGTAGCCTGCGAACCCAGGTCTTTGATATTCATGAGTTTTTCCTTGACAGTGGATTCACTATAAAGTAGATTGCTATTGTTGAGCAACACTTGATGATTTTGATCATGGCCGCCCTCCCAGGCTAGAACGGGCTTGTTCAAGGACAATGCTTCGGCAATTGCAAGGCCAAATGATTCGCCTCCAGATCTAGCATGTATCATTGCATCACAGCTGGCAATAAAGTTTGATTTTGCTTGAGGGCTGTGTATTTCAGTGAGAAACCTAACCTGCGGATGTGATATCCAAGGTTCTGTGCCAACAAAAACAAAAGTATAGTCTTGCCGTGCTGCTAAGACTTCGGTGATCGCTTGTTTGACAAATGGGATATCAAAGGTATAATATCCTCCCATGCGTCCAATTACAGTATTAGACTGTGGAATTCCCAGTATCTCTCGATAGTTGTCAGTGACACTGGGCAGCGTGACCATGTGAGGCACCCAGGGAATTGCAGCAGAATGTCGTTGATTCATTGTTAAAGCCAGCCATTCACTGATATAAGCATATCTGTGGCCGTGCGGATTGTAGTATTGAAATACAGCATGAATCGCTGTGGCACAACCCGGCGCAACATAGTTGCCATTGCCAGCATGTATCATGTATAGGAGATCTGGCTTCTCTTGATCAACAAGTCTTGATAGATCATCTTGGCCACAGTGTGATAAAACCTTGAATCTACTCTGCAGAGATTCTAACACTGCAGGTTCAGTACCAAGATCCTTTGCATATGCAAACGCAGTATCATAGCATATAATGCTTTGGTTTCCAAGTAATGATTGATTATATGTGGCATAATCTCTAACAGCTACGGTGGTACCTCTATATGATAATGTGTTGGTGTGAAACAGTATTTTCATTGTAATGCATTATATGCAATATAAAATCGGTTGCATAATTGGATAAACACTTTATAATCGAACACATGAACAAGAGCATCAAGCGTTATCTCAAGTGCGGACCCGGTGGGCGACGCTGTGTCTGTTGCTTTCCTGCTCCGGGTAGCCGCGAACGCAAGTTTGAGTATCGCCGGGCCAAGCGTAAGGCTCGCCAGCAAGCGTTGCGTGATCAGGAGCAGTAAATGGATCCTATTTTAGTGATTGCAACAACCGCAATTGCTATGCTAGTGTTGCTTGGATAAAAAATAGCCGGATAGCTAAAACCTGGTCCCCGCAGCTCAAAAACCTGGTCCCCGCAGGGGTTTATAAAACACCAATTATCAGTGAGAGATTAAACCATGGCCCTGCTCAATCGTCGAAAGTTCCTGTTTCGCTCGGCTGCAATTGTCACTGCCAGCAACTTGATGCCTGGTCACAGCATTGCTCACCTGCTGGAACCCACGCCTCGCGAAGTGATTGTTGCCAACATGAAGATAATCCAACGAGAGCTGCAGGCCAACAGCATGAGTGATCTCTCAGCCACAGCACTGAGCAATATTGATGACATCATTCATCGGGCTGTGAACAACATCTGTTCGGTGGGTGTGGACCGACTTGCTACACCCAGCAAGGAAGATGTTGCTCATGTTTTCAATCCTCGGCACGAATGGTATCGCAGTGATGTGGCCAGCAACTTTCGTGATGTGCCCATTGATGTACTGCCCGTGCATGCACTAAAGACAGTGCTGGGCAAGTGGAAGGCTCCAGTTAACTCTCAGCACGAAGAGTTCAAGGACGGTTGGAAGCAGTTTGTGAGCAAGTATGTCAACACACTGCCCACAATGTAGCTTGCACTAAAACAAGAAGTGCGCTAGACTTGCTCACATACTAGCGCACTTCTTGCCAGATGTAAAATAAATTTACACCATCTCTGCACGGCGTGCCTCGGGCCTATTCACAACCTTTTGCTGTGATTTTCGTCACGGCGTGCCTCGGGCAATATCACAGTGCATTTTTGTAGTTTTCATCACGGCTAGCCTCGCAGTCACAGCTGAATTTTTTTCTGCGGCTGGCGAACGAATTCATTTTTTTTGCACCTTTTTTGGTAGACTGCTGCTAGCAATGTGCTAAGTTCACATTGTTAACACAAACACAAAAGGTAGTGCAAATGATCAGCAACGAGCAAGCAATTGACGCCATGATGTGCAGCTTCGAAAAGTACGCCGCTCTGCGTGCTGAACTGGGCTTTCCGCTGCCCAGCAAGGTCAACAACAACCTGCTGCCGAGCTGGGTCCTGCGTGTGGGTGAGAAGCCCAAGACGGAATGGGTCATGCCTAAGCGTGCTTCGCAGCCCGTCCAGCCCGCTGCTGAGACTGCAATCGTCGAAGTCAACGCGCCCGTGCAAGTCGCTGCAGAGCCCACTGCTGCAAAGCTCGACAGCTGGGCCGCGCGTGTGCGTGCTGTGATCCGTGCAGCCAAAACGGAAGGCCAGACGCCGCAGCAGGTGCTCAAGCACGTGGTGGAAAGCATGGGCATGAAGGAAAGCAGCGCTCGCAACTGCATCAAGCACAATTGGCTTAAGGTGTGAGGGGAGGCGCAAGCTTCTTACACTGGGAGAAGTGATACCTAAACATAGCGGGTCCTTTTCCAAGCTTATTACAGTGAGGGCACTCATAAACACGCAAAATGTTATGAGTGCCCTCCATCATGCGTTTTTGATTCGTCTTCCTTGACACTTCACCGCCGAGAAAATTATGCCGTCCTTCAGCTACTAGACGCCTGTGTACTTCACCGCCGAGGAGATGATGCGTGCCTTCCTCAACACGCTTCCTTTGTAAGTCGCCCCCGAGAAAGTTGTGTGTACCATCCTCGATACGCCTCTTGTTGGCCTTCTTAACGTGTTCTCCGCCCTGGAAGGGATTTGTTCCGTTTTTAACACGTTGCCGTGCATGATCGCCTCCAACAAAGGGATGTGTACCGTTGGCTAACATCTTATATACAGGATTTCTCTCCCTAATAAAAGGATGAGTTCCGTCGTCTATGCGCTTTTTTGCGGAAAGCTTTGCTATTTTTGATTTTTCTTCCTTGCTCATACCTAGCCTGGACATCAATCGCATAGCTGCGGCCCAGTCGCCTTGGTCAAGATGTATTTGAAGATGATCCTGTATTGACACAGCTAGCAAATTGCTTATATCGTTGTTTGACGGGTCGCCATCAATGTGATGTATATCATAAGTCCGACCTTGATCGTCCTGTGGGATAGGGCCGTGATGCTGTTCATAGATTTTTCTATAGACACGTGATTGACTTCTAGCATAAGTAGTCATAGCTGTTGTTCCTCTAAAACAATAGAGCGATCGGGAGTTCCACCGCCGCGGATCGCAACATTATTTATAATGGCCTGTGCTGATTTTCTTAAATTAAATTTGCCGTGAGTGATTGATTCTAAGAACTTCAGATCCAATCCACACGAGTATCCCAAACCCTACGTGTTGATTTTAAGGAGTCCATAGTCAATCCTCACGATCCCTAAGTAGCCGTGTCTGTTGATTTTAAGGATTCCAGGAAAGATCCGCACGAACGCATCTGAAGACTTCTAATGAATGTTAAGATAATCCTTAACCCCGGCTATTGATTCTAAGGATCTCGACTAGCCTACAACGGCTAGATTAACTGTTGACACACTTCCAAAATGCACTATAATAAAAAAATGGACGAGTTGATCACAGCCATTGTTTTTCAAGCTGTTTACATGCAGGACAACGGCTGCAAATATGCGGCTCGCTTGCCTTGCCAGCAAATCACTGACCCTGAATGGGGTAATCCAGAGTTTATGAGCGAAGTTACCAGAACGCTCTATCAAGGAAGCTAGCCATGCATTGCTATATGATCATTGAACATCTTGAGCCGGATCAACACAAGGGACTGGGAACCATGCACAGCATTGGCACAGTGTTTGCCAGCAGTGACGAGGATGCCATGCAGCAGATCGTTGATCACTGGGGAATCAAGGATCCCATGCGAGACCTCAGCGATAACTGGGCTGTGGAAAACCGGCAGTTCTCAGTGGTCAAACTGGTCCCGCCAACAGCGGCAATCAAGATCAAGTAAAATCGGTTTACAACACATGTGCCATTGTGTATAAGTAGTTAGATGAAAACATACGGACTCACTGATCGATCCCTGCGCGGATGCTGTCCTGGGCATGATAAATTCCCTCGAGAGAGCTATAATAACCGTCGCTCTAAGCGGAGAAATCGTCTAACAACTAAGATAATGCGTAGACGGCAGCGTCGTATTGATCGCCGCGCCGCTAAAGCCAGCTAACATCAATGAAAGCCTACGGACACAGTCGCAAAGACAAGCTGGAATGCCGGTACGGATGTTGCACTGGCAAAAGCGGCGCAAAGAAGAATTGCCGTCCTGTAGTTGACAAAGCCCGGCGAAAGCGCGCACGGCGTGCAGCTAAAGATACCCATGCATAATCAACATTGCCTTGACTATTACCTCCACATGCAGGAAGAGGCAGGCGATGTCTGCGACCTAGATCATCAAACCATGTGGCAGGATTTTTGGTTTGACGAACAAGAATCGGTTGCAAAATTCTAAAACTCTGTTAGTATAGCACACCGTTAACAGGAGCACACCGTGGCCAAAGAGCTCAAGGTTGGTGAGCGGATCAACACACAAGAACTCAGCTATGCACATTTTACTGTTGCCGCTGGGTCAACGATTCAACTATCAATGTACTCAAACAGCGATCACGAGCCTCGCAAGATCGTCACAGCTACTCTGGAATACGACATTGATATCTTTGAAGACAGCCGCGTGCAAGTCCTGATCACAGACATCAAGAACGCAGATTAGGCCAAAGAAATCGGTTGCAGAGTATTAACGAGCTGCTAATATAGCGCTTGTACACAGTTGCACACAACTTGACCCGCTGATGTTGAAAAGCACAGCGGGTTCTTTTTGACCCTGAACTGCTCGTGCTGCTAGGCCTAGAGCTAGCCTATCAATACCCACACGACTAGATAGGCCAACAGTCAAATGTCTCCCTAGCCGTGGCTGAGCTTATATGGCATCCTTGATATGTTCTGCATGGCTTGACAAGATTCTATTGATTTCATCTAGGATCGTGTCTAGATATCCGGAGGTATCCATGGCAATCTAGCACGGTTATAGAGGGTCAAGTCAGCTTATCTGAGAACATTAGTCTAACTCGTGCTGGGCTTCTTGGAGGTATTCTAGGAGAAACACTGTGGCAAGCATTGATCATGCTGCTGTATTCTAAGGTTCTTCGACTTACTATGCACGATAATAGCCTGATCACACTCAGCTTTGTGGAGGTATTCTAGGAGAAACAGTGAGGCAAACGATATAGAAGCCTATTATAATCCTGAGCCGTGCTGGCTTATCCGGAGGTTCTGAACAGGTTTAATACGACATAGAGGACCTTAGACTAACATAGCCTGCCGTACTAGTGCCAATCAAGTCCGCTATTAGACGTGCACACGGTACATAAAAAGCTCTTGTACACCGGCCAACTCTGTGCTATAGCTATAATGGAACACAGGGAAATGAATGCCTATGCTGGGCTCTTATACCTACCTTAAACATGTGCGTAAGTGCAGCACGAGTAGCCGTGCTGTGTACCCACAGGACTGCGCCATGCACCCAGGGGCTAGCAGTAGCGCAAAGCAACGGAGTGAGTTGCGGCAGAAAACTTTTGCCGTGCAGGTCGGAGAAGGGTAAAGAGACAGAGAGGTCGAGGCCGCCGTGAGGGGTTAAGAAAAAAGAAAAACCGGTATATAAACTATAGCTTTATAGTATACAATATGTAATATAGCGTAGACTCACTATAAAAATCTGGTTTTTTGCCTCCTTAAAATCCTGAATTTTTTTTTCGAAAAGATTTTTGCATTTACAGCCTACCCCTCTAGATTTCTTCTTATTGTTGCATATAACTGTTATATGTCAAAGCGTAAATGGTCGTGGCAGCATAGGCATTTTATCAGCTCACGTATGTCTAAGCGTGATTTTCATCTTCTACGGAGATTCTGCAGTGAGCATTTTGGCCCCGATCTTGGTGATTTTAACAATCGTTGGGATTATACTGGTCTAAAGCGTGTTAGTCAGTATCACGGACATGAATATCACAGTGTACAGCTATTTTTTCGTACGTTAGAAGATCTAGTGTTGTTTAAGCTAGTATATAACCCAGATGAAATCTATGGCAAATCGTAAATGGTCGTGGCGTTATAAAATTTCCATGGGTCATCTTAACAGCGATCGTATGACTAAGCTTAGAGAGTTCTGCGATGAACGGTTTAATAAAGATTCTTCTAGGTATGATTTTAGCTTTGTTAAACGTAGACTAAATCCCACCAGTTGGTTTCCACGCTATTACTATTCCCGAGTAAAAATCCATTTTAAGGATCATGAAGATCTAGTGTTGTTTAAGCTAACTTATACCGAGTAAATGTCGCTTATTCGTGGTCAACCTAATCCGTGGGTCAAAGACTATCCTTATAACTGTGAAATCTTGGTTATACCCTGGGAATTGTGGACTTGGATTGACTCTAATCTAGCAGTTGATCAATGGTGTTGGGATATGATATATGATTTCACTGAAAACACAAATTTTGTTTGGTTTGGGTTTAAACGACAAGAAGATTACGTTAGGTTTTGTTTAACATGGATCTAGCAGTGGAATTTCAGTGGTCTGCGACTTGCGTATATGGTGGGGAAGTATCTGATCGTGCCATTGAATGGTTGGAGAATAACATGGATAACAATCTATACTTTATAGATTTTTTACATGAATCACCTACAAGTTGGCATCCTTCGCATGTTTGGTTTGGATTTAGGTCCAGAGAAGATCTAGTACGGTTTCAATTTTCCTGTGGGGGCTAAAACTTTTTGCGTGGTGGTAGATTAGATTTTAAAAAATTTTTAGCAAAAAAAAGTTTTGAATTATAATCTATAGGCCGGTTATAAAATTGCAGATTGAGAAAGTTGTATTGATTAACAAGCTTGGTAAATTTTCCGCATTATAATATGAAATTAACTACATAGTTAATAACGGCGGAGCGTTGGCTTCGCCAACTATTTCTGCAAGGTTGCGGTTTGGTTTTTGGTTAAGTGTGCCTTGCCAATATCATAGATTTCTGTCAGTGTTGTTATCTATAATTTATTATAGTCTGATAAATACGCTATCATGAGAATACAAGAATTGCTAGAAGCTAAACCATTATCAAATGGGTATGATGTTGAACACTATGGTGTTTGGACAGTAGAAATGAGTCAACATCCAGTTAGAATGCCTGCTATTACCGGTAATACTGCACAATATGTAGCCAAGGTTACACACAAACGCACTGGAAAAATTGAAATAGCTGCAGGATCAAGCCAAAGTGAAGCTAGAGAACGTGCATTAGGTTTAGCCACAGGAGTTAAGGCTGATGATCCTACATATGATGCCGGCCAATACGATGCATTTACAATTGATTTCAATGCGGCCTTTACACGAGAGTATTGGAATAAAAACAGCAGTTCCTGGTATAGATTTTCTCATGAAGGTGATCAAATTTTACTAATAAGGGCCAGTCAAAATTATGCTCAGGAATTTGGTGAGGAGCTGAGAGAGCTGGGATTCTCCCGTGCTATAATACGTACTCAACATCGTGGTATTGAGTTAGCAACTCCGCACCTTGGATTTAGTCTGGGTGCACAGCAGTTTCGTCGCACGGGGTTATCAATTAAAACACGTTACATGGTAAAATTTGAATATCTTGACAGCGATAAAAATGAAGTATTTTCAACGATGGTTCACAGCAGAGTTCAAGGAATTGAAGGTCCGGGAAAACCAGAACTATTAAAATTTCCTGCATTTTCTACCAGTGGTAGTTATAAAAATCTATAATTTTTTAAATCTCTTTACAATTATATATTGTCTATGCTAACATAGAAAAATGCACAAGTATGAATTCAGACCTAGTAAACTAACCTATTATCCATATCTCTGTGTGCCCATTCGATCAAGAATGGAAGAAAATGATGTTCAGCATGCATGGTGTCAACGTATGTTTGGTTCAGAAGGTACTAGAAATTTAGGAAAATGGTACGGGGGTCTTCTGGGTTTTTATTTTTCCAGCCGTGAAGATGCAGTACAGTTTATGTTAGTCTGGGGCTAGTACCCTTGAATTTTTGTAATTTGACTGTCAATTCTGGAGAAATACTCTTCAACATTGGATCTGGCTTGTGCGTAGTTCATGGGCTGTTGATCATGATTCATCACAGCAATAGCACTGTTGCCTGCCATGGGTATGTTTTTAACACCGACTAAATTACCAAGATATTGATTTAACAGTGCTGCGATATTTTTTAGAGTCGTGTTATAGTAGTAATTGTTGATCATATCACCAGAGCCTTTGTTAAACCAGCCATCTGATCCAATACCCCAGAACGGATACCATTGACCCGCAGCAACATCTGCTTTGCCTCCGCGACCAGTACTGCAGTAAAAAGGTACAGTATGCCCATTTAAGTTTACCACTACAATTGGTCGTTGTTCCAGATTGACTATAAATGTTTTACCGCCGTTTACTGTGGGCATTAGTACAAGACTGACGTGATCAATTAGTTTAGTGAGTTTTGCAGCTAGAGCACGTTGTTCTGCGGATAGTTCTTCATATAAAGATTCATCAGATGCGAAACGATCGTCTAGCCATTTGTTATTAACAAGAGCATACATTTTTCCTGTAATATTTTGTCTATCATCTGTCCACAGTATAAAATCATCTGGTAATGAATCTAAATCTTCTGAAAAATCTGAATAGCCACTGGCAATATTATTATTAATCATCCACGGGACTAGTTTATTATACAATTTAATTCTACTAGAATCCTTGTCATTTGCTATAAATGCTATAATAGACGGTTTCTTTCCAGAGATAAATTGTTTCATTGCAGATACAAATGTTGAAAATATCTTGATAGAATCACCTTTGCCTGTGATATCTTGCTGGTCGTCTACATAAAAATTTACCAATGCATATCTAATTTCTGGATCCCACTCAAACTCAATTTTAAATATTCTATTATCATCTAATACAATTTGCTTTGAAAATTGTTCGCTTCCTTGAGAAACTTTCCATCTTTTTGGCAAAGTATATGGTTTATTAAATATTTCATTTATAAATGAATCTTCTTGCGCATTCTTTCGACCACGACGCATGTTTAATTGCCAACGTGCCAGTTGACCTTTACGGCCTTTAGCTTTTGCTGCTTTTTCTAGCTGTGCTATCGTGGCATTTTTTAGAATACCATGACGTTGACTGTCTCCCGGTCGTCCTGGTCCTCGACCATCTGCAAAGTTTTCGTCTATGGATTTATTTTTATTGCGTATATCTTTTAACTGTTGTTTTAATCTGTGTAATTCACCAGCATTGCTTTCGGTACCTGATAATTTACGATCATAGAGTATTTGCCTGATACGTGTTAAAATTTGTTTTTCTGTGGTGTATGTATATGAACTATCTTCTTGAATGTTGTCAAGTATATAAGAAGATTCAGAAATAATGTCCGCAATTTTCATTTTTGTTAAATCTTTTTATGTTTGAGTAGGCGGAGGAGTTTCAGTTGCCGGTGGTGTTTCGTTTTCTGGTTTCTTAGTTGCAGGTCTCTTTTTATCTGTCCAATAATCTGATAGCCTGTTTAATTTCTGTATTTCTGCTTCAACATCGTAGATTTTTTTCTCAATTCCAGATTCTTCTCGAGGAGCTTCAATATCGTTTTTATGTGCACGAAGTCCTGCTACAAGATCAGTGTATAGATAAGGAAATCTTTCTTTAATTTGTTCCGCTGAAACTTGCATATCTAGAGGATTTTTAAACTGATTACTTGCTGCATCAAATTGAAACTTTTCTGGTAGTTCTTTTTGTGGTTTACCAAATGCATCTGTTCCTGTATAACTACGTTGTTCAGCTGGGACCATTCCAAAAATTGCACCAGCTTTACTGTACCTTTCCCAGTTTCCTGGATCTGTGCTACTAGCAGTGCAAAATGTTGCTCCTTTGCCAAATGCGCAAGCAGCTCCGCGATTTTGTAATAACCATATTTTATAATCTGGATTATCAACAACCAATATACTTCTTTTATTTTTAATTATAGCATTAAGTACTGCATCTTTTCTTAGATCTTTTAGAATATTGTCATAATGTGTTACAAGATAACGATGTAAATTTTTAACTCCATTGTACTGAGTTAGTTCTTTGTGATTAGAGTCTAATAGATTACGATTTCTCAATAACATAAAGTCTCTAATAGTTTCAGGATATTCACCGGTGATATCTTCCCAGAGATCATTACCGTTAGCATAGCATTTAGCTAGCCACATATGATTTTTACCATCTCTTACCGATATAATACCATGTACGCCTTCTGCTTCAATTCTATCAAGTTCTTTTACAAACCATGTTGCAAGATCAAGATCTGTTTTAGTACGATCTCTACGTATGTTTACAGGAACTGTACGATCAAACCGTACGTGATCGGCTATACGAGAAACTAGCTGTTTATTAGCTAGTACATTTCGAGCACCTGCTGTGTCTTCTGTGAGGATTACTTCTAATATACGCATTTGATATTAATACCATATGTTAAATTGGTCGCTATCATCTATCTTATCAAGGAAATTATACATAAACTCCTTCATTGCCGACGGTTTGCGTTGCATTAGATCTTTAACAACTTCTTCTTTATCTTTAGGTGTTGTATAACTATCAACTGTTTGATTTGCAATAGTTGTTAATTTGCGTAGAGGAGTTGTTGCCCAATTTGGTTTTGATGTATCCAACGCAATTTGCATCTGATCAATCTTATCCATTTTGTTTAAAAGATTTTGAGCTTCTTTGCGATTACCGCCTTCAGTATATCTCATAGCCATTTTCTGCATTTCGCCCATTTTTCTCTGTAACATTTTAACAAGTAACGGACTTAGCTGTTGAGCAATATCGCGTCCTGGTTCTTTAGTAACAAATTTACCTGGAGTAAATGGTGGAGTTTCTTTTCTCTTTGTGGCAATTTCTCTTTCTGTGCCTCCAGGTATTCTTTCGCCTGGCACAGTAGTAGATTGAATCCATTTTTGCGCTTGTGGATCCCATACTCTCACAGGTTTTCCAGTTGTGGCAACAATCTCTCCTTTTTCAGGATCACTAATATATTCGCCCTTACCAGGAATTTTTCCTGCTTGGTATTTGCCAATCCATGCTTTAGCAGCATCACCTTTTAGTCCGCCTGCTCTTGAAGTTGACACATATAGCTCTAAATCTGATCCCTTTATGTCGCGACCAATTGCACTCTTTAATAGATCAAAGAAGTTTTGTGTTAGTTCTGGTGTATACGGTCTACCAGCTCTAGTCATTGTGACTACGGTTGCAGGAGCCATTGGATTTAGATTACCACGACGTCTTGCAGCAGAGTTATCAACTTTAACTACTGGTTTTTCATATGTTTTATTTGGATTTTTAGGATGAGGAACGGTTTCAGTTTTAACTTTTTCTTTTCCTGTAGCTGGATCAATTTCTGTTTCATATTCATCGGGTATTAGCATATTATCAACACGCATACCTTCGCTGAATGCAACTACTTGATATTGAAGTTTTGTATCACGCTCTGGGTTATAAGATTTACCTCTTTCCTGTGCGGATTTTATTTTTGCAGTAAAGTCTTTGAGATCTGGACGAACTGCTGCAACTCCACGAGGACCTTTGATTACCATGAAATGATCTGGGCTAGCTTTGAATAGCATCATATAAATACGATCTGCAGTTTTAGCTATTTGATCCCATTCGGCTGTTGCACTAACGTTATCGTATTTGTGCAACCATTTAGCCAGTGCTCTAGCACTTTCTGCAGCAGTTACATCAGCTGCAGTTGGTTCTTTCCATTCTTTACCACGACGTTGTGCAGCAGCCTTTCCTTTACCAGTTAAACTAGCACGACGAGCTTTTGCAGCTTCATCATCTTCTGCTTCTCCATCTTTTGCTGCCCAATAACGATAACCTGTAGGATCAAGTATGTTTAAAAGTGTGCTACGTTCAAATAGGTAATTTTCTACTAATTTTGTAGCATAATTCTTTGTAGAATTTTTTAAATTATTATGTTCTTCAACTAAAACCGATTCGGTTAATATAGTTAAACCTGCTAGTTGTTTAATTCTAGCTAAATCTGCATTATTTTCAAGCAATGGTTTTTTGGTCATTATAGCCTCTCTTAGTAATTTCTTTGGTGCTCCGTAGTCGTCGTATTCATCTTCGTCAGATGTAATTGCAGATTGTGTATTGTTATTCACAGCATCTGCTTCTGGATAAGCATAGATATAGTATCCGGCAAAATCTTTAACCACATGAAAACGTGTGTCGCCGGTTCTAAATTCTATAATTTCTGGAGTGTATCCTGGCATAATTTGGCCGAAATCAATGTCAACTTGTCCAAGATTTTCTGCATTTTGTTTTAGCCAACCTAAAACTGAATTAACTTCTAAACTAGTGTTTGGCCCTCGGTTGTTAACATTTGCAATAGTTACAATATCTTCTTGAGGAGTTTTTGTGAACATTTGAAACAGTTGTCTTCCCATGGCTCTTATAGGACCTTGTAACCATCCTGGTAATGTAGATATTGTGTGCCAATTTGGAGATATTCTCTCATCGGCTAATAAGTCCCCTGTGACTCTAGCAATATCTGATCTAACTGTTACAGGAAGTGTGTTAATTACAGCTGGTAAATTTTCATAATTTACTGGACGAGTGTTAGCTAGTCCTGCTCGACGAGCTGCTTCTTCGTCGCTGATTTCATCGTCGCCGACACCTTGTAATCTACTCATCATATCACGCATTTGATCGGTAGATGTCATTCCTCGTAGAGCAGACCGAGTTTGATCTGCTGTGGCTCTTTTGAGTTCTGGTTCAACTGGGCGATTTGATGGTATATCTGTAGCACTGCTAGCAGTAACAACAGGTTGATCAACACGTGGAGAAATTAAGTCGTCAAATGTAGAGTCTGTGGGTTTTGTTATTGTTGGGCGATTAACCGGCGGCATTATAAACTCCTAAAAATCTAAGCTATTTATTTATCAATACAGCCAATTAATTTTAAAGTTTATAAAACACCATGCCATAAAAAAAGGGCGAATAAATCGCCCTTTTTATTAATATGTTTACGTTTAATTAACGTAGAACAATTTCTACGCGACGGTTCTGTGCTTCACGAACGTTAGCACCAGTCTTAACCATAAGACCCTGTTCGCCTTTGCCAACTACAGTAATAACGTTAGCTGGTACACCTTCTGTAACTAGTGCGCTTTTAACTGCATTAGCACGACGAAGGCTCAATGCCATGTTATAGCTTTCTGGTCCGCTGGTATCAGTATGACCTGTAGCAGTGATACTAGCACTTCCAGTAGACTTGTATGCACTAGCAGCTTGCTTTACAACATTCATTGCCTGTGAAGTTAGATTGCTCTTATCCCAGTCAAAGAATACCATAAAACTAGCTGGTGCAACTGGTGCAGCAACTGGTGCAGCAACTGGTGCAGGAGAAGTAAACTTGTATGTTAGACCAAGCATAACTGTCCAGTTATTGTTATTCCAATTCTGACCATTTACGTATGGATTGGTTGTTCCATAATAGCGACCGTCGAGGTTAACACGAAGGTTGTCAGTTGCCTTATATCCTAGACCTGCAATGCCCTGATATGCAAGTGCAGTGCTTCCTAGGCTAGTGTTACCGTCAACAAATGCAACACCTAGACCTGCACCTAGGTATGGTGTAAAGCGACTGTTTGGCATAAAGTCATAGAGACCATTTACCATTAATGCTAGCTGACCAACCTGGTTGTTAACTGCAGTGCCTGGTAGACCAACATTAGTTGGATTCCAACGATAAACAGCCTCAAGCTCGACACGAGGACCAACGAAGTCATAACCTACAACTCCGCCTACTGCATAGCCCATTCCAGGAGTTACACCAATCTGTGGGAAAGCAGGTGCATTTGTATTTGCTGTAAAATTGCTTAGCCAGTTTAGTCCACCTTCGGCACCAATATAAAATCCAGTGCTTTCAGTCTGTGCAACAGCAGGAGCAGCAAATGCAACTGCTAGCACAGTTGCTAGTAATGTTTTCTTCATTTAATCTTCCTTTCATTTGAAGTATATAAGAAATTCTAAAACATAACGTTATTAGAAGGTTTGTTATCAAACAAACTCATGTATTATATATACACTATATACCATTAATATGCTAGATGGCAACGTAAGTTGAAATATGAGTGTTGCATTTATGCAGCAACACCAATACCTATAAGTTGACATACCAAGATATTATAGTAAATATGTAAAGATGAAAACACTTTGGTCGATATTAATAGTTGCTATTTTAATATGTTTAATTTTATTTCCACTTAAATCAATTGCCGCAGTGATTCTAATTGGCAGCGGAATGTTAGTACTTGTTCTTTTTGTATTTGTACTTTTATTTTCAATATTTGATTAAAAAATATACATGTGGTGATTTTGCAGTGCCGAGTTCCTTTGTGAACCAATGACATCAAACAGTTTGCCAAACCTACGTCAAAGTAGTCATTATTTCAGACCTGCGCTTTTTCCTAATCACCTCAGGGAAGAGACTTAAGACGGACACTCTACTCTATACATACTGTGTGTATGGTCTTTCCTCGCATCACCGGCTTCTTCCTTACCGCGCTGGATTTTAACATGTATACTTTTATATTTTATATAATTGACATCTAAAAAACCACAGCATTCTTTAAACGTCAACTATATTGTTAACAACTATAACACTATTTGCTTGCGTGTCTATCGATAAATGCAGGTGCCCACGGTAACCCAAATGCTGTTGCAACTTCTTGATTTACCACATTTTGGCTCCAGATATTAAGTCCATTTCTTAGACCATCATGATTCCACATGGTTCTTTCTAGCCCATTATCTGCTAGAATTTTAATATAAGGCAGTGTTGCATTATTCAGTGCATACGTTGCTGTTTTAGCTACAGACCCAGGCATATTTGTAACGCAGTAATGTAGAACATCGTGTGTATAGTAAGTAGGTTTAGAATGATTAGTTGGCAAACTAGTTTCTATACAGCCTCCTTGATCAATGGCAATGTCAACAATAACAGACTTTGGAGTCATTGACTTAACTATGTCTTCTGTGACTAATTTTGGTGCTACTGCACCTGGAATCAAAACTGCACCAATTAATAAATCTGCTGATTCCACAGCAGTTGTTATGTTCTTCCTGGTAGAATAAACAGTTTTAATTCTTGAACCATATAGAGAATCTAATAGGTTTAATTTTTCAAGATTTTTATCTATTACTGTAACCTGTGCACCCATACCTACTGCAATTTTTAAAGCATTGCTACCTGCTACCCCAGCTCCTAAGATTACAACATTAGCTGGTTCAATACCTGGAACGCCGCTTAAAAGTATTCCTTTACCGCCGTTGTTTTTTTCGAGGAAATGTGCACCTACCTGCACAGACATTCGTCCGGCAATAGCACTCATAGGTGCTAGAAGAGGCAATAGTCCTGCTGTGTCTGTAACTGTTTCATATGCTACACAACTGACTCCTGAATTTAAAAGATGCATGGTTTTTTCACGATCGGCTGCTAAGTGCAAATAGGTAAAAACAATCTGTCCGGGTTTTAATTTATCAATTTCTTCCCATTGTGGTTCTTTAACTTTTACAATCATTTCTGATACATCAAATATGTCTTCACTTCTTTTTAAGATTGTTGCACCAGCTTGAATGTATTCTCGATCGTCGATTCCAATGTTAGCACCTGCATTGGTTTCTATATAAACGTCGTGTCCGCTATTAACTAGTTCAGCAACGCTTCCGGGTACTAAACCAACTCTAAATTCTTTTATTTTGATTTCTTTTGGAACGCCAATACGCATACTATTCGTCTCCTATATAACCATTTAATTAAAATATAAAAAAACGAAAAAGTATATTTTTGATCACAAAAAAAGCGTAGTAAAAACTACGCTATTTTTAAAAGCTCTGAGATTACAAGCTTAGCATTAGTACCTCGGAGATTATATTCAACCTTGCGAGTCGTTTTCCTCCGACATCCACAATCCCGGCGACGCAGCGCACTATTGGAACTGTCTACTAACAATGTCGCCTTTTTTAAGGTCAGGCAGTAGACCTTTCATGTAATGCTACTCTACAACTTCTAATCCGTTAGCCTTGCGAGCTATTCAGGAGCGCTAACCCCTTACGACTCTTCCGTTATAAACCAACTCCGCCTTGCGAGCTTTGCTGGACTTGATTCCCTTGCGGGTCAAGCTTTAGACATCTTTCACACTACACAGGGCCAGGCTTTGCTTTTTGTAATCGAAAGTTGGAATCGAACCAACATACGACTGCTTAAAATGCAGTTGCCTAAACCGTTCGGCTATATCGTGTAACCTACTGTGATGTGCTAGCCCAGTTGCTCAGTATCTTGTTAGATACCAAATACAACACACCACCTGTATTTCGTCTTGCGGACTACTATACCGTTTACCTGGACACTGTCTGATCTTACGAACCAGCCAATCCCCTCAAAACTGCCAACCGCCCTTAGTTGCAACACCTTGGACTAATTGACTATCCGTTGTCTATCAGCATTTGGTTGGTTTGCATGTAAAGGTGATACTTGCGGTATCTTGCTCCTCACCGATTGGCTCTGGAACACATCCTTTCGGACCTTTACCCAACCGTCCTGCTTACCACCCTTTAGTGGATGGCCCCTTTCGGAGCAGACCGGACCTGTATAGTTGGACCTATTGCTAGGTGCTGGTATGTAGGCTTTCCAGCTTTGGCTCAGTTGCCTGACTTATCCTTTATTGACGCTATACCGCCAATGCTTTATTTTTAACTACTTACTGCACATTTTGCTTTTGCTTGTGTGCAGCTTCTATTTTCTTAATATACTGTTTTTATTTTTAAATGCAAGAGCAAAAATAGATTATTTTACAAATTTTTAATAATTTCGCTAGCCATTTTTCCGTCGTACTGTCCTGAATAGGTATTTTTTAAATAAGCCATTGCTTGTCCTATTGCGCGTGGACCCGAAAGATTATTAGTAGCTAAAAACTCTTTTAGAATAGTTTCTAACGAATTTTTATCTAATTGGCTCGGCAAATACTTGTTAAGTATTTCAACTTCAGACTGTTGTGTTAGATCATTTTGATTTCTTTCCTTTAACAATCTGGAAGTTTCTGTAGCATTTGCTATAAACTTTTTCACAGTGGCTATTACTTCCTCGTCAGTACTTGGACCGTTTCGTTTATCTTTTCCAACTTTACTGGCTTCGGAATACAGTGTTATTAAAAGATTTTTAGTAACCGTATCTGAGTTTTGTCTAGCCAACATCATGTCGGCATGAATTTGATTAATTAACATATTTTATATGTAACTATTCACGGTCTATAAGTCAATAGTATATTTAAAAATATTGCTACCAACAGTGCTGCAGTGGCATAAAAGTTAATAGCTATGAGGAATCAATGACTAACGATTTGTTTATATTTAACGAACCCTACAAACCTGGAATTGGGTATCAAGAATACAAAATTTTAAGAAAGCATCGAGAAAATTTAAGACCTAGTCAACTTGAACATCAAGATTATAAAAGACATATACTATATTTTGGCAGAATGCATTTAATTGACCATATGTCTAAAGAAGAGAGTGTCGGTCCAATGAAAGTAGGAAAGACGTATTATCCTACCAGTTTATTTCGTGCTCGAAATGAAGCCGGCGGCGAATTTCGATTGTATGCTGAGATTGTTTTATATGATCAATTTGAAATGGATTCAATTGAGAAAATAGCTCATAAAGCATTAAATATTTATAGAATTGAAGGACCTCAGGGTCAAAAAGAGCTGTTTAACTTATCAAATATTGATTTAGACCAGCACATTGACTCAGTATTGTATGCATTTTTAAAAAATAGATTCTTTGATTCAAAAGTACAAGAGGTTTTGAAATTTGATAATAATGAACACTCGATATATTCAATTTCAAAATTCAAAATTCATAATGAATCCAACGAGGATTGCATAATAGTATAAAAACGATTAAGATATAAATCTATCACAAGATGAAGGGTCGAGTGGCAGAAATTCAACCCTTTTCTTTATTAAAGAGGTCTTAGCGTATGTTAGAACATGAAACCTACATTAAATGTCGCAATAAGTTATTGCCAGGACATTCTCCACATTGTATATTGTTCTGTTGTGGGTATAGTAAAATATATTGTGTCAGTGGTTGGTGTAAATTCTGGACAGTTTCTTTCAAACCAAGTTTTAATTTTATCTAGATTCTCATTCCACCAACCTCGATTTGTTACAATCAAATGCCAAGGGCCCTGTTCTTGCATATTATTGTATGCTGAATATTTTTTTTCTATGTCCATGTTAATATAAATGTTGTTACATCTTCCATTGTTTGGAATTCAAACAAACCGTTACCATAATTTATTATGGATGGTAAATTTTGTTCAATCCAATAGTTTAGCTCGTATTTTTGTCTAACTGGCCAATGTTGCATACTAATATGCCCTATATAACCTCCATCAGTTGTTTGCCAATAAAAAAAAGACATATATGGAGTTTATTATAAACTGTAACGTTAATCAACTATAATTTTGATTATATATGAAAACTTGAGCCGCATCCGCATCGGCCTTTCTCATTAGGATTAGTAAAGCTAAATCCTTTTTCAAACGTAGAGTCTTTGTAATCTATTACAGTGCCAATTACAAATAATAAAGATTTTGAATCAATAAAAATTTTAATACCATCTTGTTCTACAACATCATCGGTTGCGTTTGCAATGTCACAAAATTCAAGAGTATAGCTTAATCCACTACAACCTTTTGTTCTAACAGCAATTCTAATGCCAAGAGTTGTATCTTTATTTCGGTCCGCAATTAGTTTTTTAATTTCAACTACGGCTAAATCTGTAATTTTTATTAAAGTAGGGCGTGACTTACGCATTACAATATTTATGCTGATTCAACACGGCATTCTAATGGAAAGGAGTGAGACCTTGCTACAAACACAGTTTCTTTGCATTTTTGATCTGCTACTTCATAGGTATAAGTGCCAGCAATGCCTTTACCTTCGTCGTGTATTCGCATTGTTAAATCGTTAGCTTCATCAAATGTTTTATAAAAAATATTCATCAGAACTAAAATAACAAATTCAACTGTGGTGCTGTCGTCATTATACAGCACCACATTGAACATTCCGGGTTCTTGCATGACTACCCGTGTATCAGTTTTAGTAATAGTTTCTGTATTCACAGATGTCACGCGATTCTCCGTTATTTAGATTCTAGTAAAGTCGATGTAGACGTAGATCCGATAGCAATCTTACGTGGTTTCATTGACTCTGGCAATTGATATTCAAAGTCAATTGTAAGAATGCCATTTTCTAAAGAAGTGTTCTTAACTTCAATATAGGTGTTGAGATAGAATTCTCGTTTGAAATTTCTACCTGCGATACCTTTATGAAGATAAGTTTTGTTAGTATCCTTTTCGGTTCTACCTTCGATAGTAAGTATACCTTGATGTAAGGTAATATTAATATTATTTTCAGTAAAACCAGCTACAGCCATAGTAAGACGATATTTATTTTCATCCGTCTGCTCTAGATCATATGGCGGATAGTTAGTTTGAGACGTATCTCGAACATTGTTAATCATTCTAAGTGTTGGTTCAAATCCAACAGTAAAACGATTCATATCTCGAAACATGTCATCAATATAACTATTAAGTGTAGTAACTTCTCTCATTATAATACCTCCTGTAATAAGCAAAGTAAATGATTTAGATCCTAATTAGGCATCTAAAGCTAGTATGTAACTAGCGTAGTTAATATATGCATAATGTTTCATTTTGTCAACGGTTACGTTCTATCTTTTGGAAGATTTATTACAGAACGGTCCACAGGTTTTGTCTGAGCATATGGCTTCTTTTTACGCGGCAATTCAATGTCCATAATTTGAGCATATTTCTTTTTCCAACGAAGTTTTGCTTCAGCCATACGTTGCCGTTTTTCAATACTATTAGGAGTAAAATGCTTACGACGACGCAGTTCTTTATTAACGCCTTCGCTATTCATTCTTCTCTTTAGCTGTGCAATTGCACCTTCTATATTTCCGTTGTTGACTCTTACAGTCATACCTTTCTTACGAAAGGGATTTTCTTCATGTTGCATCTGTTTCTCCATTTAATTAACATTTGCATTTTTGCTAATGGGTGCGATTATTGCCGTAATCATTCTAGACTCAAGTTGAGGTTGTTTTTCAATACGGCAAGGACCTAAGCCATTAATAAATGTTTGCATAATTTCAAACCCTTTGTCACTAAAATTCAGTTCACGACCCCAGAATTTAACAGTGATTTTTAATTTATTATTATCTGCTAAAAATTCTTTAGCTCGATTAATTTTTATTTCAAGATCATGTTTATCTGTAACAGCACGTAGCTGTATTTCTTTCATAACAATTGTGTTTTGTCTAGTTTTTTTGTCTTGCTCTTTTTTAGATTTCTTTAAATTATAAATCCATTTGTTGAGATCAACAATGCGTACAACCGGTGGATTAGCTGATCTAGTAACTTCTACTAAATCTAATCCCTGATTATATGCCATTTGAATGGCTTGTTTAGAACTTAAAACACCGAGAGGATTGCCATCAACGTCCAATAGTCTTACATCTTGATATCTAATCTGCTCATTTATTAACAGACCTGCACGTATTGGATCTTCAGGACGTCTTCTATCTCTATATGAATTGTTTGAATAACGAGTGTTCAATTAATTTCTCCAGTGGCTAAGTCAAAAACTTTTAGTGGTTGTTTCATTTGTTCTACAGTCTCCTTTGTGATACATAATTTTTTTACATTTTGTTTTGCAAGTCCGGGCAAGTCAAACTGACTTTCCATTAAAATATTTTCTAAAATACTTCGAAGCCCTCTTGCTCCGGTTTTCCTATTCATTGCCTGTTCGGCAATTGCATCAAGACTCTCTGGGCTAAACTCAAGTTTAACATCATCAAGCTCGAATAATTTTTGATATTGTTTTATCAAAGCATTCTTAGGTTCAGTTAGTATCTTTACTAGAGCTGATTTATCAAGATCATGAAACGTTACAATAATTGGTAGTCTTCCAATCATTTCTGGAATAATACCAAATTTAACTAAATCTTCGCCCTGTACTTGTTTAATTAATTCGTAGTTGTCGATAGACGCATTCTTGTCTTTGATCGCAGCTCCAAATCCAATTGTGGTTTCGTCGGTGTTAAGACGATCTGCTATAATTTTATTCAATCCTTCAAACGCACCACCGACAATAAAAAGAATATTTTTTGTATTCACAGTTACAAACTCACCGGATGGGTTTTTACGACCGCCTTGAGGAGGAATTTTAACCTCGCATCCTTCAATCATTTTTAACAATGCTTGCTGCACGCCTTCGCCGCTAACATCTCTGGTTACGCTTGTATTTTCGCCTTTTCTTCCTTTTTTATCAATTTCGTCGATATAAACAATGCCGCGTTCAGTTTTTGAAATATCGTTATCGGCCGCATGATATAGCTTAGCAATAGCATCTTCGACATCAAGCCCGACATAACCGCTTTCTGTTAAGCTAGTTGCATCAACTAATGCAAATGGTACATCTAAAATTTTTGCTACAGTTTGAATGGTAAATGTATTATGCGTAACTACGTAGTTATTTGTAACATATAAATGTTCTGGATGATCAACCATAATACATTGCGCCGGCATTTTCCCAACATACTTGACATCTCTAATTCCTAAACGCAATTCTCGATTAATTGATGCGTCTGAATATTGATATTGCATCGGTACAAGATTTAATTTTCTCGGCAACGATACTAAATCTCTAGGAGAATGATATCTAATTGATACAATATAATTAATCTTTCCTAATTTTTTTACACCTTTATCTTTATAAGATGGTGATTTTTCTGAAATTTTTGCAATTCCCCCTATAGACCAAATTAATTCCTGCACATCTAATGCAAGTCTTTTTGATGATGTTGAAAATGACAATGATCCAGTTTTAACATCTACGTATCCATCGGTATCCATTAATCCTTTGATTAGATCTAGTCTCTGATTTAAAGACGAGTTCTTATATATATAAGGTATAAATTTATCATTGCTTAATTTTTCGTGCAGACCCAACGACACAAAGATCTTTTTATATAAATGTAATTTTTCTATTTTCTCTTTTCTAATTAATGGTATAGTTGAAGAAATATTGTAATCATATTTTAATCCGCGTTTTTTCAGAAAATATCCATCTTTTTTAATTATATTTGAAATTTTATTTAGAATAAAATCGTCTTTTGACGATATCATAAAAGTACCATGCCGTGTACAACCATCGCCAATCATTACGCCTAAAAAGTATGGGTCCATTGGCAGTTTGATATTTTTATGAGTATCAATCTTTGAAATCAATGGTATATATAATTTTCTAGATTTTCTTTGCATATGAAACATTATTTCTTTTAGAGAAATAGTTTGATATCCATATTTTGGTATATAAACTTTCCATAAATGTTCATCACAACATTCCACAGTACGGCCGTCATCAAATGTAATCTTATATATTTCTTTATCTCCTTGAGGATATATGCCTACTACCTTAGTAGTTCCGCCATTTGGAGTACTAATCATATCTCCAATTTTAATATCACCCATTTTGACCCATTTCTTTGGTGCTCTAATTAATGAATGCAACGGTTGAGCTTTACCTGTACCGCTACCGCCAATAAAAAGCATATTACTTTTATCAATTTCAACACCGTCAATTACTGGATTGTTAATCCGTTTAACGTGGTTATATATTGCAACAGCTAATGTCTTTTTTGCAATGTCTTGGCCAACTACATACTCATCAAGACGTTTTTTAATTATACTTGGCTTAATTGTTACCTCAGATAAAACTTTGGGTTGATCTTTTTTAATAATCTCAAATGACAATTTAATACATTCGTCACATATATAAACATCATTACCTGCAACAAGTTTGCTAACTTGTTGTTGATTTTTTCCACAAAAACTGCATTGATGTAATACTTTAGTTTGATCTACGGTCATTTGTCCTCTTAATACTTATATCCTCGATAGTCTCTTTTAATTTGAATGATTGGTTTATTTTTATTTTTTGTATGGTTTTTAAGCTTAGATATAACTTCGTCGGCGTTTACTTGAGATAATTCAATATTAGAGTTTGATGTAGTAATTGATTGAATTGTTGTATTGTTTACTGCGTTGTTTGAAGTTGTGATATTAGTTTCAAATATTTGATTGTTAGATTCATTTATTGAATTATCTATTTCTACGTTAGGCTTTGTATCTTCAGATTGTACAAGATTTACAGCATCTGTCAAGCTTGACTCATTAATTTCATAGCTTTTATCTATATTCACGTTTGGTGAACCTACATACGACAACGTATTAGACTCTATGATCAAGTTAGATTCTTTTTCAACGGGTTGAATCTTTTTTTTTAGATCGCTATTTGCTGCAATTAACATAAGAACTGCTAATGGATCAAATACTATTATTATTATGATAATCATCCATGTAACTGATTTTTCTAATACAGCACTGTCGGTATTGCTATCATAGATAAAATTTGCAATATATTTAATTGGACCAACTTCTGCTTCAAGCTTGCGATATGCAGATTCTAATTGATATTTTTTTTCTGTAATTTTATCAAGTTCTGTAGATGTAGCTTTTATAATATCCTGCTGTTCTTGTATATCTTTCGATAGAGAATCAACACTAGATTTACCAAGCTGATCTCTTAATCTGTTTATTAATTTGTTCGATTCGTTTACTTGTAATTCTGCAGTTTCTCTAATTTTTGCAATCTCATCCCTTGCTTTTTTAATAGTTAGGTTATTTTGATTAAAATCATCAAGTTTACTGACTATTTGAGATTTTTCTTGCATTTTTTGTTGTTGCCAGTTGCGAACTGCGGTTGCAGTTCCCGGTCCCCAATTACCATCTGCTCGGGTTCCAACTAGTTGTTGTGCTTTGGTAATATCGTTGCTATCAATATATTTTTGTAAAATGCTAAGTTCCTGATCAATCTGCGATAATTGACCGGAAATTAATTTAGTTTGATTTTCAATAATTCTGTTTTGTTCATCTATAACAGGTTGTATACGAATATACGCATTATCAATTCTCTGTTGTTCTGTATTAATTTGGTTTTGAATATTAACATCTGCGCCGCCTCCAGATGTTTCTAGCTGTTTAAGTCTAGTTGTTGCTCTTTCTAAGTTAAACTTGTATTGTGCAATATCGCTATTGATTTTATTAATTTGAGCTAGATTTTCTTGTGTTCCAACAGTTTGATCTATATGTGCTTTAGATAAAAATCCAAAAATGCCAATGCTTGTTATACACATTAACACAATAACTGCACTGGTTAAATATGTTTTTAATAAAAAGGGTATTTCATTCCATTTTTGATAGAGCCAACTACTAACTATTAATTTTGAAGCTTCTAAAATACTTCCCATTATTATTACAGGATAAAATGCTCCAGCAAATATTGTGGCAAGCCCGATAATGCTATACCATGCTGCAATTGAACTTAGTGCCAATGCACATATTAGTAATAATAATGTTATAAACATAATTTTATCCGTGTATATAATTTCCAGACTTGAGCTCTATAAAATCGTTTTCTCGGTCTAGGAATTTATATCCAGCAGATTTTATCTCAAAATGATTGCAAATGTATTCCATTACTTCGTCAACTTCAAATGGTGCGCATGAATATAAATCAAATTGCATCATACTATCATTTGGTTCGTCAAAGTTCCAGATATGTAATGTACAATGGCTGGTAGTTAAAATTACAGTTGAAGTTATACCTTCATTACCCAAATCATTGCACCAAGCAGTAACAGGATCGATCATCACTTTCATGCGAACATGTTTTACCATGCCTCGCATAAATTCACTCACTTTATCGCAGTCTGTAGGACCCGGTGGATTCTTAATTGCTGCGTTAATTAACAAATGAAGATGTGCATCAGGTTTCAATATATTCTCCTATGTTTATACGTTTGGAATTTGTGTTACAGATATATTTTGTTCTATAATTTCTATATTATCAATAATATCTAACCCTTGCGCTGTAATTTTTTGTATTCTTGCTGCATTTGGTCTGTCAGTGTAACTGCTGTATGATGCCAAGGTTGGATCAAAAACCTTACAATTTTTAGTGATGTTTCCAACCATTGCTCTAGCTATAGCTCGTTTAATTGCAAGAGCTCCTTCAAATACAGTCCCTGCATCTGGTTCATTTGGTCTAGCAACAGTTCTAATGTAATCTGGTCTATCATATCCAATTGTAAATGTAAAGGTTGTGCAAGCACCATTACCGTTAAGGTTTCCTGTACGAACAATATCTCCAACTAATATTGGTAATGACCATTCTTCTAGTTCACTAATTGCCTGTACCCATCTTGAATTGGCACGTTCTTTATTTTGACTTGTGGCAATAGTAGTTGGGTAGCCGCCGTGGTTGCCTGCAGAAAATCCCATAGCGGTTAGAGCAGTTCCACTGTTTAATGCGTATGGTTGCCCATTTACGCTTGCTAATTGTAATTTGCCTCCAGCAGCTTGTGCAACAACACCGGTGGTTGGTGTGTTTTCGTTGATTTTGCTAACAACACCGGAAAGTGGACCGGCACTAAACGTTATATTAATTCCGTTAATAACAACATTATCACCATTTCCTACAGCCGAAAATGCAGAACCAACTTCATTTGGCCAATATTGATATGCTCCTGCAACCAATCCAAGCTTTGATAATGCAGATCCGTTGCCTTCTGCTAGGCTAAAAGGATAACCTTCTGATCCAGGAGCATTTGCTAATGTTATGTAATTAGAAGCTATTCTTTGGTCGGCAATTACATTTGTGAACTTTGAAGCTAGATTAATCCTGGAAATAACATTAGCTAATGTCATAGAACTATCAAAAATAATTGCTTTATCATTTACTATAATTGTTTCACCATCTGACATTACAGTTGATGTAACTTCTGTATTTCCAGTTGTATGAATTAATCTATTGTAATTCCATGCATTAGTACTATCAAGTCCGCCGGCTTGATCGCCTGTTAACGTTGAAAAGTTATTTGGACTTGATAGGTTCCATGTTACTTGGTAATAAGTTGGATTTAATGAATAAGTTGTCATAAAATTATCCTCTGCATAATATATGTGTGCTAGGCTTATTTATGCAGAAATTGACTATTATGACCTGTATCTGTTATTTAATTGCAAAACGTTCCATATGTATTCCGCGTGAATACGGCAATCCAGTAGTATATAGTACTCTACCAACTTTATACGTTTCAATTGCTTTTGCGCATCCTTCGCACGGCATGCTCAATGCCGGACGACCTCCAGTTGTTAACCGTAGGACATACATAGTAGATTTTGATAGAAGATGTTCGTTGTTATTTTTAATTGTGTTTCGTATTGCATGTGTTTCTGCATGCCAATACACAGCATGTGGATTTTTACAATATCTAGCCTGAAAAGGATGAGTTTTGGATCCATTAAATCCAAAACTCAATATTTCACCTCGGTGTGCAATAATAGCAGAAACCCTAGCACCTGCATAAGGAACAGAATCTCTAGCTAATTTTTCAGCCATATTGATAAATTTAATATCTCTATCCGAAAATTTTTCGTTACTAGACTTCAAGTTCCACCATTGACCATTTAGAGTTTTCACCAGGGTAACCAACAGGATTACAAACATAATTAATACCGTTGATAGTTTTCATACTTCTATAATGTGTATGGCCGTAACACCAGTACTTAATATTGTTATTAATAATATCTTCACAATGTGTGTTTACAAACATTCCGTGTAGCTTAGTCCAAATTTGATCAAATGGCTTAGCATAACTTAACAATCTATTTGGCAGATGATGAGTAACTACAACACACGGAAGATCAGTAGCTGAAACGGAACTTCTAATATAATTAGCATCCTCATATGCAGCGGTTTCGACTATTTCGTTGTCTCTTGTTTTTCCACGCCAATTTATAATTCTATCAGCTGATTTAAATTGCCATGCATCGATTTGTTGATCTTTTGAAAAAGGTTCACCAGCAACAAAATTGTGCCAGCCAGTAGCACCTATAAAAAGAACATTATCGATGTTTACAGAATCACGATGAATCATATGAATATCATGATCCTGGCTCCACTTTTTATAATGACTATAAATTTCATTCACATACATTGGATATGGATATTTTTCATATAGCTCAGAATTAGCTAGTTTGGTTTTATGCACTCCGACGTTATAAAAGTCATGATTGCCTGGGACCCAGATTACATTATTAAAGCGTAATCTAAGATCGGCTAACCAATTACTAGTTATCCAGATGTCATTGCTAATGTCGCCAGACACTACAATTGTATTGCAATCTGCAGAGCAAGAGTCTAGCAACTCCCAGCTCCAAGGCATAATATCGACGTGTACGTCACTAATTAATATAAATTTCATAGCTTATTTTAACATAGATAATTGTCAAGTCAATTAGAATTTTTGATTTACATTTTCCAAAATAAATGGCTACCAATTGGTATCTTTCTAATTGATGGTGCCCAATCTGCTGTCCTGTGTGAAAAATAAATTGAGCCATGTGCTGTATCTTGAATGTTTTGGCGATATACGTTATATGCTATTTCTTGTACTTTTAACCATGTATTATGTTCGATTTTCCATTTTTTATTTGGTTTATACCCTGCCCAAACAAATTGAAAAAATTTTCGACCATTGACATAATTATATTGAAAAACATTTGTACAAATATCTAAACTAAACCTTGAATGCTTTGTTCTATTAATTGGAATATACGCAACAGCTACTTGTTCAATTTTGGTTCCTCCTCTTGCTTCAAAATATAAATTCCATGCAATGCATTCTAAATCTTTTAATTCAGATTCATTTAACTCGTTAATAACCTCAATAGATAACGGTAAAACCTCTTTTAGATTAGGTATTATCCCAAAGTCAGCTGTTATACGATCCGACGCGTATGTCGACATGCATAACAACAACGACAAAAGATAGACACACACAATTGTTATTGTGTTTTTGATTAATAGCATAATTATTCCCCTCTGTTTTATAAGGCAGGATATACCTGCTAAGAAGATAGTTAAAACGTATCTCTTATTTGCAACCAATTAATATAACGTTGGTACGATATTTAAATCGTATTAAAATTACTTAAAATATAAGTTAATTTTGTAGGCTTATTGGCTACTAAACTAGGTAGTATGTCTAGTGTGTTATATATGTAACACTATTCTTTTTGAAATACAAATAAAATCTTGAAATTTGCGTACAAATACGTTATCACATACTGAACAAATGTAACCAGGATTGACAATGCACACAATATCGCAAGAAGATTTAGTAGTATGGAATACATATATTGATAATCTATATAAAACTCCTGAGCATCAGTTTACTTCGAAAAAAGTTCAAAAAGATGAGCCGGATATTATAGATCTGCATGGCATGACTATTCAACAGGCGTTCCATAAAACTAATTCTTTTCTACGCCGGCATTTCGAGGTTGGTAACAAATTAGTAACAGTTATCACTGGCAAGGGTGGTCAAATTAACAAAGAATTCTTGCATTGGTGCAACAATATTCCGTTTATTACCAGTGTGGAGCCATTAACTGATAGTCGTGGGCAAGCTGGCGCTTATTTGATTTTGTTGAAAAAGAAAAGATAAATTGAATTTAATCTTGTTGAAGATATAACAATGTAGCAATGGATTTAAAATCCTCAACATCGCCGGATAGGTTAACTGTAATATCTGTGCCACATCCATTCCAGCTATTTGCATCTTCAATAATATGTCCATTCCAAAATGTATTTTCTTTCCATTTTGGCAATCTAGATGTGCTACTAACTGGCCATTCTATCTTTTTTTCCAATGTCCACGATGGACCTTTAAGAGTGTATATATTAGTTACAATACCTGGAACAACAGCTAAATTTTTCTGTATACTTAGCTCTAAAGAATGATCGCAGCATTGATAAGAGATTTGTCCAAACTCTTTTGATCCGTAGAGATATTTTCTATTTTCAATAAATTTAAAAATAAAATCACAAAGATTTCTATACTCTAATGGAGCCAATGACATTTTTAGATAATATACGATATCAATATCATACACAAGAAAAATTATATGTAATACTGTGCAATGCCAAAAAAATACAAGCAAATATGTTGCAATGCAACATAAATAGTATTATATACAAAGTAAGGAGAAATGCTATGCAGTGGTTTAGCGCAATTTCAACAAAAATATTAAATTGGTGGCACGGATTTACCATGAATCCAACCGATGAATATTTAAATCAAGCAGTCGATCTTGTAGACCTCGAACATAGACTGCGTGCAATCTCATATAGGGCAACCGACAAAACTAGACATGGAGTACTATAATGGAAAAAACATTTAAAGAAATGAACGAAGCTGTATTATCATATATGATGAGCAGCGCACGTCAAGTAGTAGAGTTAAATCAAAAACTCTGGAGTGATTATGTTGAGCTTACAAACAACATTGTTGCTAAGAACACTGTGTTATCTACAGTAACACAAAACACCAAGAAGTAAAAAATAAAGCCCATTTTAGATGGGCTTTATTTTTGTTAATAATTTATATAAATTTATCTTACAATCCAGTTAATTTCGTGTGCTTCTATCCGGCTTACAGGTTCCCACTTATTAAGCATACTGTAAATTACAGATTCCGGAACAACTGCTTTACGTGATTTATTACTTGCCAACGTAGTTTGAAAATCTGTGCCCATAATATAAATGTTTGTATAAGCATCATATGCACGACATAGGTCAATAACTTTTCCTCGTGCAAGTCTTGTTAGGTTTGTACTATTCCACACAAATGGTGATTTTTTGCGCAGGTATTCTTTTGCTGTTTCCAGTGCAGTTTGAATAACAGGACCTTGATTATCCCCATGATCAATCTTTAATGCAATACGTATCTGATCCATACTGATAACAGGAAGCCCACCGAAATTTTCTGCTACATATGTATCCTTTCCGGAACCAGGAAGTCCGCACATAATAATTACATTACTTCCTTTTGGTCTCTGAGCGTGATATGTATGATCTCTGCCCTCTTTTTCAAAATAGAAAATTTTACTAGAATTGCTGTGCCATTGTTTGTTAGAAATATTATTTTCTTCGAGCCACATGCGCAACAGCTCTAAACTCTCGACAGTTTCTTGTTGATGTGCGCTAATACGACCAAGATTATCACAAATAGAAAATTCAATAAGATCATGCCACGGTGCATCTATGCTATATGTCAATGCCGATCTTACCATATCAGTGTGTTTCCATATATGATATGAACGTTGATGCCATTGAATCTGTTTATATACTTGCAATCTGGTTGCAATATCTCCAATATTATGTTGCCACATGTCGACCCATGCCATTTGAGCGCTTATTCGACTGTGGTATGGATGACTAATACGTATCCGGTCTGGTTGTACAATTTCTTCTCTGGTTTTAGCCTTTGCGACATCGTGGAATAGAGTTGTAAGCAGTTGTACATCGTTTGAATGTCCGCGATCATGTACATGCTGTGCAATCATCTGAATATGAGTCCAGACATCACCCTCTGCATGATAAACAGAATCTTGTATACATTCTTTCATTTCAGCTGAATACGGAAAGAGATTCTCTACTCTTTGCCAATGGATACGTTTAGTTTTAGCATCAGTTGTGTTGAGTGCTAACTTCAGTTCGGACAAAATATTTTTATAATTAATCATATGTCACCTAAAAATATTTACACCATCTGCGAGCATATTAGGCAATATTGGTCTATCTGCCCAATGCGTGCCACTATCTAAAATAGTCTGAACAAAATCAAATCGAACATATTTGTAACGTCCAATTACTTTACCGTTCTGCTCGTGTTTAAGATATAACCCTTCAGATAAATTACTTTTTTCAGTTTCTTTAACAGCTTGGTCCGAATCAATGCCGTGTCGTTCAGCTTGAAGCCTAAGATTAGCTACCCAATTTTCACTTTTAAACAAACTTGGTTTAATAAGAGCTTCGATACCTTTTTTATCTTTTACAGGTCCTCGATGAACAACAGGTACGCTTACAACAGGTAAGTCTTTTAAAAGAGTATGTCTAGAATTAGTATCTAACCAATAATTATCTTTTCTGTCATATATGTCAAATTCTAAAAAATAATGAGGAAGTTTGTCATAAAAAACTGAATGTTTTGCATAACACCATTCCCCGTACATAGTATACCTGTCACCTAGCACTAGATAAAAATCATCTGTAAGAGATGTTGCCCATTGCTTGAATAGGTTAAACTGTGCTTCTCGCGCTCCGCCAAGTAAAACATGTCCGCGGCTTTGAAGTTGAATAGACACGTCAGTACGCGCACTTACTCCGCTATTTGCACCGTCTATCTTTTCTTCCCATACAAACTCGCCACCAGACAACGACGAAATAGGAATTTGATCGTTCGCAGTATCGCCGGGCTGTAAGCGGCTTCCTTCGAGATGAGGAGTTCTAGGATATTTTATAAACATAACATCAAACCTTATTATGGTCCTATAATAGCATTATATGATTACAACGTCAATGCTAAAATTTAGGTGCAAATTATTAAGAAAAATAAAGCCTGCTGTAATGCAGGCTTTATCTTTATCGCAGGTTGACTTTATATCAACTTATGGGACTTTTGTTAACAGTTGCTTCGGAATTCTATCCCTGTCGTATCATGGCCTCTATCTTCGACAGTTAGTTAACATGGTCTCTTTAGAAGTTGGTCGGTATATCTCCGCTCACATTGGCCAAATTGTTTGTCCTCATTCACCCTTTATAGAGTCTAACATATTGTTGCTCTACACCCTCACATCATCGTGTAACACACGCCTCTGCGATAACTATATTTATATATAATGATTGATAAAGTCAAAGATAGAATTGTAAGCTGCGTATTTAAACGATTAGGGTTTTTTCATGTCCTACACGTATAGCAGGATCTACAAGAATGTCAAATCCTTTTTCTTGTGCACTCCAACAAAACCCAACATCTTCGGCACAAAAATCATGGAAGTTATTGTTTGATATCCATCTAGGTCTGAACCACGGATATTCCATAGATTCAATTACTCCTTTTTTAATTGCAATAAATCCAAATCCAACATAACTAACATTAAAGGGAGAAGATTTTAACGAAAGGTCTCGATCTGTCATGAACTTAAATGTTCCATAATTTTCTAAATGTTGAAAATTTAAATTTTCAACAATTGGATAGTTTATTCCATTGGACATATGATAACATCCACTAACAATAGGTTTATCATGTTTTAAAAGATTTAATATGTCTTCTGGTTTCCAAACAATGTCGTTATCTATCCAGATTTGATATTCATAATCAATTTGACCTTGCCACGGTATCTGATTTTTGCCTTTAACATTATCTCCGCCTAATATTCGATTTCGTGTATAGTACACTACTGGATCATAGTCCATGCAATATGCATAAGCAATATGATTTTTTGCTAATTCGTGGATTGTAGAATTCCAGCTACTAAAATATCGACTAGATATGGTATTACCAGGCAGACAAAAAACAACTCTCATTGATATTATTATTCTCCTAAATTTTCTGTAAATGTTAAAAGATATAATGACTGATCATTAACAGATTTAAAAAATACACTATCTCCAAATACAAATACATCGCTTTCGCAATTAAAAATGAATCTCACAAAATTATTTGTATATATGCCGTCATTGAGTACACCAAGTTTAACAGGTGACAATAACCAACTATTATCTAAATATTCCTCCACGGAAATCCTCCAGGATATCGAGTTTTCATTATCTTGTTTCCGGTTAAAAAGAAATCTGATGTTACTGAATTTGGATTACCATCTAACCTATAGCATACTGTTGCTTGACCAGTACATTTATAATTGGGAGCATACTGATCAATTATACTGTAAAATCGCCGATCGCCACCCCACCCGCTGTACCATGCAGATGCTAAACCTGTTATAATTTCTTTTTTTATACAGTATGTGGAAGTATCAACTAATCTGTGTTGATCTGACATATATATAGGCCATCGTCCTAAACTTTCGCAGTCGTCATCGCATATATAATTTAAATTAGAGTCGTATATTTTTCGTAGGCTATGACACCACTGTAATTTATTATTTTCACAAGTATTAATCATAGTGTCTACATGGTTTGCTTCAAACCAATTATCTTCGTCGCAATATAAAATGTAATTATGATCAAATAAAAAGCTTACAGCGGCTAAAATACGATGTCCATACCATCCGTTTTTACCAGTGTTAGCAGGTAATATACAGTGTTTAACCTGCGGATATTGTTTTAATATTTGTAATGACCTTTCAGCATATTCTGGACCATCAATTATAGACCAAACTTCTGTATTAGTATATGTCTGAGAGGTGGCACCGGATAATGCTTTGTTAAGTTTTTCTGTACCTATAGTTGGAATAACAATTAGAGCAGATGTCATAACAAATTATATTTAATTGATTATCATTATTCCTAATTAAAAATACCAACAAAAATTCTTAATATATTGATCACGTTCCGTTTCATTTAATGTTAAAAAATCTTTTTCCATTTTATACCATTTATCCATTAATGGGTTAGAAATTGACGGATACCAAAATAGTCCTAATGAATTTCGGCTCCACGGAAATCTTCCCTTAATTCTAAATTCTTCAAGCATATCAATTATAATCCATCTTAGATTTGCACCTGACTCGACGCTTAAATTATTTCTATCAAATGCAGTTGTAGTGAGCCATTCTCTTATTTTTAAACGAATAGGTAAAGGAGCAAGGCCAATAGTCTGATTAACTACATTACTTGTCCACACCAGTGAACTGCCAAAATTGCTTAAAGACATTGACTCTGGTACACCTCGACGAATGGGCACTAAATGATCTTTAGTTCCCATCCATGGCATTACTTTAGAATCATGATTCCATTTTTCTCTTTTATGAGTTACAGGTAAACACACAACACTTGAATAAAAACATCTGTAATCTATAGTTGGCAGATGAAATTTTTTATATTTTATAGTATTTCTAGATGAATAATAAGAAGGAGGTTCCCATAACCCAATTATATTTTTTGATATAATTGGTTTTTGAATTTCACCGTATACGCCTTGTGCAAATCTTTCGTGTCTTTTTACTTTATGTTTATGATGTTTACGAGCCGCTTTTGGCATGCTTTCTGTTAGAGGTTGAATTAACTGTGTCATTTTCAATAAAAATCTTTTTCCCGTGTTTCCTCAAGCGAAAACCTTTGACATACAATTCATTTTTAGAATCAAACGTAGCATTTTTAATTCCGTGCGAGAATTGTTCAATATGTCCAATGCTATATCCATATACTTCGTTGTTGCTTAGAATATGAAGAATTAGATTCTTAATTCTAAGAGAACTTAGCTTTTGAATTTTAGTCCAGTCTAGAACATTATCATCAATTTTTGAGTTTTGATAATCATTCATAGCCAAGTCTGTGTTTAATTCCCACGACTCTCCCAATAGTTCAATACTTTTAGCAATATTGATATCTGCAATATCAAATCTACTAGAGATCACTGGCCATACTTCGTGACGAATATAGTTGCGATCATATTTTGTATCATAATTACTAGTATCATTGCAAGATTGAATATCATTCAGAGCAGCATATGCTTCAATTGTACTGCGACTTACATTTAAAAGAGGTCGAACAATTGATACATCACTGTCGTACCAACAAGGACTAACAACTGGCATGCTTTTTAGCCCTCGAATACCACTACCACGGAATAGCTTCAAAAAGAAAGTTTCAATTTGGTCGTTCATGTGATGTGCTAAGATCAGCGTATCTGACTTAGTTTCACAAAATGCTTGATATCGAGCTTGTCTTGCAGCATACTCGACATTTTTGCCAAACGAATCAATGTTAACATTCTTAATAGTGCAAGACAACCCAAGATTTGCACAGGTCATACTTACTAGATCTGCCCAATTATCACTGTTTGGATGAATTCTGTGATTAATATGCATAATGTGCATTTCTTTGTCAATATGGTCTTTATTGTCTGCTAACCAGTGCAATAGTACCATACTATCAACACCGCCGCTTACACCTACCAGGCATCGACGACTATCTTTGATAAGTCTATTAAACCAATTTGTATCGATTAATTGCATATGTGATTCCATCATACACTAATAACAATAAATTTAGTATAAATCAACGAGTATTTTGAGCAGTTAAATTAACTAATCTCTTTGCAGCACGGTCGCTGTTAAACAACTGCGTAAGACCCCAATGTAACGGGTCTGGTAATTCATCAATGGTGCACCATAGATAATCTACGCTTTCCCAATTTAATCTTGGTTCAAATTTTTTGTCTATGATACATGCAAACGTATAAAATTTAAATTTTGGAGCATGTGTTTCATTGGTATAAATCAATGAGAGAGTTGATGGATCAACTTGATATCCAATTTCTTCGTATGCCTCTCTACATGCTGCATGTGCAGGCAATTCTTGTTTTTCTGCAGATCCGCCAGGCAAGCACCATGTGTTTGGCATAGAAACTAAACTACTGCGTTTTATTAATAAAAAATTCCTATTGCTTGGAATGTAAAATAAACAACCTGCTCCTCTATGTTGAGGAGCAGCTAAATCATTGGCTTTCATAGAAATATTTATCGTTCTACAGTGGGTAATTTTTTCAACTCTGTTACTTCTTTTCTATATATAGCACGTATTTTAGTTTCGTCGGCTAAAATTGAGTTGTATTCTGCAATAGTTTGTTTTAGTTCTTTTATTTTGTCTACTATTTCTTGGTATGCATCTTTAGCCCATCTATACGATGGTAAAGCACTTAACCGATCTAGCTGATCGTTATCAAGATCTAGGTCTTTACAAATCTTTGTAATTTTATCAATTAACTCACTTCTGTCATTTGCTTTTGGTAAAAAGGCTGGCAATCCTTTGTCTATACATTCTTTAAGGGCCAAATACCAATTTAACGAATGTGTAGCATCTTTGATCCATTTTGAATATCGAACTTTATAGAATTTAAGTCTCCATTCAACAAACTCTCTTATTAATGTTTCAGCAGATGTGTATTGCCTAATAGAAGTACCGTCCCAGTCAAGTACTACGATACGTTCGGTTGTTTTGCTGCGTAGCTTTAAAAAATCAACAGCTTTGTCTTCGGTCCAGTTATCTATTGAACCACGTTTGAATCTAATTTCGACATGTATATTTTTTGTACTGCGATCAACATATGTTTGTATTTGACCCTCGTCTTCCATCTTGTTGAGACGTACTTTAAATTTTTCAAGACTGAGGTCAGGTGGTAGTTCACTAACAATAATAGTGCTTCCATCTATAGCGAGTTTACCAACAAATTCATACGCATTATCGCCAATCCCTCGTACACTGGTATTAAGATATTCGTAACAGGGTAATAATTCAGGCAACTTTTTCTTTCCGTCAATTGCAGCAATAGTAGCATCTACTAAATCAGAAAATGACCGTGGTAAAATATCAGTGCTCCAACCAACTGCAATACCGCTTACACCGTTTAACAATACCAACGGAATTAACGGAAGAAAATTCTTAGGTTCCATTACACTTCCATCATAATTTTCTTTCAATGGGATAATTTCGTAATCATGATAGATTAGTTTATCCGTAAATGTATTCTTTTTGACATATGTATATCTAGGTGCACCCCAATCTGTAGGTCCAACTCTAGTTCCAAATGCTCCAATACCAGACAGCAATGTAATATTATTGCAATAAGGAGCTGCCATCAAGCTGATAGTATCACATGCAGATGCATCTGAGTGTAGGTAAATGTTCTGAGATATCATTTCGCCAGCAAGAGAGATAGTTTTTAGCTTATCACTCTTAGGTTTCATCACAAATAATGCTTTACGCTGTGCGTCTTTTAAACCGTCACTAACACAAGGAATTCCTCGGCTTTGACAAACATATATACTGTAGTCTCTACTAGTATCTTTGATAAAATCTGTTGTAGTTGAATATTTCATTTAGGCCTCTATATCATGTGTTAGTAAAAATTGTGTTGCATGTTCTTTATTTTTAAACCTACAACTTACACGTACAGTTGTTAGATATAACACTGGATCGTAATCAGATATTATATGTATTGGACAATAGTCTAGATTTTCACTGATCCAATTTATAATATCTGGATGATTTTTGTAAAACTCAAAACTTATTGCATTAATATTTTCGTCACTAATATCAGTAAATTTGTATTTTTTGATTAAGATATCTATAAACTTATTTTTTTCAGAAATCATAGAGATATCCATGCTTTTCTATCGTCGGCGCGCGTACCAGAGAAAATCAAATCTAGTGCATCGGACAATTTGCCGTCATCAATAATAGGAATTAGCTTAGGTTCTTTAAGACTGTGAATCCAATCCTCTTCTTCTAGACTACCCAGACCCTTTGCACGAGTTGGTTTTGGACAATTCTTCCAGTCGTCTGGATTATATGTGTGGTAATTATCTGCATACCAATAATGTCTCTTCTTACCTTTCTCCTGAATAATAAAAGGAGTTTGGAAACTATAGAAAAATGGTGGTAATTTAGAATCAAAAAGCTCTGGCCATTGTAGATAAAAGAAATTTACCAACAGCGCAGTGATATTTGCACCGTCTGGGTCCTGGTCAGCCGCAAGATAAACTTTGCCATATCTTAACTCTTCTCTTATCGCAGTCTGACCAATTCCTACTCCAATCGCTGACATAAGATCAGAAATTATCTGATTGTCAATAATTGCTTTTACACTTTCTCCTCGTACATTGAGAATTTTACCCCTCAATGGAAGAGCGCCATGTATTTCAGGATCTCTAACAGAGCTTACCATTGTTTTAGCACTATCGCCCTCTGTAATTAGCAAAATACACTTGGTCCTATCTTTGCCATTTGCGTCTAATAGCTTAGGAACTTTTTGACGCATGAGTTTTCTGTTAGCTTTTGCTAGATCAGCATCGTCTTTTTTCTGTGTACGAGCTGCACAACGATCATAGATCGTTTGTATCCATTCCTTGTTTTGTCTAATAATTGTTTTAAACGTAGCATCGTCGACTAAGTTATCTTTAATTAACTTTTCAACATTATCATTAATTAATCTGGTCTTTGATTGGCTGTCAAACTCGGGCTTTTTCATAGTAGTTATGTTAAAGATTAACATAGTTTCCAGCACATCGCTGCGATTGGGAACTAGTCCTCTTTTTTTAGATTCTTTTTCTAGTGACGAAAGTATCCCCTGAGAGAAGTATTTCTTAAACGATTCTATGTGTACACCACCGTCAAATGCTGGGATATTGTTCACTAGAGTTTGTGCATGATCTCCGGTTTCAATTAGCCCAGGAACTAGAATAAACTTGCTGTCAAATGTTTTCTCTTGATCGTTTAGGTTTATAGTAATTGTTTTCCTATTGCCAAATAGTTCTTTCTCAATGTTTTTAACCTTAATAGTGTCATTGTTAAATGTTATTTTCAATTTTGGATTACATGCGGCAATCTCAATTAGTCGATCTTTGACAAATTTTTCAGATAAGGTTAAATCTTTGAACACAGACTTAGACAGTTTAAAACTTATTTTTGTACTGGAGTTTCCAGTCTTCTTTGTAATCTTAGGTTCAGATTTTTGTAGCTCAGGAAGAAGATCATTTCCTTCGGTAAACTTCTGAAGAAATTTTTGTCCGTCCCGGTGAATTTCAACTGTAAAATATTCTGAACAAAAATTGACACCGGACGCACCAATTCCGTTCATACCTGCTGTGTTGTTACGTTCGTCAAAGTTTCTACCAGACATTAACTCGCTTAATGCCAGCGTAGCTTTATGCATATTATGCTCGCTATCCCAATCGATCGGAATTCCTCTGCCGTTGTCTTCGATAGAAAATTCCATAGTAGCAGGATCGAATGTAACATCAATTCTATTACCATGCCCATGTGCAACAACTTCATCAAGTGCGTTGTCTAATATTTCTCTAAATGATGTAAAAACCGCTGGTACCCATTTTGACTCAACTACAGATGCTGTGTTGTTTTCGTATGACAATACATTGCCAGTGTGCAATGTTGTAGAACCATAATAAACTGTGGTTCTAAGTCGTACGTGTTGATACGGTGTTAGTTTTTTAATTTCGTTATTCATGTTTGATCCGTTTACTGCTTTTAATGTGTATAGCTTAATATTTGTTTGTGTAATGTCAAATTTACAAAGCATTAGAGGTGAGTTTCCTCACCTCTAATAATTTCTTGCGTTATATTTTAGAATTTGATCAGTTCTATCAATGCAAGCGTCGGTGACTGACCTCTTTAACATTTATTACAATATAAACAAACTTATGATAACTATTTATTTACGATCACCTAACAAACTAAGTAAATGAACAAAAATATTAATAAAATTAAGATATAAACTTAACGCACCAAAAATACTTGCCTTTTCTGGGCTTTCAAATCCGTATACACTGCCATTGCTTGTATAATCACTTTTTATATTTTGAGTATCGTATGCTGTAAGTCCAACAAAAATTAAAACGCCAATAACTGAAATTGCAAATGATAAAAATGAACTTGCTAAAAATATATTTACCAAGCCTGCAATAATTATACCTATGAGTCCCATTAATAAAAATGAACCCCATGAGCTAAGGCTTTTATTTGTTGTATAACCATATAAACTGGCAGCAGCAAATGTCCCTGCAGTAATAAAAAATACCTTAGTAATGCTGGCACCTGTATACAATAAGAATAAAGTACTTAAACTTAATCCCATTGAAACACTAAAAAGATAAAATAGCAATGTTGCAGTTGCAATACTAAAAGATTTAATACCAAAAGACAGAGCAAAAACAAATGCCAATGGTAGAAGTGCAAAAACTATCCACACAGGACTTTGTATATAGGCTGTTAAATAGACCGACGCAAACCAAGCAGTTAAACCTGTAACAGCTAAACCTGCTGTCATCTTGTTATAAATGCCAAGCATGAATTGACGTAATCCTTGATCAATACTGTCAACTTGTGCAATTGCTGAAAATTGATTGTTCATTGTTTCTCCATATTTGTAAGAAATTTACATTAAATTATAATTGATTTTTTACAAAAATCAAATGGATACCAAAAAGGTAGGCGAATAGTTGCCTATCCGCCTTTCTGTTTCCAGGTTCCCTTTAAAACCCATTGAGGCTTACGCTGCTAGGCGAACTTCCTCAAATGCAATGTTATCATTGACATTTATTTGTTTTGAACAGATTGACGGTCGTATCTTACCGAATATCTCAATCAATTTTTACACACACGTCGATCCTAGTTTACCCACATAAAAAAATGTGGTGTAGGTAACGGGTACTGCCCCCGTGTCCGCATTGCTTATTATATTAATCTACAAACGATATTAATTATATTTATTATGTTGTAATAGAAGAAGTCAAATTTTTTCTAAACTCAGTTGAAATAAAATCTAAATCAGATTTATAGTATAATTTTCTATCTTTTGGATTATATCCTTCATCTAAATTTGTTAGATATCCACCATATATTTGTAAACCAAATATATCTATTAGTTTTGCTTCTAACGACAATGCTTCACATTCGGTTAAATTATCTTTAATAATAAAAGATATAGGTTCTTTATCTAATTCATTTATCCATTGTCGAATTTTTCGATGTGTTTCGTTCCTAGCCAGATTTGAAAATCTATCACCTAAGCCTTTACCAACATAAAAAGGAAAATGTGTCATTCCTAATGTAGCAGAAAATGTAGTTAACCAATTAAACCCCACCGCTATTTTTTTCAAAGGATTCATATGGACATAAACATAGTATTGTCGTGTTTGGTCTAATTTTAAATTGTTATATAAACTTGAAATGTCTGTATTATACACATTCATACATGACTCAAATTTACGCCTATTCATCTCTTTCTTAGAAATTTTATTTGGATTAATTTGTCCTAACCTAGATTTTATTTGAGTTCCTAATTTTGATACTTGTTTATAGTCATCCCAATCAATTGTAAATGTTTTAATATTTGTCATTGTAATGTATCGATCCCATTTCGCCCCCATCATAGACACATTAAGTAAACAGCCGCAAAGGTTAGCTACTCCTCTGGTCCGGGATACCCTCCCGGTGCTTAACGTGTCTATGGTGGAGGCGTCGGGAGTTGAACCCGAGTCTTGTTCACCTATATATTGCTATCAACGACAGCTACGTTATTTATAGCACAAAACTTATAAAAAGCAAGAGATTATAAAAATTAGCGATCACAGGGTTATGAGAATATATTATACAGATAACCTTAATCTTACATCATACGCACACGGCCAAGGGTAACTATCCAGCCTGCTTAACTACTGGATCATGCCTTGTTAGGTATAAAGCAGGAAATCCCGTAATAAACCATGTACGTATGATGTACGATGTAAGATTGAGGAGTTAACCTTACATCATTTCTATCTATATAACTACTATAGTTATAACACAACAATTATAAAAAGCAAGAGATCATAAAAAACATTTGGCGTCTGCATTTCCTTGGTTATCTTACTTGCAACTCCGGACCCCATAGTATTATCTAACTTGTCCTTTGTATCCGAGAAGACCAAATGTTTTTTGTTAGTAAAAATATTTACCAAATTATATTAAATCAACCCACACTTGAATTTTTAATTCTATGTGCAACCATACTAGCATATTGCCAACAGAACGTAGCAGCAGCTAGAGATGTAATTTCACCATGATCATACGGTGGACTTATTTCTACACAATCCATTCCAATCCAGTTAACACTGTCTAAATTGTCTAACAATTCTCTCAACCAAACTGTGTTAAGTCCTGCAATTTCCGGAGTTCCTGTTCCTGGTGCATATGCAGGATCAAGACAATCTATATCCAATGACAGATACGTTGGTGAATCTTTTACTTTGGTTTTAATAATATCTGCCATTGCAACAGGAGACCATCGTAATGCACGAGCAGCAGTGTAAGTTGTTCCTCCGTTTTTTTCTAGATATGTTCTTGATATTTCATCACTTGGACTTCGTATGCCAATGCTTATTGTGTTATTACTATTAATTAAATTTTTCTGAATTGAATTATATAACCATGTCCCGTGGCCATATGGTTCGCCAAAGTGACTTGACCATGTATCACAGTGTGCATCAAAATGCACAACTGCGATATCTTTATATTTCTTGCTTAATGCACGAAGTATACCAAAAGTAATCGAATGATCACCACCCAATGTAATTAGGTTTTTATCTTGATTATCTAATATTGCCCCTTCAACTGCAGCTAGCATTATATGTGTGTTACCAGTAGGCAACACCATATTACCTAAGTCTTGAACGTAATCGTTAAGGTTTACTTGATACTTAGGATGTGTACCATCTGTAAGCATAAGGCTAACATTACGAATTGCATTAGGGCCCATTCGAGTGCCACTGCGAAATGTAGTTGCGCAATCAATGGGTGCACCGATAACACCAATTGGTCTAGATTCCTGTCCTACACCGCAAAATGTAGGCATTAGTTGAAAAGGCTGATGCATCATGATTGAACTAATTTACTAACTGCGCCTGCAGTTGGAATAGCCAAACCAGTTGTTGTTTGTGTATACCCAGCTTTTGCTTCTGGATTTGAAAGCACCATACACATTATGTGATCTTTGTTGATTGGAAACTTCCCTTCTTTATCTGCTCCTAGCATAAAAAAAGGTGCCATTTGAACCCCAGGGCGACCGGTTTGAGGGTCAGCTGATAGAACCATTAATAGTGGTTTAGAAACCGTAACACTGGTTTCATTTCTTTCTACAAATTTTGCAATAATTTCGTCGCCGTTAGACAGCTTTAAAGATACAACTTCATTTGGTTGTATAGATTTTTCAATTAACATTATTCTTCTCCATGTTATTATCTAATAATAATAGAGAGTAGTTGAAATAAGCAAGTATTAACGAATGCCAAATTGGTTATCAAGATTTGCTAAACCGTTGGTTTTTAAAAATGCATTAGTCCCGCCGTTCATAACAGCAGTTTTTGTTGGATCGCCAGCTTTCTTGATAGGAGGATTGGCATATGAAACATGTATCCAACTTGCGTTTCCTTGGTATTCTAGTAGAAGTTGGTCGTATGGTACGTTATCTTTAATCCAGACTGCCATTTCATAGTGTTTGCGCCATTGTCCAGGAAGTTGTATATCGACAGCTTGAAACTTAGGATGTTGACTAGTTGGGTTTCCACTTGGACGTCTAATACTGCTTGTTATTACCATGCTGGGATAACGATCTCTAATAGCATCTAAAACGTTAATTGCTAGTAGTTTTGCATTTGCTACAAGTTGTCCGGGTGTTAGTCCGGCATTCCCACTTCTTACTATACCATTACGAGTCCATTGAGGGTAATAGACATATGGAGCGTCAGTAACCTGGCCTAATGTAAAATTTCTGCTAAGTCTTAAAGTAGGTGGAAAACTCTTGAGACTTTCTACTCCTTCTGTATCATTGCTAACAACGCCCGGTTGACTTGATGGAGCACCAGAAGTATCCTCAGTTCCATTAAGTTTTGCTTTTCGAACTTCATCGGCTTCTTCTTGTGTCATTACACCAGTTCTTACTAACTCCTGTAGATACGCTTCTCCTTGATTTTCTGCAAATGATGTAGGTTGGAATTGTGTGTCTTCACCTTGAATATATGCTTGCATTTTAACTTTCATATCTTCTGGGATAGCACGAGATTGCGGAGGCTGCCATAGAGCTGCTTGTACCTGATTTATATAAACATCAGGACTATACCAAACATCTTGACCTTTCCAGCTAGGGAGGGTTGAGTGGCATTGGTTTCTCTACTCCTTTACAAACGAAAGGCGGGTCCATCGTTCGCCTTTTAAATATTTATCTATTAATTCTTTTATATATTCGTCAGCATTCTTCATTATTTATTTTCAAAATAAGCCGCTAATTCTGTATACCCACCTATATAATTACCGTCTAACCAAATTTGTGGTACTGTTCGAGCATGTGGAGCTCTTTCTAATAATTGTGCTTTTGTAACATTATTCTGAGAATTAGATTCCTGTATAGGATCTGCAACAATGTGATATTCAGTATACGAAATGTCTTTTGATTTCAATAGGAATTTTGCTTTTGTGCAGTAAGGGCAATTTGTCTTTGTATATATTTCAGCTTTCATTTTTGTTCCTTGTGTTTATGAACTGTAACTTTTCCAGAAGAATCTTGTTTCATCCAAATACTATCATCAGGAATGGTGACATTAGCCTGTTGAAAATGCCATGCCCATTTTGTGTAATAATTTACAGTTGGTGTCGAAGAATGACTACGTTTAATATTTGAATTACTGGCGATTAGATTCCAAAATATTCTATCACCTGCAAGTGCCTGATTTTTATCTGTAATCCACCCTGTCATTATATGTAATAAACGACTGGTTAAAAATAAACAGTTGGTGTCACAAAAATCTGTACCATTACTTTCTATAGTATCAACATACAGAAATTCATTGTTAAATTTTGATACTATATTTCTTGTAGCTGATACAACATCGCAATTATTTTGTTTAGCTATTTTAACCATAGTTTCTATATGCGACGGTCCATAGGTATTATCTGCATCTAAAAATGATACTGCATCGTAACCTTGACTAAATGCACTTATAGCACCTATTGCGCGTGGAGTAGCACCTGCATCGGCATGAGATGTTGATAAAACAATATGATCAGAATCTTTCCATGTAGACAACCAATCATTTGGACGACCATCTGCTACAAATATGTGTCTGCAATCATATGTTTGATTAGATACAGATTTTTTGCAGCGAACAAGTACGTCAATTGATTCAGAATAATACGGTGTAACAACTGCAATCTTCATTAAAGACTAATACCTTTAAAGCTTGTATCAGTTACATCCATTTTTGCATCACCGATCTTGTACGAGGACAACTCGACTTCTTGAGGTGCCACTTGTACTTCTTTACCACTTATCCATTTTGTTGTCCAAGGTAATGGATTAGTTTTTACATTATAAGGACTTTCTAACCCAATGCTGTCCATACGCATACCGGCAATATATTCAACATATGACTTTAGAAGATCAGCATTAAGTCCGATCATACTTCCATCTTTAAACAAGTAACCAGCCCATGATTTCTCTTGGTTAACTGCAGATAAAAACATGTCAGTGCATTCGGCAGCACATTCAACTGAAATTTTAGCAAAGTCAGGATCATCTTTTGGTAATAATTTAATAAGAGTTTGTGTACTGCCAAGATGTAGATTCTCATCACGACAGATAAATTTTATTATCTTAGCATTACCTTCCATTTTCTTTAGTTCGGCAAAGGCCCATGCACATGCAAAACTAACATAAAACCTAATGCCTTCAAGTACATTTACACTGTTAAGACACAGCCAAAGTTTTTTCTTTAGTTGATATATATCTACTTCGATAACATTGCCATTGACAGTATGTTTACCTTCGCCTAGTAAATGATACCATTGTACAGCAGTTATTAAGTCATCATAGTACTTGGTAATATCTTTTGTGCAATCGACAATTTCTTGTATATCCATCATGCTATCAAAGACTTTACTAGGGTCGCTGTAAATATTTCGAATAATATGTGTATAACTCTTTGAATGAATTGTTTCGAAGAAGCTCCATGTTTGAATCCATACTTCTAATTCTGGTAAACTACAAACTGGTAAGAATGCAAGATTAGGAGCACGACCTTGCACACTATCTAAAATAATTTGTCTTTTTAAATTAGAAGTAAAAATATGCTGTTCATGTGGTGTAAGACTTCTAAAATCTTTTTGATCTTTTGCAATATCTACTTCAGCAGGTCTCCAGAAAAAACTTAATTGATTTTCTGTTAAACGATCAAACACACGATATTTAATATTGTCATAGCGAGCCACAGTCGTAGTACCGCTTTTATCTAAAAATGCCTGTACCTTTGAATTATCGGTACGATTGTTACTGTCTAATACTTTAAAAGCCATTGTTATTTTTCCTAAATTTTATAGAACGCAGCTATCACAATCTGTGTCACTGGGTAAGGTGTTATCTTCTACATTATTTTCATTAGCAATAAGCTTGTCAACTTGTACTTCACCTTGGCCATCAGCTGTGTTCATATAATAAAAAGTTTTTAATCCATATTTGTATCCAATTAGCATATGGCGCAACAGTTCGCTCATTGGTAACTGCTGGTCGGGATAGTGTTCGGGATTATAGCTTGTATTAACACTAATAGATTGATCTATATATTTTTGTAAAACTGCTGAAATTTTCAAATAACCTTCTGGAGATGTTTGATCCCAAAGCAAATCATATCGATTTTTTAATCGACGATATTCTGGAACTACTTGTTTTAGAACACCATCTTTACTTTGTTTAACACTAATATAACTGCGAGGCGGCTCAATGCGATTGGTAGCGTTTGAAATTTGACTTGAGCTTTCGCTTGGCATTAATGCCATTAATGTTGCATTACGTATTCCATATTTTTTAGCAGATTCGCGTAATTTATTCCATGGCATACGTTCCTTGTATTTTACAAGTTCATCGATATCTTTCTTACGAGTGTCAATCGGCAAAACACCGTCTTTATATTTGGTGTTTTGTAATCCTTCGCATGCACCTTGTTCTTTGGCGAGGTCAACACTGGCTTTAATAAGATAATAACTCCACGCCTCTGTATATTCGTCGACAAGTGGTAATGCTTCATCGTCGGTATATTTAACTCCGTTTTTAGCTAACCAATATGCAAAATTGATAATACCAATTCCTAAATTTCTATACAACATAGTATTTGTTTCAGCAGCATTTAATGGATAATCTTGATAACTTAACAATGCATCTAAACCTCTCACAGCTAGTGTACAGGGTTTTTCAAAATCTTTTGGCTCTCTAATTTTACCCCAGTTAATTGCTGAAAGAGTACATAATGCAATAGATCCAGATTCTTCATCCATCATTTCTTCTTCAAAATATTCATAATTTTCATAATCTAATTGCTCATTAGGTTTTACAATTGAAAATAGTTCATTCATCTTTATTTTCCTTTTTTAAATAATTTTCTAATTTAGATTGGCTCCAGCCTAATGTTTTCTTCACATGATGCTTACTTTCATATTGTATTCCATGTACTACGATTGCAATCTTATTAACTGCAACTTTAGAAAAATATTTCTTTTTCATTTTTAGCGATTCATATTTACTAATATGAGATACATCAATATATTGAACATTTTTATTATCTATAGATTTCCAATCAGTGCATCTATTGTTATTAATTCGATTAATTATTGAAACATTTGATACTCCGAAAAACTTACCTGCATCGGTAGCATTTTTAAAAATACCTTCTGGTGTTGAAACGAAATTATCTCTTAATAATATTCCATTTTTATGAGCTAATTTCCAATTTTTATCTAGTGCCATTAATTTGTTTCTTTTTATAATATGTTCTTTCCATGTTCTATTTTTATTTCTGTTTTTTATACCTTCTTGTCTATGTTCAGGGGTAATAAATTTTAAGTTCTCTCTTGATTTTTGTTTAGAGATCTCTTTATTAGCATGTATTTTTATTTTTTCATGTGCATTGCTGTTTAACATACCTTGTTTTGTTTTAAATTTGTGTACTTCTTTATCTTTTATAACATATCCACCGGATGTAAATGATCGTTGATTAAAAAACATTTCTGATTGTTCGGCATTAAATAAATTTATCCAATACTGTTCTCTAGAAAGAACCTCACTTCGTGAGTTATTATGTAATTGTTCAAGTACATACCTTTTGAAATATTTTCTACCAAATTTTTGTATATAAAAATTTAATAAAGATCCTGACCCTAAATAATTATCATTATTACAACAATGACTACCTATATAGCCAAATAAAAATTTATCTGGATGAAAACAATATGTAATATATATAAATGGTAATTTGTAAATTTTTACACCGGAGGTATTAATTTCTTCCATTTTTTCCTCCATATTTTATATTCTTCTACTTTTTCTTTTGGCACCTTAACTAATACTTTTTTAGCACCACCTGAAACATCATTTAAAGGTGTAGTTGGCAACGTAATTTCTGCGCAGAGGTTACTCTGTCGTATTGGAGCAATATCTTCAATAAATGATCCGTGTGTGTTAGCATGGTCAACGTTCATGAGGTATATTCGTCCAGTGTTCTTTCTTTCCTGCATAAACGAAGTGAATAGGTCAATTGCCTTAACAGTCTTTTTTCTTAGTTTTGAATTTTTCTCAGCAGCCTCGTATAACTCCTTAAATTTTTCTTGATCAGAGAAAAATGCATTGTAGAGCTCTGGTACATCACTTGGAGAAAATAATGTAAGATTGCTTCCGTTAATAAGTCGTTCGTATGCCAGTTTATTAAACTGTACACCATAGTCCATATGACGTGCACGGTTTTCTTCAGTTCCTTTGTTGTTCTTTAACACTACTAGGTCTTCAAATTCGTAATGCCAGAACGGGAAATAAACTGTAGCTGCACCGCCACGAATACCTCCTTGGTTACAACTCTTTACAGCAGATTGAAATAGTTTTATAAAAGGAACAATACCAGTGTGATAGGCGTCACCTTTGCGTATTGGACTACCAATAGCTCTTATATTTCCTGCATTAATCCCAATACCTGCTTTTTGACTAACATATTTTACAATACTACTTGTGGTGGCATTAATAGAATCAAGACTGTCGTCACATTCGATTAGAACACAGCTTGAAAATTGTTTTTGAGGTGTTCGTACTCCGGCCATTACAGGGGTTGGTAGACTAATGTCATGCGTGCTGATTGCATCATAATAATCTTTTATCCACTTTAGTCTAGTATCAGGAGAATAATTAGCAAATAATGTTGCCGCAATTAGCATATATGCCATTTGCGGTGTTTCAAACAATTGACCGGTGACACGATTTTTTACAAGGTATTTTCCGCGCCATTGTTCCATAGCGGCGTAGGTCATATCAAAATCGCGATCATGATCAAGATATGTATCCATTACATTCCATTCTTCATTAGAATATTTTGATTGTAATTCCCTATCATAGTAACCAAGGTCTACTATTTTATTAACATGATCTTTTAATTTAGTGGGTGTAATTCCGTCATATACTTCTTTACGAATATGATAATTAATTAAGCGACCTGCAACAAATTGATAATTAGGAGTTTCTTCACTAATTAAATCAGCAGCAGCCTTAATTAATGTTTCTTGTATATCTTTAGTTTTTATATTTTGATAAAATTGTAGCTGGCTGCGAATTTCAACTTCGCTAGCAGATACTCCGCTAATACCTTCAGTAGCCCACATTACTTGACGATGAATTTTATCTATGTTAAGCAACTCTTTACGTCCATCTCGTTTCAAAACAAAAATTTCATTGTGCTTTTGAGCTGCCATTTTTTAGTACCTTTCGTTATTCGCTTATTATTTCGAGTAGTATATTTAACAATTATTTGTTGAGGTTGTCTTTAATTAAATGACTTTTTCCATTGTAGATATACTCTTGTTGTATATAAAATTTCTCTAGTAAATTATTGATTTCAATAACTTTTTTGTACTCATAATTGAGCAGTTTTTCCTCATCTACAAATAAAATAATTTTTTGTATACTATGAATATCATCTTTAATTAATTTTAGTTCACATCGATTATTAGTCCAACGTTGATCTTCAGATAGTAACAAGGTGTACATCATCCCTAGGCTAACCGCGCTGTCATCAAAGTTATTTGAATATACAAGATTCCACGGATCCGGCCAATCTTGCGGCCTATCCCAGTCTAGCAACCTAGTCGATAACGGGGCATAACTCCAAAAATTTGTAACTAATGATAAATGTTCGTTGTCAGACAACTCATGTGTTAATGATTTGCGTAAATCTTTCCAACTTTGTAATAGACCATGTGTGCCAATAATAAACGGTGACATTATACTGATATTCTTTTTAATATTTATGCTTTTTAAAGTAGAGGTATAATAAATCTTTTTAATTTTATCATTTGATAAATATGTTATAATATCTGAGGTCAATATGACTGTATACAGCAATATCAATCCTAATTTTCCAGTCGAAGGAATTAGTCAAAACAGTAGTGGGTTTCGTAATAATTTTTCCGCAGCAAAACAAGAAATAGAAAACTTACAATCTAAAACTATCCAGTTAGCTGGAGCAATTGTCAGTAATCCTACTCAAGTTGGGTCAGGTGATGGTAATATAGTAATTGATACATATTATGCAGTTGAGACTGTGTCATCCGGTACTTTTACACCAGGGTTTACTTTTGCAACACCGGGCGACAGTTCTATTACTATTGTCTCATCATCAGGAATATATGTAAACACATTTTATACTTCCTTTACTTTAGTATGGATAGCAATAAATTTAAAATTTAATCCAGGTGCTTATACAACAGCAGCAGGCGATGCTTATATAACTGGCTTACCTTTTACAACAATAGACGATCCGGATAATATTGGAATGTTTAGCTTAGTAGATAATAACGGACAGATTTTATTACCAACAGGTTGTACACAATTTATCTCTCAGCCTGTTGCGCTAACAACAACTGCAAAATTAATAGGTATTGGATCAGGTCAAAGCTTACCAATCACAACTGCAGAAATTGCACCAAGTACCGAATACAATTTAACGTTACAAGGTACATACAGAATAGCAGTTTAACCAACTAGCCAATCTGTTCCATTGCTAACTACTGGCACTGCAAATGCACCACTCCCAGCTGCAGTTGCAAGGAAAGTGTTTGTGTTACAGTCAGTAATAAAAAATCTAGCACCTGCTCCGGCTACTGCTGGATCTGGTAAATTATCAAATGTAGACGAACCTGATCCATAGAAATTATTTTGTTGCGGATTTAAAATTAAATTTTGTGTACCATTATCTAACACATATGGTTGTAATGTATCAAACACATCACCGATGCTCGAATTAAGAGTTGTACCGGTATCCCATAGAATTACATTTAAATCGTAATTTAGAATACAATCAACAAACGTGTTATGTGAGCTTGCTATTCCAGGGTTAGAACCAAAATTAACTATAGCAGATCCATCTAAATTGTAAAAGCGAGACATTGAAATTGTGGAATATTTTGGTCCATTAAAGTTTGCACTTTCACCAAAATTTACCCCTCTGAAACATTCCGTAAACGCACTTCTAGATACAGTTGTGTAGGCTACAGGATCATCTGCATATATTCCATATTGTAGATTTGTAAACATACAATTAATAATTTGTGCGTCGTATGTTTGTATAACATCACCGATACTTCTCAGATATAATCCTTTCTGCGGATTGGTAAGAGGATTTCCTAATTGGAACCCTCCTTTAAATTCAACGTTTTCAAATCTTATGGTCTGATATCTATTAAGATGTCCGATATCCATATAGTTTCCATCGGTATCAAGTGTTAAATCAGCTATTGATATATTTTCAGGTAATATTCCAACCGATCCTCCAATATTTGCAGCAGTGTTTCCCATGCTATCAGCTGTTTCAAGCATATAAGGCAGTGTGTTATCAATTGGTTGAATAATGGTTTTTCCTTTACCCGCGCCGATAAACCCTACATAAGGATATAATAACAGAGGAATTGAAATTTTATATATGCCCGGTGGAAAATATAAAAAAACTCTAGTTTGATAATTTGCAGGAGTAAAAGTTCCTTCTGAATAAAATAATTCATGTATAGCAGAATTAATGGCAGGCGCGTCGTCTGTTACCCCATCGCCAACTGCTCCAAAGTCTTTAACACTTACTATGTCATTTAATTTGCTACCAAGAGGTCGAGCAGTAGACACTGCTACTTCGGCTAACATGGTTCGCCATGTATTTGTGATTAAATCTGTATTTTTTGAAAATTGTGTAAGAACTTGCGTATTAAATCCATAACCCGGACTATTACCAATATATAGCTCTCGCGTATCAAGACACCATCCAAATTCACCTTCGGCTAATTCGTCAGGTAAATCTAGTTTTACACCTCTGCGGTGCTGTAATCTTGAGATATTTGTTATTGCCACGTTTAATATCCTTGTGCGTTTACTTCTTGATATACCATATTTATCAATAAGTTAAAAACTTTTATACGGTATAAATGATCTGATATAACGGTTTAGATCATTTATGTATTGACAAGTCTTTATAAAACGCTATTATCATAGCATGAAAATTTTAGTAGGAAACTGGACAACACTCGATGACGTGCCTATATTTTATAAAAATTGGGCAGAATATGTAGCTGAACATTCTCTTAATTTAGATGAGATTAATAAATTAGTAGAATCTTACGAATTATATATTAGTTACCTAGATGATATTGAGAAACACGATTCCACCATTGGTCAATAGCAGTATTCATATCAGACTCGCTTATTATCCACGATTGCGGTGCTAGATCTTTTGAGCACATTAAAATAACACCTTGCTTTATATCAGTGCCATGTATTTTATTATGCGCTGATAGATATGCTGCTAGTTGAACCTTGTAGTCTGCAATTCGATCATCAGTTTTTGGTTTATTTGTTTGTTTAAAATCGATAATGCTTGGAATTCCTTTGTATACTCCAACCATATCAGTAGTTCCTGCATATAGTTCTGGATAATATAGAGCAGATTCTAAAGCCCAAAATTCATCAAGAAATGGCTTTAAATATGTCTCTAATATAACCCCTGCCATCTTGTAGCTGTGTTTATGATAATAATTAGTACCTGATTGAGGGTTAAGCCCTTTTAAATGCTTTTCTAAATAGTTATGCATTAAGGTTCCTCTAAAAGCTGCTTCGTTTTTTATTTCGTCAGCTTTTTTCTGACCCATACGACGTTGCCATGCTTCGAGCGCTTTCTTAGTTTCTTCACTTTTAGTTTTATCTAAAATAGTCGTTACACTTGGAAGCTTGTTACCATATGGATCAATATAAACTCTTCCATTAGGTCCGCCGTCTTCTCTTGTAAGTGGGTGATATGTAAATCTTTCAACTAGTTTCATTTGTTAATTATATCTATAAAAGTTTTGAAATTCTATCTTTCTCTAGAGATCTAAGAACAGATATAGTTCCTTGTCGAATTGCTTGACTATTTAATTTTAACCATTCTAATTTTTCAGGTGATACTTTTATCCGGTTCGAACTAATATAAATTTCTTTATCAGTTAGTTGTAACCAATACCATGCGGTCTCTATGAATAGTTCAGTAGCTTTTTGTTTAAGCCAGAAAGACGAACCTTTAAATTGAAATATATCAAATTGCTTTTCAGCTTGCTGCGGTATATGTAAAGATTGCATTTTATCAGCAATTAATTCAGCATTAGTTCCTTTATTTTTACCTAGTTCTTTAATTTCTAACAATCCTCGTATAGTATCTGGTTTTTCTGGCAACGCTCTAATATCGTTGAGAGACATCGAATCAATTTGTTTAATTAAATTTTGAATTTTAGGTTTTTTACTTGCTAATAATAAACGCCCTGGTCCGTAAATAGAACGCATAGTAACCTGTTTCTTTCTATTATAAGCTGTTTACCATTGTATATACCACATTAATGTACTATTGGTACTAGGATTTGTTAGTCTATTAATGTTATAACCAAGGTTAGTAAAATATGAAACAATTGTATCCATACGCTCTGTATAAGGACGTAACAATTGTTCATTACTTAATGCCTGTCCTTTCCATGCTTTGAAATAATCTCTGCTAGACGTATATGGTATAACTACAAATGTACCTAAGCCTGTACCGATAGATGCTGTTGCTACAGCAGTATTTGATGTCGAGTAAAATGGAGCAGCTATTGTAACATCTGGAATAGATTGATATCCTTGTCCTTCGCTGGTAACTGCAATTCTCCCAACACTAAATGCTCGTTGTGCTGATAATACAGGTGAAACAGGCACCCCAACCTGATTTGATCCTGGTGTTAGATAAACTATAGGATCGGCTACGTAGTTTTTACCTTGGTTAATAACTGTTATATCACTAATTCCAGTTGGAGTCATCACTGCTGCAGCTAATGCATCGCCCTCAACATTAATAACAGGAGGTGCATTATAACCAGAACCTTTAGTTAATATTGATATTGAACTTAGTGTAGTTGGTGCTAAATTAGCAATTGCTTCCGCTCCGATACCGTCGCCCTCAATGATTACAGTTGGGATATCAACATATCCGCTACCACCTGTTATAACTGTTATTGAATCAATTTGATCTCCTACAATATTAGCACTAGCCGTTGCGTCTACAGATGCTCCGCCGTCGACTATTGTTACAGTAGCACTGCTATATCCCGAACCGTTGTTAGACATTGTTATAGTAGAGACAACAGTAGGAGTTAAGTTAGCTTGTGCTGTTGCTCCTGAACCATTTGAAACACTAACTGTTGGTATAGAAACATATCCAGAACCAATTTCACTTATAATTAAATTAACCACTTCTCCGTTTTCAACAATTGCTTTTGCTTTTGCAGTTGTTCCGCCTTCTGCAGGAGCTGAAATAGTTATAATAGGTGGAACAACATATCCAGTTCCACTACTTTGTATATCAATAGATTTTAGACCAAGTGTTAAATTAAATGCAGCAAGTGTTCCTGTGCCGCCGTTAACAGGATTTGCAACTAACCCTGGTACCTCAGTATATGATCCACCGCTTTCTAAAACATATGATAATATTCGTCCGTTGACATCAACTGATAACACTTTAATCCATGCATTTTCAGAACCAGCCCCACCTGATATTAACAAACTATCCCCAGCAACATAATCTTTACCGTTGCTAACCATTAAAACATTAGTTACAGTTAGATTAACTGTTCCAGCAATTGCACCGCTACCGGCAGTACTAATAATTACAGTTGGGATATTAGTATATGTTTCACCGCCGTCGTAGGTTAACGCTATAGAGTCAACACTTGTAGGCTGAAGACTGGCTACACCAGCGGCATCTGATCCAGTATCTAGTACAACACTTGATACATCAAGGTATCCATATCCTGGATTAGTTACAACTATACCAGATACACTACCTCCATATATAGTAGCATATGCTTCTGCACCTGTTCCTGTGTTAGTGTTTATTATTACTCTAGGAGCAGAAATATAATTTGTTCCATTGTCTGATATGCTGATGCTTTTTATTCCAAAGGTTAAATTTAATGTACAAGATGTCCCACCGCTTGGTGCAACTGATGTTGCTACATTAACGGACGTCGGAAGACTAGTATACTCTCCAGGGTTTACTATGCTAACAGATAACACTGATCCGGAAAGATTAACAGACGAAACTCGTATAGTAGACGTTATTCCTGTACCACCTGTTACGCTAAGTATATCGCCTGTGCTATATCCAGTTCCTGCATTGTTTACAACTGCACCTACTAGTTGATATGATACTGTACCTACACTTGCACCGGAACCTTGCGGTGCAAAAGTTACACTAGGAAGATCGGTATAATTGGAGCCGTTTGTTGTATTAGCAACAGCTACTATAGTCCCCCATGTTGATAGATATGCAGTAGCAACAGCATCAACAGTTGGATCACCGCCTGATAATGTTACAACTGGAGCCTGAATATATCCTCCGCCGTTATCAGTTAGATCAATACTGGTAACTCCGGATGTTATATCAATAGCTATTGGGCGCCCAGCTAATGCATCTGTAATGCTTGCTGCTAGTTTGATATGATTAGGGTCGACATATATAACATAATAATATGAATAGTTATTCAACGGTGCTGGTAAAACAACTGATGAATTAACTGTAACAGTATCCCCATTTTGAAATGGATGAGTAGGAATGTACAATTGGTCAGTTGCTGGATCTACTGTCCATACTGCTGCAACTGCAGTGGTACTATCTGTCATTGGAGTACCGTTTGCTACTGTTGCATCATAAAATCCAAATCTAACAGCTTCTAAAATTTTATTCTCAATAAGACGAGCTTCTTCGTGTATTACTGTTTCTCTTATTGGATTTTGTCTTGCTTCGCCAGCAGTTAAAAAAATACTTGTACATGCTACCATTATAACAAATCCCCTGATTTAATTGCTTTTTTAGCTACCTTTGCTGCTGTTTTTTCAATTTTCTTTTGTTCTTGTTCTTTTTGCTTTAGTGGTTCTTTTTCTCCATCGAATATTTCGTCAAATTCAATTTGTTCCGGAGTTGTTTTTACTACTATATCAGTGAACGGAGGTTTAGATACTACATCCATTATTTCGTTAACAGTAAGTGTATGGCCAATTTTATTCAAATAGCTAATTACACCGTTATCACCTTTCATGGGTATACTATTTTTATTCTGCGATTTATAAGTCGTAAAAAGATCCATTAGTGCATTAACAATTTCATCTTTTACTTCTGATTCGCATAACAGATCTTTTATACGCATGAATTATTCACCTTTAAGAATATTGTCTATCGCAACATCAAATGTTGTTGGATCTATTAATTTAACATTAGACAGTTTGTCATTATGTAAATTTAACCAATAGTTTCTTGTTTCTACTGATTCAAACATTTTTTTACTTTTGTTACCGGTAGAAGTTGTGTATATTATCCCGTATGGTGTTTTATTTTTAACTTCAACTAATTTATCAGCTTTTTTATTTTTAGAAATATCGTTCAACATGCGGTTAATTCCATCTTGCATCTCTTGCAACATTCTAGATTTGGTGTCATATACTCGTACGGAGATTTCATTGATTTGTTGAATAAGTAATTCGCCAGCAAGTCCGTATCCAATATTAAGAGGGTCTGTTACTTTACCTTCTTTTACAGTCTTTGAAAACTCTTCTTTGTGTTTAATTAACTGATGATTTAGCTTATCTAAAACTTTATTAGATTGTTCAACAATTTTAGATGAATTCTGGTATGATTCACTCTTTGAACCAAACATGTCCCATGCCTTTGCATAGAGCACGCTCATACCTTTTTTCTTGCCGTATTGTTTAATAAATCGAGACTTGTTAGATCGAATCCAATGCTCAGCATCTTTACCAGGAGGTGACTTTTCTGTTAAAGTGCTTTCTTTTAAATCTTTTTCAATAGATTTAATAATTTCGTCTCTTTTTATAATACCTTTTTTAGTTAATTTCGTACCTGTCCAATAGCTTTTGCCCATTTTTTTAACTTGTGCTGTAGCAACTGCACCGGGTTCTTTTGCTTGTTTTGATTCGGCTACTTCTTTTTTAGCTCTACCAAGAGGTTCGCCTGGCTCTGGCATTTCTTCTCCTGCACTTGTATCATCAAGCGCTGGCATTTCTTCATCACCAGCAGGTTCAACTTCTGGTTCTGGCGCAGATTCTAAATCTGATTGTTCGCTTGGCACTCCGCCGCGATTAACAGTGTCAATAGCCACATCTAGCTTTTCTTTAGTATCGGTTGTTACTGTTAGTAATTTATCAAATATGTCTTTAGCAACAGTGTTAAAACCGGCTGCGGCTTCTGGACCAAATAAGCTTCTCATGCTATTAACTAATGGCATTAGTTCTTCAACACTTAGCTTAGCAATATCCTGTGCCATTCCTTGTATTTGTGAACTCATGTCTTTTGCGTTTAGAATCAATTGAGCCTTTGCTAATTCAATAGCATTAACGTCACCAATTAGTTCAGCATCATCCTGTTTTGCTTCCATCATTTTCTTTTGAGTTGCACGACGACCTGCATCAAAATGATCATCTAATGCATGCTTTTCAAATTGAACATAATCCATATAATGCTTACAAGAGCTAACACATTCACTAGCTGTGGTTAGCTTCATTGCAACCCAACCTTCTAATTTATCACCTGGCTGTATCATGTTGAAAAGCTTAATCGAATACTCACTAATTAACATAAGGTTTTGACGAGTTACACCACCACTAGTTTCTCCTAGTTCCATGTCACCGTCCATATCTTCTGGTAATTTTTCTGGTTCAAAAGTCTTGTAGTAGTCTAGATAATGATATATCTTATCAAGGTAATTAGCTGCTTTTGTTAATGCACCGGCAATCCACGGTGTTACTTCACTGTTTGGATCAATTTGATGCAACATGCTCATAGCATATTTTGTATTCCTATATAATTCACTACGTGCCATACTGGCTTGATACTCATAATGTTGCGCTTGCTGTGTAATTTGATTTACATCAACAGCTTCTGTAATGTCAATTGATTCTTTATTATATGATTTGTCAGCTGTTTGTTTTATAGCAGCATTTTTAGTCATACCACCAGCAGTCATTCTTGCAATCATAACGTCGGCAAAATCTTCGTCCCCGTCGTGATCTTGATCTTGCTCAAATAACCCCTCTGCTTTGAGTTTTCTAATAGCATACATCGCAATATCTTTATCTTCTGTTGAAAGAACAGTCGGATCATTTGACATAGACATATCAAGTAATTCTTGCCCAACTCTAGAAAAATTATTCATCATAGTTAAGTCTTCATCGGTTTTTGGTGATGCTTTTTCGCTGTAAGCGATCATAGCGTTAGCAAGTTTTAGAATATTTTCTTTGTTTTTCATAGTATTATCGTCTTCCATTCTAGGATGTTTTTTTGCATAAGCTTCTGCTGATTTTTTTGCTTCCTTGTCTCGTAGGAATTTATTATAGGCGACTTGTCTAGTAGTTTTAGACTTTTCTTCCTCTGGAGTTTCATTCCAAAATTTTTCAAATTCGTTTTTAACTGTCTGTAACCAGTTGCCCGCCATAGATCCTAGTCCTTCACCTACTTGATCTTTTTTAAATTCTGCAATTGCTTTTTCTAAATAAAATATAAGTTGGTCTGGGCTAAAAACTTTTTCAGAAGTTAACTTCAACGCAGATTGAATAAGATTGTTAACCTTTGAATCTGGTCTAACATAAGACGGTGCGAGTTCTTTTATGTCTAATAGTGCTTGACGTAATTTTTCACGGCCGTATATATCATTTCCTAAATCTATATCCCGCACTGTTTTGACTGCATTTGCTAATGCATCAATTAAAGTTAATCTTGTCTCTGATAAACTTTCTGTAACTTTTTTTGATCTACGACGTTTCGGTGCTATTTCTTTTAGAATTACACGTACAGCTTCTAATATGAGCATAGTCTTAATATATTCTGGATTTTGCTGATACGAATTAAACGCACTTTCTTTAACAATGTTATCTTTTTTAATTTCGTATTCTTGCTGGCATTCTAGTAATGCACGTTCCCCGTCAACTGTATTAATATCAAAGTTTAAATTAATTCCATGAACATGTCTTAATGTACTTAAAATTTGCTGCAACTTAATGTCTGTTGTACTTTCAAACTGATTCAAATACATGATAACCTATCTCCCGGCCATAAGGCTCGTCTATGTTAATATAGGTTATTTATGCTAAACGACGAATGTTTTTAGTCTAAACTGAAAAACTTGTTCCACAACCACATTCGCTAGTTGCCTCTGGAATAGAAATATTAAAATATGATCCTAAAAGAGTGCTAGTATAATCTATAGTTGAATTTTTTAAAAATTCTAAAGAAATTTCATCAATAACAAGGGACCCGGACTCGAAATTAAACTCTGTATCGTTTGTATTGATATAATTGGTTACGTCCCAATTTTTGGTAAACCCGTTACATCCGCCTGATAGTATAGATAGCCTTACATACTTAGATGGTGTTTTTTGGCAAATTTTAATAATTTGTTCTCTGGCAGCCGCAGTAATGTTAACATTCATTGGCTAGATTTTTAATTTGCTGTTTAGCTGTCATTGCACGATCAAGACTAGCTTGATATCTGCTTTCATATATATCGTGTTTCATTGGATTTGTCGATTTAGAAAGTTTATACTTATACATTAATGCATCGACACGATGACTTGTATAAACATCGTCTTGTTCAAATAGCTTTCTAATTTCTTTACTATTAACAAACTTACCAGAATTTAATAACCTAACGGCTGCTAGAGCAGTTTCATATAAACTCAAATCATCAGCAATAGTTTCATTAGTAATGCTATGATATATTGAATAATATTGTTTTCCTGCTAGTCTTTTTTTATTCTCTTGTATTTTAATTTTATATTTTCCAACTTTAACACCGTCGTCTGTGCGACTTGTTTCCAATGCTTCATTGAATAAACGGTCATCACTCTCGACAATTGCTGTCCTCGTTTCAACTGAATTAAGCTTTGATAGAATCCCAGCCATTGCATTAATATCATTTTGAGTAATTGCTCCAGGTCCTGCTAGTTCAACTGGATTTGACGTTGACTGAGTCATAGGTGCAGAAGTACTAGGTTTTTTCCCGTCTAAGATGCTTAATAGTCGAGACATTTCATCGCGTTCTTTTGGTGACACTGTCATTATTCTACTCCAAATAATTCATCATGATCATTTATAATGAAACATAGCTTATCTGAAAATTTAATTCTAGTCAAGAAACCTCTGTTAACTAGTTGTCTAGCTATTTCTTGTTCTCGCAAATCAAGTTTATTTTTTGGCATTGGTTCAACATGCTCGCGAATTTTTTCTAAAATTATGTTTTCTTCATTGCTTATAGGCAATAAAATAGATCCGGTTATTTCGATAAATTTCATGCTTTTAACATTTGTTGTGCGTTTTGAATTAAAAATGCCCCTAGACCTACTGCTGTATCTAATTTAGATGCTAATTCATTTGGAATACTGTCTTTTGTTTTTAGCTCATTAACTATTGTCCCGAGACCAATCATAATTTGACCTACAGTAGCTAATCTAGCAGCCGCCGGATTATTTTTAAATTGTCCAGTCATATTAGCCTGAAACAATTGATTAAACATATTAGTAGCATCTGCTTCTGTTATTGTTTCTTCACCAATAATAGTTGGGTTACTTATACCAGCTAGTTGCATCATGCGGTTTATAGGTGATAATTGGGTCATACCGCCCATAACACCTTCTACTAATGTATCTGCCATGACCATTTTTAGTTCGCCTTCATATATAATTCCAACAGTGCCATCTGGACCATTTGGAATTTTAATTTCAACTGATTGATTGTTGTATATTGCAGTATCTCCTGTATTCCATGAAGAGTTTAGAACTTCATGGTCTTCATCGACTATTTCTGCTACTTCATTTACAGTTAATGGGTGTTTAGCGTTTCGACTCCAACGATCGTAGGAACTATTCCATAGTTCTTCTTTACTTGCATTTTGCGGAGCCATAATACGGCGAGGTTTCATGTTAGTATCCTCCTGATGAACTTGATTAATATAATCTTGTAAATTTTTCATTTTCTTTCCTTGCTAATTGGAAAAAGTTCTTTTGATTTTTTGGTTATTTTATCAGATTGAATTACAGGTTTCCATATAGCTTTCATTTTTCCATTACGTCTAACTATTCTTAAAACCTTTGGTAAAGCAGGTTCAAACATTTGATCAAGTAACATTCTTAAATCCTTTTATGCTAGATATTTATACAATTACTCAATAAGAAAGGCGCAAAATGCGCCTTTCTATTTGTTCTAATTAGAATTTTCTAATTAAAGAACTAGTGAACGTATAGCAAGAGTGTTACGAGTAGCAGCATCGCCGGAACCTGTTACAAACTTGTTACCAGTTACAGCAGCAGTTGAAGTAGCTGTGCAAGGTACGTTGTTTAGTGCTGTTAGGAACTGATATCCTAGTGTATTGCTTTCTGCAGCAGTGCTGACATTCCAATACCCAGATTTTTCAGTTGCAAGCTTTACAGTTGTAACATCACGGCTGGTGTTGTATCCGCTACCAAATGCAGTTCCGTTTAGGAAGCCTGTATATGTTTCGCCTGATGGGTCGCTGATTGTTGCGATTGAAACGCTAACAGCAACTGGATTTACATTCTGTGCAAATATCTGAAGTAGCATGTTGAGATTGCTCTGCTTGACTAGAGCATCTGTGTATGAAACTTCTGTTGAATATGTTACAGGTGTACCAGATCCATCAACTACAGTAACGTTCTGCCATGTGGTATAACCTTGCTGGGTATATAGATCAGCTACTGGTGTTGTTACATTGGTTTGTGCCATTGGAACAACAGATACGATTGTGAAAAAATCCATATTGCCAGTTAAAAATTCACCAGCTTGGACTCCACCATTTACTTTATCAGTCATTTTATGTTCTCCTTAAATAAAGAATGCAAAGTTGTTTTGCATTTTTATTTACCACGTATGATCTTTTTAGCGCTTCTTAGCTTTTTTCTTTGGTTTTTTTGATTTTGGCATGCTGTATGGTGCAAAAAAACTTTGTCCAGGAGGCATACGCTTGATCATAGGCATCATGGGTCCTCCCGGGTTAGCAACACTGGCAACACTACCTGCCGATGTTGCACCTCCCGATGCTGTTTCTTTAATATTTTGCGCTTTCACAATTCGAATTTGCCATAAGATTTTTTTTGTAAGTTCTTCTTTACTCATACCTGCATCGATTTTTTCAATCATTTGTCGCTGAAAACCTTTCATGATGTTTTGCATAGCAGGGGTTTGATATGGAATTGATACGAGGTCATTAACCATCTTTTTAAGATTAGATGTGTTATCCTTAGCTATTTCAGGTGCAGTTGCATCTTTCCTTAATTTTTTAGAGGTAACATCAACTGGAGTTGACATTTTTTTTGCAAGTGTTGGGTCAATTCCTGATTTAACTAAAATGCTTTCAATTGCATCTGGTTGAAAATTTAATTCTTTAAGTACAGATGACACCATTGCAATCGATGGTGCTTTTTTCTTTTTAGAGGCTTCATTTTTAATTTTTTGTTGAATAATTGTATTGA